GGAAACCTTAATGATTCAAAACAACAACTATGTATGTAGTATTCACAAAAGAAAAAAACAAAGATGTTGTAAAAACTGAAAAGCCTAACTACGACGAGGCTGTAGCTCATGTCAATGAGTTTTACAAGTCTCTAGGTTTTAGTTTAAGAGGACATCAACCTTATGATCCAAGTCAAGGCTATGGCCGTTTTACTAGTATTTTAATACTTGAAAAACAAGTAGCTGAGTTTGTTCATGTGGACGGAGCTGAAGCTAAGATATATCTACAAGAGCATCTCAATGAAGTTGTAGGTTGGCACACTTACAATCACCTTGATAGTTTGTGATAAATTTGCTGATTCAAAACTACAGTAACTGTTATGTTAAACACTTGATATATATGTAACAGTTACTGTAGTTAAACACATAAGTATGACAAGAGAAGAACTACTTGAAAGATATAAGGCTGGAGAACGTAAGTTCATAGCTGCAAAACTACATAAGGTTGACTTGAGAAAGGTTAATCTTAGTGGCTGTGACTTTAGTCATTCGGTGTTTATTGAAGCTAAGTTTTGTTCAGCTACGCTGGATAACTGTATTTTCAACTATTGCAACTTGAACAAAGCTGACTTTAGTGGAGCTATTTTAATAGATTCAAAGCTAAACAACGCTCACTTATGTAAAGCTGTTTTAATTGGAACAGACTTGATAAAATGCGTTTTAGTTAACGGTAACTTGACTGAAGCTAATTTTAGAAATGCTACACTTACAGAAGTTGATTTATCTGAAACCACACTGTATAAAGCTGTATTTAGAGAAGCGACATTAAAAAATGTCAAACTGATTAAGTCTAACTTGATTCTAAGCAACTTGATAAACGTTGATTTTATTAAAGTTGATTTTTCAGAAGCTGATTTAAAAAAAGCTGAAATCAGACAGTCTAACTTTGTAAAACCTATTTTGAATGAAGCTAAATTTATAGAAGCTGACTTAAGTGGAGCTGACTTGATTGACTGTGTTTTATATGGTTCAGATTTTACTAATTCTGATTTGAGAGGTACAAATTTAACTAGAGCTGATTTAACCAATGCTATACTGCTAGGTGCTAACCTGGATGGTGCAATTGGTTTAAAACAATAACCATGGACAAGCTGAAACAATATGTTGACAACTTAACTAGTGAACAACTGAAAAACTTATATAACTATTTTTTAAACATTACAATAACAGATGCGAAAGTACCTGTCAAATTGTTGTTATTGTTTAAAGATTTAGGTATTTCAGGATACGAACATGCACAATCAGTTGAGATTCTAAGAGATTTAGTTTTTGCTAAACAAAACAATAACCAATGAAAACACAAGTTCTTATTTTTTTAAAAGACAATACGGTTTACTATACTTCTGTAAATTTGGAAAATCCTGTTTATACATCTTTGTTAAATGGCTGTGAACCAGACAGATTTTATAAGTTTTCTGCAGGAAAATTTGCAACTAGTATTGAAGCAAAAGATACAATACACTGTAAAGGTGTATATTTTAAAGGTGGTGACATTCAAAAAGTATTGTTAGAACCAATAAACGAGGACTAATGAAACAAAAAGACTTATTTATTAATGCCTTAACAGGCTTGTTTACATATTGGGGTAGTAATACACCTCCAGAAGTATTTTGGGGTTGTAATGACTTGCTACTTTGGTATGAAAAAGAATACAACGTCTCGCTAGGAATAAGGTTTGACGAAGAAAAAGATAACTTTCAAGAAGTTATTGAAGTAATAAAAAATTCATAACCAATGAAAACATATTACACTGAATACCCAAAAGGACAGTTTAAAGGTGAAGGTCCTTCTGGAGATATATTCTAAAAACAAAGTTTGATGAAAAAGATTATCTACCGAAAAAGTATGGAAGAACCAAACACGTGTATAACTCGTGTACATACCAACACTTTAGTAGGTGATACTTACGTGATAACTACTTCATACAGTTGGACAACTCCAGAAGAGTTAGCTACTTGTCAAGATAGGTACTATGTATCTATTGAAGGTAGGCTGTATGAATATGTAACTTGGGAGCAACTATTAGAAAGGGTTGGGAAGACCTTTACGAAATATGTTAAAAAACATGGTTTAATTAGGTGATTTTTGTAGCCCTGCTGTAATGGTGGGGCTACTTTTTCAACAAAACCTACAGCTGAAGAAATGTTGAACTATTACAATAATAGATGATGGAAAAGCTAAAACCAATTTGGTTAGTAACGTACCTCACTGTAGAGAAATCTAAAGAGGTAGAGCGTACTGAAGAAGTAACGCCTACATTTAGACAGAGACACTACACTGAGGAACAAGCAAAACAACATTTGCAGTATCATTCTAAAGATAGGTTGATACTGAGCGTTGAAATAAGAAAGATATGAGAGAAAATAGAGCATATTTTACAATAAAGTATCTCACTGAAGAAAAAAAGTTTGTCAGATGGGAATTACGTAAAAATTACTCACATGGTACACGTCATGGCTGTTCTCCAGATCAAGTTACTGAAGAATATAAGATGTTGTATGAAGAAAAGTATAATGAATTAAAAAAGTACAACAAAGGTAAAGACATAGATTTTGGTTGGATTTTTATTAAAGTAGTCGGAATTCTTTATAACTACCCTAGAGAGTTCCACAACATTCGTAAAAGACAACTATCTCAACAAGTTGAGCATAGCCGTGAATATGTATGGAAAACTACGTATAATGTTTTTTCATTTGAAAACGATCAAATTGTAGAAAAACAACACGTAGAAAACTATCCTATACCTATGGACATGGTTGGATTTGACAACGAGCAAGCTAAGAGTTACATACAATCTGTTGTAGCAGATAATACAGAGATTGTATCTGTTGAAGTTATTTGCAAGTAATAGTTTTTTTGCATGGCATTTGGATTTGGTAGGGGTAGTATCTGAGCTACCCTTACTTTTTAACTTAGTAACATGAAAGAATTGTTTAGATTGATGTCAGGTTATAAACACCTGGTAGGAGATAAAGTATATGTCTTAGCAGAGGGTGTATTGCAAGAAGCATACATCTTTGAACGTGACTCTACGTGTGAAGGAGATAACATAGTTAAGTGCAAAGCTACATATATTATAGTGTATAATGGCACTAGACTGAGCGGTATTAAAGAGGAGCAAATATATGTAAACATACTAGATGCTATTCAGGAACTCAACTTGAGTAGAAACCAGCTATCAGATGTGTGTAACATGAGGCTAATAGAGATATTAGCCAGGTTCAAACAGGATGAAAAAACTATCAATAACTATATAAACTACATACAACAACTATGAGCTATGTAATTACTTGTGAAGGAAAAGGTACGTATAACTTGTTCCTAATTGACAGGTCTAAAAACAATACTAAGTGGTGGACTGTATCGCTAAGTGATGCTTTTAAGTACGAGAAAAAAGAAGCAGCTGAAAAACAAGCTAGCAAGTACTTGTACAAAAACCCTACTGTAGTCAGTTTAGATGAAGCTGTATTACTTGAGAAACATAATGAAGAACTGGAATCAGAATTAGATCATCCTTTTTCAAGTGAAGGGTTAGGACAATGGAGATAAATCACATCTGGTGGTCTGTTGAAATAAAAAATAACAAGATCATCATTCAACCAACACAACAAAGACTAAGACACGGTGCTTTAGGCAGAGTGTTAATAAGTCGTTGTTTATTTCACATTGCAAAAGCTATACAACATGAAAATGAAGTACACAATTAGTCTATTTGCTGTGCTTGTCATAGCTGTGTTATCTGCTGTAGGTGTAGATGCCGTAGTAGATACTATCACAGTTCGTGACAAACATACCCCTGAAGTCAAATTTATGTTTTGGCTTATTCTTACCTGTGTTACGTCTATTGCTGTCCTTACAGACATAGATGAGTTATACAAGGACAAAGACAAACAATAAGATAACCCTATAGCCCTTCTATAGGTATTTATTTCACATTATTTAGTGCTAAAGTGGTTACAAGGTACACTAGGTAGAACCCGATAAAGGCTGTTATATAGAACAGGGGAAACTACTATGTACACAACATTTTATGTCATGGTTACAGTAATAAAACAAAATGATAAAAACATACTGCGTCATTACAAAGGTGTTCACAAAGTAAGAAGTTGTCAGTGTTCTAAAGACTGTGACTGTACTTCAGAAAGTTGGGAATACGATTTTTACACAGTACATAGAATAGGAAAGAAAACCACTAAACACAATACGCTTGAAGAAGCTGAAGTAAGGTGGAATGTTGTAAACAATTTAAATCAATAACAATGAAAAAGACTGAAATGGTACTTAAATATATTTCTTCAGAAGAACTACAAGATTGTATTAACGACTATAATCAAGATAAAAGGGCGTTAGCTGTCACAAGTCTTCGTAGGTTACTTGAGCCTCACATGGGAGTTTTAAGTTTACCTACTGTAGCAAATATTATGAAAGAACTAATTATTGAATCAAATCAACAAAATCAATAACAATGAATTTACTGACTATTGGACTTATCGTAATGTGTGTAGGTAACTTTGGTATATCTGCCATATTGTTTTTAGGACAACAAAAGCTATTTAAAGCTTGTGATGTAAACAATTCTAACATACAAACTGTGAACAGGTTTTGTCAAATCTTAAATGATTTGTACATTAGCATTGTTAAAAACAAAGACAATGACACCACTGAAGAGCCTATTCAAGACGGGGAATGAAACCCAAAAAAAGATGATCATACAGTTTCTCAACCAAGAAGTTGAAAAGAAATGTTTTTTCAAAGTTATAGAAACTGAAGATGATTATGACATTGAGGTACAGCCACACCCACTATATCCTATGCTTCAACCTGGTGACAGGAGAGAAGATTTAGAAGATAGTGTTATCAAGTGGCTTGAGTTTTTGAGATTAATTGTTCATGTTCCTGCTAAAAATCAAATCAAATGGGTGCAGTAAAGACATACATACTAGCGCTTATCTTAGCTGGTATGCAGCAACCAGGTGAAGTCATTACGCTTACTTCACATTACGAGTGTTTTAACATTCAGGGGATAGACTGTAAACAAATTGTGACAGTGTTCAACATCGAGTCTAAGAGGCTAGTGATGATACAAGACAAAGCTGTTACTAAGTTTGAGTATACGGCTAACCCTAAAGTGGTTGATAACAACTACATCTTGACCAGTGGCAGTAATACATTTATTATTGACCCTGTTAGGGAAGAAATAGTATGGAGAGGGGTAGTCATTAGATATTACCCTTGAAGAACTGTTTAATGATGTTTTGTTTAGACTGGGGGCGTAATGTTCCCAGTCTTTTTTAATTTTACAATATGCGTATAAAGAGACTTAAACTGACTATTATAACCAACTTCACAGGTAAAGATATGAGGCGTGAAAACCTCCACTTCTTTACATCTAAGGGTGCAAATGAATCTGATGAAACTTTTAGTTCAATGTTTACATTATGCTGATAAATACATACAGACTAAGTGTTATATCTATACTTACAAGTAGAGACGTTAGACATGAATTTCATTATTTCTTTGCTCGTAAGGCAATAAATGATTTTGACAAATTTATTAGTTCAACATTTACAATGATATAATCGTGGAATTAGATACAAAACAAATACTAAATACTAATCCAGCTTATTATAGCAAGCTTGCAGTAAGTATGGAAACTTTGGCCAAATCTCACGATACATTCAATAATAAATACTACGCAATAGGAACAACTTTCACAATGGTATGAACATAACTAAACCTACATACATGTATATGTTTGAGTACAGGTTCAACAGTTTGAACAAGCTGAGATTTAATCACAAGTGGACAAGTGTATTGTTATGTTGTTACTAGTTAAAGCTTATTCAGAACACGCTATAAAGAAAGAAGTAGTATTTACAAAGAGTTGGATACTGAAGAATCATTGGACACTTGATAACGTATCAATTATATTCACATGCGTATAGTAATAAAAGTTTGTAATTCAATATCTATTTGTACAGTAGTGGAGAAATACAAAGACCTATCAATTAGATTCATATGCAAATAACTACAGGTTTTGCAGCTTACTACGTAGTTAGTTCTATAACTATTCGTAGTACTTGGCAACCTAGGTGCATGTCAACTACGTTAATATGCGAGTAACTAAGTACAAATTAACTTGCAAACCTACTGGTAAGTTGCAAGATGCAGCTTTTGTAAAGTGTTCTAAAGACGCTTATAACATAGCTAAAAACTTTTACAAAGATGACATATTGATTTATGAAAGTTTCTATGTCATAGCACTGAATCAAGCTAATGGTGTTATTGGGTATATGTTGATCAGCCAGGGAGGTGTAACTGCTACTTGTGTTGACCCTATACTAATAGCTAAGTTTGTTATTGACACGTTAGCTAGAGCTGTTGTGTTGATACATAATCATCCTTCAGGAAACCTTAAACCTAGTACAGCAGATATAAACCTCACTAAGAAAACAAAAGAAGCGTTAAACTCATTAGATGTTACCGTTGTTGATCACCTTATTTTAACTGAAACTGACTATTACAGTTTTGCAGACGAAGGATTATTTTAACTAAACATAAATAATTATGCAACTACATGACATTGTATTACATGTTTCTACAAATAGACAAGGAACAGTGGTGTATGTAAGTGAAAACATGTGTACCGTAGAGTTCTACGATGATGGTCTAGGTGTATTGGAAGATATTTCTACAGATGAACTAAAAAGAATAGGATGAAACTAACAGAAACTGAAGCAGGACTTTATAAGTGTTTGTTAAAAAAACACATTAAAGAACCAGTTGAAATAAACTGGTCTCTTGAAAAATCTACTGAGCAGCTACAGAGAGGTACTATAACATCTAACGATTTAGCTTTGTGTCACATTACTGGAAATAATACAAATGGGTACGAAATTGGCCCATTTAGTATACGTATTATTGATGGCATGAAACTAGATTTAAAAAAGTTAGCTGACATAGGCGTTATTAGTGAAGATGCTTATGACCTTTGTTGTGGTTTGTTAAATGAAACAGATGATGACATAACGCTTTCTTTTTTGAGAAACTTCACTAAGCTACCTCTGATACCCACTTCAAAAGGTATTCATATAGATATTGTTAAAGACAGTTTTAGTTAATCGTTAAAAAAGAATAGGATGACAGAGACACAAAAGTTAATATTCTTCTTGATACTCAGGAAGTTTTTTACAGGACCTTTATATATTGAATGGTCAGAAGAAGAAGAACCTGCTGGAGTTTTTACTAAACCTGCTGGAGTTTTTACTAAAAACATACAAAAAGGTTACATACTTTGTTCAGATGATATAGTGATGGAAGTCATGGGTAATCATGTTGAAGGTTTTGAAATTGTTAGCTTTCCTGAAGATAAAGTGATAGCTGACATAAAGGAACTGTATGATACTAAACTCATTGACGAAAACTTGTATCAGTTGATGGTTGGCATTGTTGTAACGTTAGACCATGAAGTGATCATATCTTTTCTTAGAAACTTTACTAAGTTGCCTATCAGAGGGGGTTCAACTATTATAAAGTTTGAAGATATGACTACTGAGATGAAGATACAACATGACTTATTAAAGTACACAAAAATAGTGTTTAAAAACTTTGAAATAGTACACAAAAGAACTATAGGCAACGTTAAACACTTGAAAGTTGTATCTACAAAGCTTCAAGTTGAGATAGCTACGTTGATAGGTAATGAAGATAAAGGATATGTCATTGTACCTGATGTACCTGAAGAATTGTTCAATGATTATATTTTTAGAACAACAATGTGTTCAAATGAGCTAAAATCAATAATACGTCAAGATGTGATAGAACATTTGTGTTCAAGTAGAGACAAAGTATATGAACCAATCAAGTCATGGCTGAGAAGTCGTTTAAACCTACCTATTGTATGAGCTGGAACAAAGAAACAACTAAAATAAGCATCCATATCTACTTGAACAACTTGTTAGGTTATCCTTTTAAAGTCAATAGTAGTAAGACTAAAGTAATCAACAAAGATGGTGAAACAGTCTTATACTTGAGAGAAAGTGATAACAAAGCTAGTTATACACTCAGGGTGTCTGAAACGATATTCAAGAAAACAAATGAGAATGGGCATACCATATACGATGCTTTGTATTCATTCTTGAATAAGTTTAAGTTCACTGACTTAGAGAAACTGTCTGCAGTTAGTGTTATAGATACCTATTTGCAAGAACGTTTATCTGATATAGTGATTAAGCCTACTAAGTCTAAGTTTCATCCTGATGACCTTACAACAGATTTATCTGGTAGGTTGTCTTGTAACACCAAAGAAGAGTTTAGACACGTAGTAGAAATGTTGGAGTCTAGAGGGTATTCTTTCATAGAGAAAGGTAAAGTGTTTGACAAAAACCTGGTAGATTCAAACTTCTATGGTATTCAGTGGTGTCAGAATGAAAAAGATTTGTTGTATTTCTACACTACAAAAAGAAACGTATTTAATTCTTATCGTTGATAAACTTTAGAACATGACTGAAACTATTAAAAAAGTAGTAAAGTCTGCTCGTCACCTGCTACCTCAAATTAGAGATGGTCAGATGACTGAAGTAGAAGCAAACATTTATGTTAACAGTCTCGATGAAGACCAAATAGCTGATTTAGAGCAGCTTTATTGTAACTACATGCAAGATGTTAACTCAGCTAACGAGATGTTAACAAAACCTGTAATCAAATCTATTCACTATTAATTATTTATTTTTATGCAAAACGTTTCATTCACTTCATTTACAAATCTCGACAACCTGTTGAAGAATGGTAAGGCAGATAAACCTTATATTCGCCAGGTGTACAAATCAGAAAACACAGCTTACAAGTGGCGTATTGTGTTTTGTCAGAACAAGAAGTCTGTAGCTCCTCCAGACACTAATCCACTGCTTAGAAAGACACTGAATCTCAAAGAACACTCTATTGTCACAGCTATTATGACAGCTTCAGAAGAGTTCATTGAGCAACTGGGTATCAGAACTGATGTAAACACTTTCTTCTGTAACCCTAGTAATACGAGTGTTGTAGGTGACTATGTTGTAGAAGACAAGTTGATTGCAGCTGACACTATCTTTGAAACTGAAACAGTTATCAATGTGGTAGAGTCTTTCAATGTGAATCCTTATCTGAAGCAATCTGACCCGGTGATTAACCCTTCAAAGGGTACACCTGTATTGGTTCTTGCACCTGATAACGTTATGAGACCATACTACAGACATACTGAAATCATCCCTAAGTCTAACTGGGAAGGTGATCAAAGCATTGCTCAATACATTCAAAAAGAAGTTGGTGGTGTTGGTGGTAACATATTTACCTCATCTATCATGGCACAAATCCGTAAAGACGTTACACAAAACAATGTGGACTACAACACTGTAGAACCATATCAGTCTGTTAGGCAGTCTGAACTGTTTGATGCAGTTGAAGGTGCTAACTTCTTGGATGGTGAAGGTATTGAAGAAGATGTGAAAAATATCACCAAAGTATTTGCTCTGTAACAAACTTGGTGTATATTTGTACAGATAATTGGTTTGCTAAATTTGTTTATAGCTGGGGGGAGTATAAAGCTCTCTCCAGCATTTTTAACTACCAACATGAAGAAAAAAGCAACACCCAAAGAGGTTTCACTACCTAGAAGATTAAAAAACATGCGTATTCAAGTACTAGATACGTACTTGTTTGATGCAATGTTTACTCTTCGCATGTTAAAAACAAAGTACGGGGATGATCTAGATGATATGTTGTACGACATGCCAGCTTTAGACATACCTGATAACACTGGTGTATCCTTGTTGGATGAAATCAAGATGGTATGGGATGACATCTATCCTATCTATGTTGTAGATATTGTACAGCAGATACCAGATGCAGAGAGGGCTAGAGCTATCTTTCAGTATCTACCTACTGCAACTATGTTTGATGAAGGTAGCGAAGAGTTGCATGTAGCTACAGTTGAAACTAAACAAGTGGAAGAAGATGGTTCTACCAGGGTAATAAACAATGTGTATAGATTGATTAGAAAGAAGACTAGTAAGTTGTTTCCTAAGCTGCAACCAGGTCAAACTTTAGCTTTCGAGTATTTGTATGCTGTAGAAGTGAGATGTGTAACTACGGATAAAGTGTACAGGTTGCTTGTACCTGAAAGTGAATCATTTTGTAAGCAAGGTTCTTATGATGCTGCTGCTGCTATAGCTTGGACTGTAAGGCCTCCTATAACTAACCCTAAAGCTCTGGTTAGACAAGGTGAAAAATTCTTGTGGATTCACAGCTCTGACTCAGTTGTTTTACCTGCTGAACAGTGGAAACATCTTACTAAGAAAGAATACTTTAAGTATCTTGTATTTCAATCGTAAATTATTTTTTTCATCAATAACGTTATTTTTATGAATGAGAATTTTGTAGTCAACGCTTTACCGCTTAATGCTGGTAACTCTGAAACCAAGCACATCGTAGTATGTGAAGATGGTATCAAGGTAGATGCAGATGTATCTATTGATAACCCGATGCCTGGCCCCGATGATGTAGTTACGTTTAGAACTAACTCTAACGTAGATACTAAAGTGGTGCATCCTACACATGCTACAGCTATCCTACCTAAAGGTGCTGTTGTATCTTGCAATACGCAGGTAGAAAGCAATCCTTTGGGTAAAGGTATCATTCAAGCTTTTGACTAGATTTCACAACTTGTCAGTTTAGGGGGGAGGTCTGACTCCCCTCTTTTTTTTATCTAAAAATAACACGTATGCTAAATATAACACCTTACAAAGAAGCTGTAAGAGAAGCAGCTAAGGTAGGTCATTCTTATTTCAGAAATGTGATCAACGCTGCAGGTACAAGGGAACACAGCTTGATAAAGAAACCTTCTACTGTAAAAGCCAGGTTCATTACTACTGAAGAATCTATTACACCTGACTATCTTATTGATGAGGGTGTACCTGTAATGCACTTTATTGTAAATGATAAGTTGCAAGATAATGGATTTTACCCTTGTAGGACTATTGCTACTTTTAACATGATTGATGCTTGGTGCTTAGACATTGGTAAAGAGCAACTGCATGATGATGCTTCATGGGGTAGAGGACAAAGACCAGCAGTAAATACTTCAGCTTTGGAGTTCATGTATTTCTGTAACTGGGCTTCGTTGCAGTTTTTGAAGAATCAAATCTTTGAAACTAACCAACACTTGCTACCTCTGATTGATGGTGAAGCTATGGATAATGATGAAGCTAGAACTTACATCTTTGAAACAGCTAGCAACGATGAGATTGTAGCTATGGGTAGAAAAGTCAAAGAAGACTATACCTTTGTCATGCCTTACTTGATTATGAAAAAAGGTAATGAAGACTGGGGTTGGTTAAACCCTGAGCGTGTAACAGTAGAGGAACTAGGTAAGAAAGCTTTATCTGTTGTTCTACCTACTGAAGACCAATGGAAGCTGATGTTGGGTGATGCACAAGAACAGGTGTTAGAAGAGATTGCATGGTTTGCAGATAACTCTAACTCTATGACTCATCCTGTAGCGTTGAAGAAACCTAACTGTTATGGGTTGTATGACCTCTTTGGTAATGTTTGGAAGATGGTACTTGAAAAACAGCTACCTCTTATGAATAAAACTGATTGGGACAAACATTTCTCTGGTAGAAAATACTTGGATATTTTTGCATCCTGTGACAATTCAGCTTGGTTCAAACCTTTGTAATTGATTCATGTTTATAGATTGATTTGAGGAGGCTGGGTTAGTACCTGGTCTCCTTTTTAATTCATAGCTATGTTATTGAGTATTGAAAGTAAATACGGTATCAACAAAGAGTATTTTAACAACTTACTTGTTGTTGGAATGGGTTTGTACTCTGAAAAGTCAAGTTCAAAACGTGGCTTTTATTGGTTTGACTTGAAGCGTTTAGATTGTGGAACTACAACTGTTTTAATATGAAACTTCTAAAGATAAAGTTTAAAGGTGTTGGATGCAGAGATAATGTAGGTTCGTATTTAGAAAACAGACGTTTACCTTCTTATCTATACTGGTATAATAAAATTAGACAACAGCTTTACAATGGTAATAATATGATACTAGAGACTACATATACTAAAGGTGAAACCAGTATTTTAAGTACCACCTATAGGAAACTTTGTGTACCAAACTGGCTGTTTGACCTTTCTGATTTACAGCTTAGTTTTATACCTATACTAATATGATAGTTTCAATTAAATTCATAAAAGAATCAGATTTTACTGGATTAATGTTTCCTTTTGTAAAAGGTTGTGAAATTGATTCAGCTACTTTAATACTACACGTATGGAACTAGCAACTACAACATTAGTGTTTATGAGTTTATTTGGTGAAAGATATGTGTACAATCCACAATACTTTAGTGAGTTGTACATGAGAAAATTAGATCATGATTCTGTACATCTAACACTACACTGATGAAGATAAAAACCACAGGAATACACTACAAGAAGTTTTACAAAGAATATTATTGGATCACAAACTCTAGTAAAGTGGGTAGTACATATTTAATTATACATTGATGGAAATCAAAATAATATTTAAGCAATATCTTAGTGCTAAAGGGTTATTTTTCCCTAGTGTCAAGTATATATCTTCTAACGTAACTACATTATTTTACATAGTATGAAAATCAAATGGTATCTTATGACTAGAATAGATATTAAAGTACATTCTACATACAGCAGTCTTACCCTAATGAATGATTCTTTAAGTACTGTAATGTTACTGATATGAAAGTAACTTTAAGACTAGTAGGAAGTTGTTATCTAAACAAAAAGTTTTACGTATGGTATTCAATAAAGCATTATGTTATGTGGAATACTATGAACAAACAAATACACTGTTCAAATACATTTATGTTAATATGAAAGTAGCTTTATTAGATGTGAGATGAAAATAAAAATTTCAGCAATACACGATAACAAGTTTTATTATGAACATTCTTGGTTTATAGAAGGTTACAAAGGGTTTAGTGTACATTTAATTACAAACTGATGGAGTTAAAACTAACAGCAAAACACTATCATGTATCTGAAGATACGTGGAAGCTAGTAGATGTGTATTTTGGTTTAAAAAGTAAGTACATAGGCACTGAAATTTTACTAATATGAAGATTACCTGGAAACTTATGACCAGATTTGGTACTAAAGTACATTCTACATATAGCAATGTCAAGTTAATAGATGATAACATGAGTACTGCAATCTTATTGATATGGAAATAACTTTAAAGATAACTGGAGGTTGCTGTACAAACAAGAAGTACATTTTACTTCATTCAGCAAAATATTACGCTACTTGGCTTGGTAGAAAAGATAAACAGTTAGCTGATTGTTCATATATATTTACAATGATATGAGACTACATAGAGAATACGGTTTTGAAGACATGGACATAGAGATACTTGTGTATGGAGGTTACTTTCATAACACTAAGCTTGGCATAGATCCGTATAAAATACTCAATGATTTTCGTAGACAGTATGAAACTCGTTCAACAATACTTACTTTAGTATGAGATTAGATAGATTATTAGGTGAAACTGATATCATCACTGCCAAAGGTAGTTATTTTAACATGCACTTCAGCAATGAAGCTAACTTAAGTTGGAGGTGTACACTTAGGCTTGCTTATTTACTCAAATCTATAATGTTTACAATGATATGAATCTAAATGATTTTTTTGGTATATCTGGAGCTGGACATATTTCAAAAATGATTCAGATGAAAAGGTTTCCAACACTAATGATGCATCTTGAACTCAAGAACAGAATAGTAAAAGATTTAGGAGCTATAACTATACTAAAATGGAACTAAAAGTATTACGTAAGTCAGGAGCTGGATATTACTCAGAGCCTTTCAAAAAAGTTACTGAAATTGTATTTAAGAGTTATACTCCATACAGGTATAACGTAGCAAAAAATATAAGCATAATAACTATACTGAGATGAACTTAAAAGTGTCACGTAAGTCAGGAGGTGGATACTTTACACAACCTTTTTTAGTAAGAAATGACATTGTGTTAATGAGTTATGTTTCATACAAGTTTAACGCAACAAAAGATACAAGCTTAATAACTATATTGATATGGAAGTAAGAGTTAATAAAGTAGGTGGTGCTTACTACAGTTTAAAAGATAAACAAACTGATGTGTATTACTGCAGACATTTTCATTCAACACAAACTAATGGAACTAAATTAGTACTGCAATGAAGGTAGTATCTAAGACATTTGTAAGTGGTCATTTTAACGAGCAGCTTAAAGATTTAGTTGGGAAGAATATTTTTATTCTCAGGTTCTTACCTTCAAAAGTAGATGGAGATATTATTAACTGTGTTACTAGTGTAAATTTTATTTCAATATGAAATTAAAAAGACTTCCTATAACAAGTTACACTCACATAAGAATGGAACCCATATATTTTAGACAATTTACTTCTAGCTTAGGAGGTGTTACAACAGTAGTGATATGAGACTGTACGCATTAAATGTAGTTGGTTGTTATTGGAACAATAAAGGCGATAGTTTCACAATGTTAAAAAAAAAGCACTACCTTATTTATGTTTACGCAGGTAGCATAGTTGATTCAACAATATTAATATGCAATTAGATCAGGTTGTATTACTTGGAGGAGATGCTTGTGATAAATTTAGACATTTTGTTTCAAATTCAATATTGTCTGGATACTATCAAGACCCTGACTATAAACATAAACTTGACTCAATAATCTTAATGTTATGGAAATAAATATAGTTAAAATGCTAGGTGGAGCTATATACAACGATAATACTCTTTTGTCAGATTCAAAGAGGAATACACATTCATCTTGGGATTTCATATCTTTTGACACAGCTTATGATATACAGTCAACAATCTTGATGTTATGGAGTTAAATAGAATAGTGATTGTAGGTGGTAATATGTTTACCGAAAACAGTCTATATCAGTTTACTAAAGCTTTTCAATTCTATTCGTTACAAGTGAAACTTACTCCTCGTAGTTCAACAACATTCATACTATGGAAATAGATAAAATCATGATGACAGGTGGAGATATATATGAACGTTTTCCTTACATGTTTATTAAAATATATCCATTTTACTCAGTATTGTTTAATACAAACAAAACTGATTCAACAACATTTATACTATGGGGCTGTTTAGAAAAATACAAATAAGTGGTGGTTGTTTTAGAAATCATTTGTTTGGTTATGAACCTTTATGCGGGTGGGAATACAAAAGAATTGACCAAGATGAATCTATTATATTTTGTTTAACCTAATAAAACTATTATGAATCTTTTTAAAAGAATAATCTATGGAGGTGGGCGTGGTAGTCATTCAAAAAGTATAAACCTGGTTTTACATTTGTATAACTTCAATAAGGTTAAACCAGATGAATCAATTATAACTGTTTGTTTATGAAGATAGCAATGATGAAGAGAGGTTTATCTTTCTTTAATACAAGAACAAATCCAGCTTTTCATCCCTGGACTTACTCAGCTAAAATGACAAATGTACTTATTGGAACAAAACTTATCTTGATATGAAACTAAAAAGTAGAATAATTGGAGAAGGTTACGGCATGTCTAAAAGAGAAATAAGAGATAACAAAGGAAACTCTTATTACCACGCGATGAAGTTTAAAGATGGTTCTAAAGCAGCTTCAGTAAACATTATACTAACATGGAACTAGATACAATAAGTAAAGGTTACAGTTTTAAATCACCTTTAGCAAACATCACCTACATGACCTTAGTTAAAGATACTAAGGTCAAGTTTAGTACGTTGGCAACAAGTAGTATGTTGCTAATATTGACACGATGAGAATTGGAAACAACTTATTTGGAGGTAGTTATTATATGCCTAAGAATATAAAGATAGTTGCAGATTATCACGGTGTATTAAGACATACAGCTTCATCCCTTAGAAGTACAACACTTATCTTATGGAACTAAAAACAGATACGTTTGGTAGTTGCTATTTTACAGATGGACAGTGGCACAAAGACTTTATGTTAGACGCTAACTTTATCTCTATTAGTGAAAGTGTTCAGACTCAAAGTAAAAGCGCAATACTAGTACTATGGAATTAAAGTTTGACATATCAGGAGGTAGTCACGCTACTACAGACTTAGTTAGTGTTCAAAAGAAATCTGTGTTTGACACAGACTTTAAAATTTTTAAAGCTAGGGAACTTCATGGACACAATCACATAAGTACAAATTTGATAGTATGGAACTGAGAACTAACACACTAGGTAATTGCTACTGTACAAATAAGAATCACTATAAAGTGCCAATGGATAACACGACAAATTACGCTCCTATCAGAACATTCTTGATACTTAAAAATAGAGGTATAACACTAATACTATGGAACTAACTGTTGATATATTTGGTAGTAGCTATGATATAGACTCACTTGAACATACAGTGTTTATAACAGAATTTAGTGTACTTATGCCTATATCAAGATGTTATGAAGTTAAAAATACAGGTGCAATCTTACTGTTATGGAACTAAAGTCTGATATATCAGGTGCTTCTTATGGAGGATCCTACTTTGTAGATAGGACAAGAATACAACTTAAACGATATGAATTTATATCTGCTGGAATTTGGAAAGGAAAAACTATATCAACACTATTTGTATGCAGTTAAGAGTTAACTTCTTAGGAATATGCTACTCCAAATGTGAAGTAAGAGATAGAGATATTAAGTCACAACGTTGGGAGTTTGTAGAAATTAAATCTTGGAATCAAAAAAACATGTCAACGTTAATGTTATGTATTTAGATTTTAAAATGATTGGAGCTGGGTATGAAACACATAACCAATGGTACAGGATTCAATCTGCTTTAATGGCATTTGGAATACACCGTGGATTTAACGATTTAGACGTAGGATTAAAAACAATACTAATATGAAAATAGCATCAGATTTAGCTGGAGGTTCTATATATAACACTAAAAGTATACTTAAAAGTGTATTTGTGCAACCAGCATTATACAGACAAAGAGAAAAAACCGATTCAACTAGAAGTAGTATAACTATACTAATATGAAACTAAAAATAAATTATAGAGGCATTTCAATATTTCAAAAAGATACATATCTTGAATCTGCTAAGTCACAAAAAGGACTGGCACAACAATATGTAAGCTTTTTTGTAAATAAAGTATTAAGTACAACAACATTACTAATATGAAGTTACAATCAGATATTGTTGGTGGATCGTATGTACAGAATGAAGATTGTTTTAAACTTCATCTTATAGGTGTAGAGTATTCTGATACGTATACTTTTCTCAGCTATGTAGATAACAATGTAGGTTTAATATCATTACTAGTATGAAATTAAGATTAAATGGAACATTAACTTCTCCTTATATGGGAGCAAGCTGTTATACTGGAATCAATCATAAGAGACATAGTTCTTTAAAGCTGTGGGCACGTCTACCCAGGACTTGTGGAGCTTCAATTGTGTTGATATGAAGTTGATAGAAAACTTAAACATATATCACTGTTCTTTAGACAAAGAAAGACAACTATGCCAATTCAAGTATAAACACCATTATGCTGTCATAAATGAATACATAAGTTGTTTAAACATACTGATATGAAACTGAGTTATGAATGTTTTAAGAGAAGAGGCATATACTTTAAAGGATACTTGACATCACCTAAACATACTATTTTCATTCAAGTCAAGTATTGGGACGTAGGTATGTTAAACATATTGTCATAAGATTGCATTACTTTATATTGTTTAGAGGATCAAGTTACAGTTCTATAAAAAAAGGTGTATTTGTAAATACGTCTCTTCGTAACAGAAACAAAACTAAATCAATAATTACAGCACTTCTATGAACATAATGTGTAAAATAAGAATGACTGGAGGAGACTATTCAACAGGACACTTTGATAGATTTATATATCAGAATAAGTGTTACGAACATTACTTGGATCGTAGGTTTATTGAAACAGCTTTACAGCTTATTGTTATATGAAACTTAATTCGTTATACACTATGAGACTTAATCCGTTGTACACTACAATTGTTTGTATAGGTATGCATAGGACATTAGCTTATTACCAGCCAATTACAAGATTAAGTTATGAAGATTCAATTATACTTGTAACAATATGAATCTATCCTGGAACGATAACAACTGGCCTTTTACTATAATGGTTAGAGGAGGTAACTTTAAGCGATGTGCACACATGTACACTACTGGTATATATGTAACTTACTCTTCAAAACATTACTCAGCTATACTAGTGACAACATGATACTAAATACATTTGTACAATTGAGAGGTACTTGTAACTGCCTGAGAAGAAAGACAAAAGATGGAGCTATTAGGAGAGGTGTATGGTTTAGCGCGCAAGTAAAATCTCACGGTTTACTACTGGTTTTAATTTAAACAAACATAAGATGAAATTAACTCAAGACAGTTTGTTGTTGCTATCTAAAGGTGGCCACTACTTAGGTAAGGAAAGTATTTTGGATCATGAAATATGTTATCTTTCATTCTTTCGTACAAAATACATTCACAAATCAATAACAACTATTTTAATATGAAACTAGTGGAAAGTAGGAAGATAGGAATTTGTTTTAGATCCCGTCCTTTTGTAGCAGATAGTGTGTCTGTATTTACAGGGTTTAACAACTTTACATTTCTTTTAGAAAATACATTAGGAACTTATTTAATACTGATATGAATTTACACAGGTATCGTATAGCTGGAATATCGTATAGACAGAAGTATAACATAGGGTTTATACCTTTTTTTGATAGCCTTAACAAAAGAGATGTTGATGAATCAATAACATTTATACTGATATGAATTTAACTATAAAACTGAAACATTATCCGTTTTATCTTAAACAAGATAAGATGTATCAAGCTGATGTGGCTTCTGAAAAGTTAATTTTTAAAGTGACAGCACAGCATCATTCATACAGTGTGAAAGTGATTCTTGCTTAACACAAACAATACAGTTATGCCGTTGTTGTTTCAAAGAATAGGGTTATCCTACATGAGTTTAAACCACTATGAAATAATTACTAATATGAAGTTGCGAGCTGTTGTTTGTAAAGCAGGTAACTTTAGCTCAAAAATGATATTGACATGGAACTAGCTATAGACTTTATAGGAGCTACACATTCTCAAAGTGAATTTCATGTAAAGATTTACATGAACCCCGTACAGTTTTACAGTTTTTTTATATTTGAAAAAGATGAACTTAGGTCTGCAATATTTAATTTGATGTAAAAGTTTATTTGCAACATTGACTTAAATAGTTATCTTTGCAGCATGAGTAGTGTAGAAACAGCTATAGTAGCTATCATCGAACAAAGAGCTAAGAAAGGGTTGGAGACCTATGGTGTAACCCTGGATAGAACTGATTATCCTGTTGAACAAGGTATATCAGATGCTATTGAAGAAGCACTTGACCTAGCTATATACTTACAGAAATGTAAGCAAGAAATAGCTAAATTGAGAAGTTACATTCAAGAACTAGAAGTAAAGATTAAAACGTATGAGCAACATTAAACTGTGGGAGATAGCTGTATTCTTGTTACCTGTAGCTTTGGTATATACTCCATTGCGTAAACAGTTTATAGCTGCATCAAAGTGGTTGAGAGATACTACTATAAAGAACGTGAAACATTTGAAGTTGGTGTTACCTGTGGCTTTGATAGCTTTAGTGTACATCATATACAAAGATAGAAAATAACATATTTTTAGGTCATTACGGTTTTTCTTGTAACAGAGTAGCTTAAATGGTAGAGCACAAGACTCATAATCTTGATGGATGCAGGTTCAAATCCTGTCTTTGTTACTAATTTAAACTATGAACAACAACATTCACAAATTAGCACAACATTACCTTAATACAGCTATATCACTGTCTAACCTATCTAAGGTAGAAACTTTGCAAGTAGGTGCAGTGATAGTAGATACACAGGGTAACATAGTTGGAGTTGGATACAATTCAGCTCCTTTCTACTTAGAAGACCCACAAGATTTATATGAGACTACAGTTCATGCTGAAGAGATGGCTTTATTATCTAGAAGTGATCAACCTCACTTGTTAGTATGTACTCATGCACCTTGTTTATCTTGTGCAAGTAAGATGTTCTTAGCTGGAGTGAAAGAAGTGTGGTACAAGAACCCTTACAAAAACGATAAAGGACTACAATACTTAGAAAGATTAGGTATAAAAACGAAACAATATGAATGATAGTAATGAGGTAGTGAACAAGAACAAGGTAGAGTTATTAGACTTTGCAGGATCAGACTTACATATAGCTGTAACTGCCTGGGCTTCTACTCATCTTGACTTAGGCTTAGTAAGTTCAGACAACATCAAGGAAAGGATACCTATGATGATTGATGCTATACTGAGTACAGTTTCAAGGAAAAGAACACCTGAAGAACTAATCAGGTTTTTAGGTTTGAACCAACACAGTTCTCCATTTAGGTCTAGTTGGTTTATGTTTGGTTTCCGTGAAGATGTAGCTACCCACATTCATTTGTTAAAACATGTAGTGCTTATCTCGAATACTAATTCAGAATCAGCTAGGTACAAAGAAGTTAAAGACAAGATGTATCTACCTGAAGACTGGTTAGACACTGAAGTAGGTGAGTATTGGTATGACTTGTTGGAACTATACACTCAGATGGGGTTTGACTACTACCATAGATGTGTCAAAGAACTGATAGCTGCAGGGCATGATAAAGCTAGAGTTAAAGAGACAGCCAGGTATTTCTTAACGATGAACTCACAAAGAGATGTTGTTAGAACACTTACTTTAGATGGGTTGATACAGTTGTATTACAAGAGAGGTCCTAAGAGCAAGTCACAAAAAGAAGTACAAAAGATAGTAGAAGACATGTTAAACGAGGTTAAAAATATTCCTGGAGAACCTTTTAAATATAGTCTTGAAGCATTTAATCTATGAGTGAAGAATATCTTAACGCTTTACAAGAGTGTAAGGATCATACTGTATTAGTTGAAGCTGCAATACGATTAGAGTCGTTGATAGATAGAACTGGATATAACTCTATGCAGGAATACTATAAAGAACAATTGAACATCTTGAATAAAAGAATTAAAGAACTTACCACTACTAACTATAAAGTAGGAGACAGGTTGTTTGACACTAAGTACAAACGTTATGTGAAAGTTATAGCTTGTGAAGGTAACGTATATACAGTGCAAAATGATAGAAAAAATATACAAGTTATCGAAGGTAAGTACTTGACAAAGCGAGGTAGTTAACTTATCTTTGTATTGCTTAGTTTCTTAACCTGTTGAGGGCTTCTGTAACAAGAAGCTCTTTTTTGTCTATGCTAGATACAGAACAAAAGTTGTGGAGGTTGTTTCACTTGCAACTATGCCACTATGGATTTGAACTACTGCCATATACAGATGGCTTAATGTGGTTGTTATGTTTTGTATCTTTTATAGTTACAACTCCTCTCATGTTGTGGTACGTGCTAGAAGCATTTGTACACATGTTAACTCCCTGATATGAAATTCACATTTAAAATGGCTGGTATAGCTGCGGTAACTGAAGTTTATTTTGTAAAAAATTATCACAACAAAGTACTTTTTACAACGGCTATACCTTGTAAAGTAAGAACTAGAAGTTGTGGTAATAAATTATTACTAGCGTGAAAATAACGTTAAAGATTAAATTAACTGGGGCAGGTGCTTTAACTGCAGTTTATTACATAAAGAGTTATCAAAGTATAATAGTTTTTGAATCTGCTCTAAGCAATAATGTAAAATGTTCTTATTGGAGTAGTAAATTCTTACTAATATGCTAATGATTTTCAATGCTGCTGCTTTAACTAATCATACTAAACTAGCTAATTACTTTCGTTTAAAAGCTAAACATGGAGGTAAGCTGGGTAGTTGTAAATTTATACTAATATGAACATACCTATAAAAATGTCAGGTGCATCTTACATTAGTAATAAGATCACAACAAATTTAGAAAGGTCAAAACAAAGAGTATTAACAAAAAGCACCTTTCTACATGTTCACACAAGTAATGTTGGCAGTTTATTTTTATTGACATGAACATACTCGTACACGTATTAGGTGCATCTCATATCAGCTACAGGTCTACCTTAGATACAGAAAGGTTAGGGTCAGGTAGACAAGGGTTTTGCGGTTTACATACTCGTGCAAATAATTGTAGTTTAATACTTATTTTGACATGAAACTAAAACTAAATGTCACAAGTATATCTTGTTGCAGTTGCATAGGTGCAGCTAAAAACTATAAACGTGTAACATGTTTTTTATCTAGCAAGGTTTCTTCACCTGTATTAGTACAAAATGGTTTAATTCACGGTAGTATATTTGTATTAGCATGGAACTAATGAGAATAGGGTATAGTGGTAATGTTGTTTTCCCCTGGGGAGGTAGTTGTCTATCAACTTTAAAGATAGGTTTTTCACAATACCCTATATCTAAAAGTAGCGGATATGCTATGCACGTGTTTAAAACACCACTGATAAGTACTTACTTAGTATTGATATGAACATATATACAATTGGTTTATATAAAGGTATGGTCTTTAAGAATACGCACAAAGACACTTTAAAGTGCTACCTACCTAGAGACATACTGTTTAAAACAACAGATTTAACATCATATTTTTTAATCACTTAAACAATCATTCACATGCAAACTGAGGTATTAGATTTGTTGAAACAGAAGTTACAGGAAATAGACCCTGGTAAATCTGTACATGTACGTTGTAACAACAAGTTAGTGTATGAATCTTTTTTAAAAGGTTTGTTATCTAATTCAAAAGATTGGTTGAAAGAACGTAATGTTAGAGCTACACAAGCTGAAGACAAGAAGTACTACATTGAGATTGAGTTCTTGAGCAACCAAGAAGCTGTGACCATAGCCAAAGGGTTTATGGTTAAGTTGAAAGAATACATTGACATGAAGTTGTTAGAAATCGTTTACAGAGATTTAAATCCACAATGATGTATAGCTTATTGATGTTGTTCTGTATAGACACTATACCAACGGATTTAGGTACGTACTTACCTGAAGTAAATATCTACGCTGATCATCAACAAAGAGTAGAAACATTAGCTAGGTTGGTGTATTCTGAATCAGGTAATCAAAGTTTGATAGCTAAAAAAGCTGTAGCCAACGTAGTATTAAATCGCATGGAGTACTTTGATTTGTCTTTAGAACAAGTTATCTTTAAGCGCAATCAGTTTAACGGTGTAGGTACTAAGTGGTTTAGAGCTAAGTTTGACAAAGATAGCTACGAAGCTGCCCTATCTGTTTTATCTGGTGAAAGAATAATACAACCAGACATACTTTACTTTGCTAACGAGAAAAGAGCCACTAACAAGACTTGGATCAAGTTTATAAGTAAGTATAAAGCTTTTCAGTTAGAAGACCACGTATTTTACTATGACATACTTGCAAGGACTTTATACAGCAAAACAGGTAGCTTTAGACGTAGAGTGCTTCCCTAACTTTTTCTGTGTATCCATATCTGATTTAAAAGATAACTTAGTAACGTTCATCTTTGATAAGAAACAAGATGATAGACCTGAGCTTATCAAGTTTCTAAACCACTGTGACAAGGGTATAGAAGTAATTACTTTTAACGGTAAGCACTATGACTGCCCTATACTTAACTTTGTCAGGTTGAATCCTACTTGTACTACTGAAGAGATAAAAGAGTTCTCTGACATAGTTATCAATGTAGAAGCTTGGTGGAAAGAGTATCACAACAAGAAATACAAGTATCACCATAAGTGGGTAGATATTGATTTGTTCTTGTATTGGTCACAGATGCTTAGGAGAGCTAAGAAGATAAGTCTTAAAGGTCTAGCTATCCAGTTGCGTTATCCTGTGGTACAAGAGTTGCCTATTAAACATGATGCTTTAGTTACAGATGACAACAGAGACATGTTGTTAGAGTACAACAGCGTACATGACATAGGTATTATGAAGTACTTGATGGAGAAAACATTTAACTGGCAAGGTAAGAAGTCATCGTTTCCAGAGATGATAGCTTTACGTAAGACAGCTATGGAACAGTATAAGTTTGATAAGAACTGTATGTCCTGGGATGCTGTAAAGCTAGGTTTGAATGTAGCTTTATCTTTGAACACAACTGAGATAGGTGAACCTAGACACTTCACTAAGTTTGGAGAAGTGGTCAGTGATAAGATAAAGTTTTACACGCCACAGCTTACTAAGTTATTGTCAGAAGTAAAGGAGTGGCCTTCAGATAAGAAGTTGCACTTGCACTTAAACTATCTAGGTGCAGCCTTACATATGAAGCAGGGTGGTATCCATACATCTAATAACCCTTGTACGGTTAAAGAGAAAGAAGGTTATATCTTTCATTCTCTAGATGTTAGTGGCTACTACCCTGCACTAGGTGAAACACTTAAAGTAAAGCTACATGAACAACTAGGTATTATTAGAAGGCAGAGATTAGAGTTGAAACATAAAGGTTTAGGTAAGACACCTGAAGCTAACTTGTTAAAGCTATCTGCTAACTCATTAGTAGGTAATTTCCAACAAGAGAAAGGTGAAATATATGACCCTGTATCATTCTTTACCATATCTATCAATGGACAGTTGTTCTTACTCATGCTTATGGAGTGGGTATCTCATCTAGGGGTAGAGTTAGTAATGGCTAATACAGATGGTTTTGAAGTGTTTGTACCAGAACACAACTACGATAAGTTTATGTCTATGTGTAAAGCATGGGAAGAATATACTGGTTTTGAACTGGAGCATTTCAGATACAAAGCTATCTATATGCAGCATGTAAATTCTTATCTAGGTGTATTTGATGATGGTACTTACAAGGAGAAAGGCTGGTTTGTAACTGATCCAGACTTAGGCAACAAAGTAGATTTTTTAGCTGTACCTAAAGCTGTCAACAACTACTTGTTACATAACATACCTGTTGAAGAAACTTTATCTAAGTGTAGCATATATGACTTTTGTGGTGCGCAAAAGCTAGATAAGACATATACAGCTTACTTAGGTGGAGACAAACTACCACAAAGGTTAAACGTGTATTATGTTAGCACTAAAGGTAACTACTTGATGAAAGGTAGGAGTGGTAAGAAAGCATGGATTGCAGACCTCACCAAAGTTAAAGTAGAAGTGTTTAACAAGTACCATGAAGGGCCTTACAATATTGACATGACATTTTACAAGAACAAAGCAGATAAGATGCTTCAAGAACTGGGTGTTAAGTCTGTACAAACTACATTGTTTTGAGCTACTTAGTGATGAGTGTATTAGCTATGCACAAAGCAGATGAGGATAAACCTATTTTCTGGGTTATACGTGAAGATAAAGCTCTGGAGAAAATGTTGTTTAAAGGTGAGTTAGACATCGAATACTTATACTTCAACAACATCATAGGTATGTTATACAAAGGAGACTTTTTAACCTATGAACCTACACCTGAAGAAAAAAGGTTTGGTATATTTGATAGAGCTTTACCAGTACCAGGGTTTGACATGGAAGACAATATATTTATGTTTAGTATTGATAATGTAAAAAACTAAGCGTATGTCACAAAAGTTTGAAAGGAACTTTAAAGCATTGAGTAACTTACAAGACACTGTACCAGGGTTGGTGAAACAACATCAGTCATTGATACTACAGTGGGAGACAGGTGTAGGTAAGACACTACCTGCACTACGTACGGCTGAAAAACTAGGTGGTAAGTGGTTGTGGGTTATGTCAATGAATATACAAGGAGCTAACGTGAAAGCTGAAATGATGAAGTTCAAGATTAGAGCTAACATCAAGTTCATTCACTATGCTTCACTACATAAAGAAACTAGTTCTTACACAGGTATTATCTTAGATGAAGTGCATAAGCTTACTGAGAACTATGCTACTCACTTCAAAAAGATTAACACTAAGTATGTATTAGGTCTATCTGCTTCTATACCAGATGATAGAAAGTTGTTGCTACAAGACTTGTTGAAGCCAGCATGGTCTAAGGTAACTATGGCTAGAGCTATGCAGCTAGGTATCTTACCTCCTATACAGATTATTGGTGTGGAGTTAGATATCAACTTAGACCCTAACAGGTATAACGTACCTATGAAAAGGTTTAAGAAAGTAGAAGATCATCCTTATGAACTTAACCAGATGTCATTCAGTGACTACATGATGTCTAGCTACATACAACATAACTTTATGGTTACTGGTTGTACGTTGAAACAGAGGTTGCAAGTCATTGAAAGGGAAATGGAGTTTTGGAAAGAGCTACAAAGAAAAGATTGGGAAAAAAAATACGAATGGACTGTAGAAACTAGGTCTTTACCGCTAGGTTCAGAAAGAAAGCGTGTCTTAGCTGAGTTCAAAAGTAGGTTTATGCCTATCATAGAAGAGCGGTTGAAGAATAAGAACTTTAGATACGTAGTGTTCAATGAGAACATAGACCAGGTAGAATCTAATGAAGGGGTTAAGATACATTCACAGCAGAAGAGTGCAGATAATGAACAAGCCATCAAAGACTTCAATGAAGGTAAGACTAATGTGTTGCAAGTAGTTAAGATGCTGAATGAGGGTATCAACTTAGTGAACATTGATGCTGTAGTAATTCTAGCTCTCAACAGTACTTCTGTTCAAAACATACAACGTAGAGGTAGATCAGTCAGAGGTGATAATCCACTAGTCATAGTGTTGTATGTCAAAGACACTAAAGATGAGCTTAACTTCAAAGAGTTCACCAAAGATTACAAAGAGTTTACCACGATAAGACCTATTATTGATTTCACAAAATAAAATGTATGTTGCCAATTAACGAAGAGATTAGAACTAGAGCAGATGAGCTTGAACTAGATGTTGAAGCGGTGTATTTGTTTTGTTTCGCACTACAGCATAACTTAGTAGGTTATCTGATAGAGAAACAACTGATTACTAAGCAGAATGAACATGACTACAGGATTAACTTTACAGAGATTAGTGGAGATGGTGAAATTGTATTGCGTTACCCGTTGTACAAACAATCTGTAGATGCTACTTCTTTTCAAAGTTTCTTTGATAAGTTGAAGAGTACAGGTATGGAGCTCAACGGTTATCCTTTCAATGCACAGAAGTATTCAGTATTTACAAGAGATGAAGCGACGGTAGAGAACTACAACAAGTTGAAGATGATGGTTGAAAACTTTGATGAAGACAAGATGGTAAGGGTAGTACAACACTACTACAGTACTGTAGAACAATGTAAGAATTTACGTAACTTTTTATCTACAGATGCTTACACTCAATACGAACTATGAACCTATTAAAGCTAGTTAAGAAAGCTGTTGATGGTAACGTATTAGGTGCTAGGACAGGACTTACCTCAATGAACATGAACGCTGGTGGTATTCACCCTGGCATGTATATAGGTGTAGCATCAGAGCAGAAAGTAGGTAAATCTACATTTGTGTTAGAGTACTTTGTAACATCTTTGTTAGAACTTAATCCAGATGTGGAGTTTGAGTTCAACATACTTAGTACTGAGATGCCTAGAGTAATGTTAGAAGCTAAGATGGTTAGTAGGTATATCTTTAAGAAATACAACATAGCCCTTAGCACTAACTATATCTTAGGTAGGAAACTTAATCCTGATGGTAGTAGAGTGAAGTTGAGTCAAGAACATTACGACCTCATTCAAAAAGTTATTAAGGATTATATACAGCCTATATCTGGTGAGTTTGACGAGAATGGTAAGTTGTTGTATCCTGGTAGAATCAATTGGTTAAACAAAGAGAATCCTACTGGTGTTAAAAGGCAGATTGTAACGTATGCTGAAAACAACGGTGAGATAATCAAACAACCAATACAGATAACTATGGATGATGGTACGTTGAAAGGTGTAGATAAAATGATTGGTTACAAACCAAACAAGCCTAACAAAATAGTCATCAACATAGTTGACCATGTGAGACAACTGCCTAAAGAAAGAAACTTTGATATGAAGAAGAATGTAGACAAGATGAGTGAGTACTTAGTTGAGATAAGTAACGTATTCAGCTTTGTCAATGTAGCAGTCATACACCTTAATCGTTGGGCTTCACAAGATGCAGTAAAGTTTTACGGTGATAAGTTAATACCTACTTCAGATGCTATCAAAGACACTGGTAACATAGGTGAAGACGTATCTTTACTTATTACTATGATGGATCCTTCAGACCCTGCTTATAAGTTAAACAGACATTTAGGTTATGACTTTGTAAGTTGGAATACAGAAAATACTAATGCAAGGTATAGGTCAGCTCATATTGTAGAAAACAGATATGGGCCAACAGCTAACATGAAGTTAGGTTTTAATGGTCAAGCTAATCATTTTTTTGAAATTAAATAATTAACCAATGGTATCTTTTTGTGTTGCTGGTTATCCAGCTGCAGGTAAATCTACTTCTATCTTCCCTAATGAACAGTTGAACATTAAAGGTTTAGACCCTTTGAAAACGATGTACATCAACTGTGCAGGTGAAGGTAAACGTATCTTGTATCCTAAGTGGCGTGAAGTATTTAAAGCTGGTACAAGTATTAAAGAGGGAGGTAGGTATTATGCTTCACGTAACCCTAAGCAAATATCTGAACTGATTAAGTATGTAGCTAAGGAACGTAAAGATGTTAACTTTATTGTTATTGACGACGCTAACTTGGTCATGGGTATGCAAGTACTCAGTGCCACAAAGAAGATGGAACGAGATGATTGGGCTACTCTAGCTACAAACACCTGGTCTATGTTCAACGTGATCAATGAGATTTCTTCTAATCCAGAACTTAACAGGTCAGATTTGTTTATCATCTACACTATGCACTTGCATACTAAGGAGACATACAATGACTCACTAGGTCAAGTTTCTTTGTCTTCCACTAAACATGTACTAGCTACATCAGGTCAGATGATTAACAACAACGTACCACTTGCATCTATCTGGGACATTATTATTGTAGCTAACTGTAGAGTAAATATGACTACTGGTCAACCAGAGTATTTCTTTGAGACCAGACCTATTGATAATACTCCAGCTAGAGCACCTATTGGTATGTTTGGCACATCACAATTTACCAATGACTTAGGTGCAGTAGTAGATGCTATTTGTGCTTACGATGGTATTACTCTGTAATTTATTATTCATCATATTATATAATTCTTTAAATTTGCACTATGTATAGTTACGGTAATTTTTCAGAGTCTGATGGCTCAAAAGGTAGCAAGTTCAAACCAGGAGTAAATGATTGCTTTCTGAAGAAGTTTGAATTGGTAACTGTTCAATCTGACAACTACAATGGTAAAGCATTGGATTTGGAGTTTGAGATCAACGGTGAAATTCTACCTACTCGTAAGTTTCCTATTGTAAAAGAAAAGGTTGCAGCTTTAGTCAAGCTCAATCCTGACTGGTACTTCAAGTATGTCAACAAGGAGAAAGTATTGCTTACAGTAGATGAAGTGTATGCACGTGATGTAGATAAGCTTTCTAGCTGGATCCGTCATGTAGTATCCGCTTACATTGGTGTTGAAGTTTACAACAACGCTATATCTGAATGGCTTAGCTCTATGCAAGGTACAGAGATAACGTTTGAAATGTTTGTATCATTGAACAAAAGCTTGTTGCCACCTCATTTTAAATCTATTCCAGCTAAGGTAGTGTTGGGGTATTACAAAAATAGTACCTACCTTACTGTACCTAGAGCTGTATCTGATGGCAACTTCTTTTCAACAGAGTTGTTTAATGATAGGACACTGGTCAGCCCTGACAGCAAGAACTTCAAATCCGTCAAGTTTGGTGATAAGATTGAACAAGAACCAAACACAGTAGATACTGTAGGTGATGACATAGCACCATTTTAACTTTTCATAGCTATACGAGAGGGGTAGCAATAACGCTATCCCTTTCTTTTTAACCCTGTAGTATGTATGGCATTGTTAGAGAAGACAGAGGTGATCTGTTACAACAGATAGACCACTTAAAAGCATGGCGTATGGTGTTAGGTTTTCATGTAGAACCTTACCAACTTATTACGTCACCTTTTAGAGCAGATGCTAACCCTTCTTGTTACTTGTCTGAGTACAAAGGTGTATTGTTGTTTACTGACTGGGCTTTTACAGAATACAACAAGTACACAGTGATACATGCTATAGCTCATTTGTCTGGCAGTAGTTTCAGAGAAGCTTACTGGCAGCTATATGAATGGCACTGGTATGGTAAAGCTATACAAGTAGGTAGTATCACCTGTACTAGTGTAACACGTAAAGTCAATAGGTTGAATGGTAAAGATATATTCTTTGAACCATTTTACATTGACGGTAAACCAGCATATACTACAGCGGATAGAGACTATTGGTCTAAGCGTAATATAACCTATCCAGAGTTATTTAACGGTAATCAGGGTTGCTATTCAGTGCGTTATCTACTTGTCAATGGTTATAGTAAACCACCAAAGACATATCCTTGTTATGCGCTGACATTTAACAACAGTGACCATTTCAAAGTGTATTGTCCTTTGAACAGTAAAGAAGAGAGGTTTCCAATGAGTACAGCTACCAAAGATGATTATTGGAAATGGGGTCATGGTACTAGTGAATGTGTTATAACTAAATCTTTCAAAGATGGTGTATTGATACATAAACTTACAGGACTTGACACCTATGCTTTTCAATCTGAATCTATGTTACCTACAAATCTAGAAGTGCTATCTCACTATGATAAAAGAGTTATAGTGTATGATAATGATGCTGCAGGTATTACAGGGTCTAACAAAGTCAAAGCTATGTTTGATACTAGCTTTACTGGTAACAACAAACAAGTATGGTATCCAGAAGCACTAGGTAAAGACACTGATGACATGGTAGTTAAAGGTTATGGAAATTTAGCTAAGTCTCTTATTATGTTATCTAAATAATTACTACTTTTACATTATGAAGACAACTCAAGGTAAGAGAAACAGACTCAATGGACACAACTTTGAAAGACTTATACGTAAGCTGTGGATAGCTGCAGGTTGGGTACATGCTTTAACTTCAAGGTCAGAGAGTAAAAATGCAGATGACCAGGGGTTAGACTTAGTACATACTGCGCCATTTGGTGTACAGTGTAAGTATGCTAAGGTTAGACCAAACTACATAGAGGTACTTTCTAACATGCCAGCTGTCTTTAAAAACATATTGTTTCACAAACAGCCTAAAGGTAAAACCTATGTCATTATGGAAGAAGCTACCTTTTGGTTTATCTTAGAAAACTATGCTACAAAAATCGAAGGAGAAGGCAAAACAAATCTTGCAGTATTACCAAGTAGAAGCAGTAAGTCAGTCACTAATAAAAGCAACACTGTGGCCAAGTCTAAAGGAAAAGAAAAACAGTAATGCTATGTTAGCTGGTAGTTTGTTTGACTGCTTAGTTACCACACCTGAGTTAGAAAAAGAGTTGTTTATACAGTGGACACAGTCTGTACCTATCCCTAAAGGTAAAGTGAAAGAGGTGGTAGAAGCTTTCCATAAAGCATTACCTGAAGCTACATTGTTGATGGAACATACTGAAGAATTGTTCTCTATCTTAGGATCCATGCAGTATCAAACTAACTGGAGTAGAGAGGTAAGACTTAATTCAGTCATTGTTAAATCACATGGTCAAGCTTATCTAGACCACTTGTTCTTGTTGGGAGATAAGAAACTAGTTGATGCACCTACCAGGATTAAGGTAGGAGGTTATGCTAATGACCTTAGAGCTATGTACTACGAGTTGATCAGCAAAGCACAAACTCAAGTACCTTTGTATTTCACTTATGAAGGTATAGCTTGTAAAGGTCTGGTAGATATTCTCATTGAAGAAGAAGATGCAGTATCTTTTTATGACCTCAAGTTTACAGAGTTGTCATTAGATGATTACTACACTGAGATTAGAAGGAGAAGGTCTGACCTGCAACTATCTTTTTACGGGTATGGTATTGAACAACTGTATGGCAAACCAGCTACAGGTAGTTTGTTAGTTTATTCTGCTGTAGATAGAGCTGCTTCAGTAATAACTTTATCTAATGTAGATATGGCTATTGCTAGATATGGTGCTATCAAAGACACAGGTAAGATTCACATTAACAACACAACAATAGAGAATAGAATACGTATCAAAGGATGGGAAGATTTCTTTTATCCTAACAAGTTAGAAGGTACTGTTGACTCTATCTGGAACTAATTTATTCATTCACAATTATATCATTATGACTTTAGAAAAATTGTTTGAGTACAAAGCAGTAAAAAGCAACAACAACTTTGTAACACTGCCTGATCCTGAACAAGTACTTGCTCCAGCTCTGGAGATACTTGAACCACATGTCAGCAAGTTCAATGTTTATGTACAAGATGCTTCTAGACAAGCTGTAGAAGCTGACAACACTACTGAGTACAAGATTGCTGACAGAGTACTTGTTGAAGCTGTACTGAATCCAGACACTTATCAACATGGTGTAGATAAGTTTAGTACTGTAATTGGTTTCTTGTGGGCACTTGACGTTAAGACTCCAGCAGCTAAGGTGTATCTTGGTTTTGAAAACAGTGCTTGTCTGAACTTGAGTGTATTCAATGCTATTGACATTGTAGAAAAACCATTTGCAGCCAATGACTTTAACGCTATCTATGATTCAGTTCGTAACTTTTTGAATAGAGCTGAAGATCGTAGAGAAACTTTGGTAGAAGCTGTAGAGTACATGAACTATGAGATACTTGAAGAAGATGAGTTTAACAAAGTACTGGGTGAAGTAGTTGTTAAAGCACATCTTACCCAGAGTATGTCTTCCAATGCTTCACAAATGGTTGATCATCTGATTAAGCCTAAAGGACGTTACTACAAGTCAGACAAGAAGTTTACTCGTTGGGATATGTACAATGCTTTGACGTTTACTATGCCTAAGTTTGATGCTTCTACTAGTTCACCTGTAAATATCAAGACTGCAGACAAAGTACTATCTGCTTACCAGTTCTTCAAAGGATGATTGACATAACGACAAAAAACCCTTATCAGAATCGTACTGGAGCTTATCTAGCTCAACCTCTCATATCTAAATTACACTATGACACTAGAGTGGTAGTATGTAAGTTTAGATTGATGTGGGGTTTGTATGATATGGATTATGTGTTAGCTAAACGGTTAAAGACATATCCAGACCATAAGAAGCTTTTTGTCTTGTTAAACCTATCTGGAGATACGAAGAAAGCTATGAAGACTATTAGGAATGATGCTTATTTTTACGATGCTTACCCTGTAGATTTGAAAAACAAACACAAGGTAATGGTAGTATTTAAGCTCCCTAAAGTCATACATAAAGCTTTCAATAAGTTTATGGAAGGTAAGTTTTCAGAGATGTACCCACACAATATGTTATATGAGTTTGGTATATACAACGATTCTCGTGTACATACGGTACTTACTAGAAACTACAACGACAAAGAGTACTTAGATATTTATCTGAAAAGGATGCTAGATACGTTTGGTGTAACTAAAGATGCTGTAGTAGATGAAGAACTGGACAACCATTTCATTAGTCCTACTGTTGAAGCATTTAATGTTAACCATACTGGATTACCTAGAAGTGCTTAGTGTAATTATTATTGTTCAACCAAAGGGGAGGGGGTCATACCTCTCCCTTCTTTTAACTTTGTTTATGGAAACTTGGTTTAGAGTAGATTCAGCACTTGAAAGTATTGAACCTATTGAAGTAGAAAGAACTACTGAAATGTTGTTGTTTTTACCTAATGGGGATAAACTTTGGAAAGCCTCTAGTTATGTTAGGTATTTCCCTACACGTGAAGATGCTAAGCTGTATATCATACATAAGCTACAAAACTTGATTGATGAAGCATATAGTAGGATGCAGTTCTATAATGACAAACTACAAAACGCTAATAAGCTATGAAGTTAGATGGAGTTGATGGTGTAATATCTACTAATGCAAATAGAGTAGAAGTTATTACAGATGAAGGTAGGGCTTATACTAACTGGAAAGCATCTAACATTGTACAGTTGTATTTGCAAGATGAAGGACGTACTTTGAAGATATTTATCAGTCAAAATAGAGAGATACCTACACATGTAGATTTTTATCGTTACGTAGAAACCAACTACGACAGAGTAGAAATGGATAACAGAGGAAGATGTTTTATTAACAAGAATGAAGGTATACGTACTTTAACCTTAGAAGAAGTATATCAAGAGTTTACTAAAACTAACTTATGATCAGCATTGTAGACAACTGGTTGAAAAATTTTGAAGTGGATTTGAATAGGAATCCAGCAGTGATAGAGCTGTATGAAAAACTTATTCAAGAAGAACTAGCTGAGTTGAAAGCTGAAACAGAACCAGGTGAATCTGAACTGAAAGAATGTGCAGACTTGTTATGGGTTACGCTAGGTCTGTTGCTAGCTAAAGGTTACACTTCAGAGCAACTAAGTCAAGCACTTAACCTGGTGGCAGTAAGTAATTTCTCAAAGCTTAGCACTGAACAAGAAGCTAAAGCATTTGTAGAAGCTAACCCTGGTACTAGCTACAAAGTAAATGAGTTTGGTAGATGTATTATTTTGAACGCTAACGGTAAAATTCAAAAAGGTCCTAACTATGAACAAGCTAAACTCTCGTCTCTCTTTAGGGTGGGTTAGACCTGCTTTACTGATTGTTATGTTAGCTGCTGCACTGGTAGTATTAGACCCTGTACGCACTAAGGTTGTTACTAAGACAGTGACAGCTAGTTGTCCTATTGATATGAACTTGTTAGTAGATCAGATTGTTCAACAAAGTCCAGACGTGAGTAGAGAAGAAGCTAGGGCTTATGTAGAACATGAACTAGCTAACTTTAGTCGCAGACTGGTTCAAAATCAAAACAAATGATGGAATCTTTCTTCAGCTCCATTGTACCCATATTAGTTGTATCTGGCTTAGGTCTAGGTATATACTTTATTGCCAGGTCAAAGAATGATGGTACTGGCTTAGTCAAAGAGTTTAAAGCTAAAAAAGTTATCTTCTTAGAAGTGATACTTGCTGGTATGAACTTGATAGAAGCTATGGTAGCAGCTGAAATCAGTGAGACACAAGGTGTTAACTATGCTACTAGACTAGGTATGCACTTGTTTTTAGCTCTACTCAGTATCGTGGTAGGTACTACTTACTTTAGTCAGTTGAGAGATATGGCTATAGCTATCAAAGAAGTGAAGAGACCTACTGTCATAATCAAGGAGACAGTAGAAGTACTCTTTGCATCCGTGTTGCTGTTTGTACCTCCTTTTGCTAACACTATGTTTATTGTATTGGGTAGAGGTAAAGCAAACGAGTTAGAAGCTTTTATGGGTAACATGGGTCACTTGCATGTTTTTCAAGCAATGTTTTCTGTAAAAGACCCTGTTAGTTTCGTAAGTTCTATTATCTTTGTACTTCATGTTATAGGTATCATCTACTTAGGTTTGTATGGTCTTGAACTAGCTAAAGACCAGTTAGAAACAGAACCAGAAGATGAACCAGAACAAGAGATAACTGTTAAACCTATTAACAAACCTGGAGACTTGTTTAACAAAGACAATTTAGGAGATAGGTTTAAACCAAGATAATTGTATTTTAGTCATACTGGGATTCTCTTCAGGAGGGGTAGTTACTAGCTATCCCTCCTTTTTTTTTACCTGGTCGCAGCTTGATCTGTTTCTAGTATATCTAAGAACTTACGTAGCTGATAAGCACCTTGAATCAGACCAGTAGTATAGTGCAACTTACCTGTCTTATCTCTAGCATCTTCTCTACCAGAAAGTACATCAATGGTTTCATCTACAGTGTTGACCAATAAGTTCTTCACATGATTCAACAAGCCTGTGATAGGTATAGGGTTAGATACAAGCTTGATGTATTCAGCAGGGTCATAGGTAAAAGATACTTCAGTCTTAGTTCTGTTAATTACCTTATACATCTGGTGTGTAAGCCACATCTCTGACCATAGTGGTTCACCGTCATCATCCCAGTCTGCACCTAACATAGCTATAGCACCTACTAACAACAACATTACTTCAATCTCACCTAGTGCTGCTCTAACCTGTCCTTGCCTCATAGCTATAAATGATTCATAGGTAGGGAACTTAGCTAACATGCCTGGGTAGTTTTCATACTTCTTCTTGAACATAGCATAGTGTTTTTGCATAAGTTCATCGTTAAGTACTAACTTACCGCCTATCATTCTAGCTATGCTGTTGTATGTCAGTAAGTTCTTACCTACAAAACCTATTGTTCTAGCTAGTGTCCTAAAGAAATACACTACTGTATTAGCGTTATCTTCAAACTCATTGTTAGCCCATACAGCTCTATACCTACCTTCTTCAGATACATCTAGTACATCGTTAAACCTCAATGCACCAAACCTTTCTTTTAAGATAGAAGGCATCCATGATTTAAACTGCATGATGATCTTACCTGCTAATGTAGTCTGCCAATAAGCTATATCTTCTTGTGATAGTGTACCTGTAACTCTTTTTTGACCAGCTCTCACAGCTTGTTGAAACTGCATGATAGCTCTCTTGCTCTGTTCTTCATCTAAACCTTCAATAGACCAAACATTGTTATCAGACAATACCATGCTGTCATATACATTTTTAGTTCCAGCAGGTAGGTTTACTAACAACCTTACATTACCGTCTTTGTCAAAGCCATAAGATTGAGCCATAGCTACAGTGATGTGGTTATCTAACCTCTCTTGACCATAAGACCACGGAGCCATGAGTAAACGTTGATCTAAGTATCTGTTAAGGTTGCTGCTATACAACGGATTACCTAGAACACTCTTGATACCACCTTCACGCTGTCTCATAATATCAGTTAACATATCTTCATTGTGTACACCAAAGAAGAAAGCTATAGAGTGGTATTTCTTATGGTCTTTAACCATTAAGTTAGTTGCTTTGTTCCACTTCTTTGTATCCCATATCTGTCCTTTTACTGCTTCTAACCTAGCGTTGACCTGACCAGCTACATAAGATGATGCAGCAGGGATGATACCTAGACCTAGTGACCTCAGTGAAAAATAAGACAACAGCTTTTCAACTACATACTTAGTGCTAGGACTCACGTTGCCTTGTGTCTTGATACCATACAGGTGATAATCTTTTATAGCATCAAATACAGTAGCTGTCATAGATGCAGAACCACTCTTCTCTTTAGTAGCTGCATTGTGCATGAAGTCAAATACTTTTCTACCCCAACCTCCTTCTTCATACTTAACCATTTTTATCATGTCTTGTAAAGCTAGTACTTCAGCTTCTATCTTTGACATGTGCTTGTGGTTAGATACAGTTTTAGCCATCAACCTGAATGAAGCAGATATATCTTTGCTCAACTGTGCTGTATCTATGTTACCGTCACTATCTCTGAATGGTTGGGTGAAGTATAGAGGTATCTTTTTATCTTCCATTTCTTCATACTCCATAGAACCAAACATCTGACTATCTTGTTTGACTTCTAAACTCTCCTTCACATCTTTCAACAAGGTAGGAAAAGCTCTGTCTCTACCTAGTTTCTCAATCATAGAAGCTCTCACCATAGGGTAAAACAAAGAACTGTGTATCATGTCATATCCTACCTCACTTCTCCATTTAGCTACAGTGTCGTGTAAGAACTGATAATAGTTTAACAGAGGTGCATTATCTTTGATAAACCTATACTCTTGTGATTCATTAGCTATGATTACTGCTGGCTTTATCTCTAACCAGTAGTTCTTTTTAAACCATGCTTTTCTATGTAGTGGCTGACCTAAGTTGTTTAACGACAAGTCATTGTTTTCTTTCCATGTAGCTATAGAGTTTTTGATAAGTCTCTCTCTGGTAGCTGTATCTTCTACTTTCTTGTATCTCTCTGTATATACTTCAGTGATTTCTTTCAACGTAGCTGCATACCATTCAGGGTAGGTTTGTCCTTTAGCGTTTTTACCTGACCTTCTCTGGTAGTTGTTTAAGAAGAAAGATACATCTTCTCTAGACCTAGCTTCATTGATTTGTTGTCTAAATGACTGACTCACCCTACCATAGAACAATGCTTTGTCTTTATCTACCAGATAGTTAAACACTTGTTCCATGGTCTCACCTCTAGACCTAGCCCATTCTAATAACGGTTTCTCTACTTTAGCTAGAGCTTCATCAAAGTCTCTTAGTTCTTTCCTTTGCTCATTATACCCTTGCTGAAACAAGTCTTGTGCATGTCTAAGTATAGGGTTTTGTGATTCAGTAGTAGTGCTTGCAAGTAACGTTAGTAAGTCATCTTCACTGAGTCTTATCTCGCCACCTTCCATGTTTATCTTGCCATATCTACTTTCTATGTTAGCTAACAACTTGTTGATGTAGTTCTCCCACAGTATAGCAGCTGTCTTAGCTAGTTCTTCTTCATGTATGTCTAATCTTATGTTGGTCTCACTAGCACTATCTGTTAAAGCTCTTTTAAAGTCTATGACAGCTTTGATGTAGGTATGACTTTCTTTGAGCTTAGCAAAGTCCATTTTGTTTATCTCATCTTCAGTTAAGGTGCTAGCTAGCTTCACTGCATCTTTCACCAAGTAGGTAGCATCCATGTTGTTGGTGAAAGCATCTATAGCGTCGTAGATAGATTGTAACCTCTGCTCCAACTGTGGTCTATCCATTCTACTAGACTTAGACATAGCTTCTTTGAGGTTTTGTATTTCCTCGTATCTAGTCTTTAAAAAAGCATTGATTGCGGCATTGTCATAGTTAGCTGTACCTACTGTTTTAAACGCAGTAGATAGTGCTTTATCTTCTCTGCTTACACCTATGATGTTGTTTAACCCTGATATTTTGTTCTTGTCATCGTACTTATACCCCATCAGTAGAGGAACCATCTTAGTGTATCTTACATTGGTAGTGCCATAGTATTCCAACAACACATCTTTGTAAGTATTCATCTGTATCTCCCATCCCATTCTAGTGCTGTAAGGTACATAGTCTGTTGTACTTAGCTGTATAGCACCATCAGCATTACGAGTTACTGAACCCCCTTTAGGACTCATTGTTTTAAAGTCATATATAGCTGTACTACCATCTGAAAATACAGCTACTAAATCCATAGTACCTCCAATGCTTCTACGTGGATCAACTACTACATTCTCAGTGAGCAACCTAGCTGTCTTAGTGCTGTCTATACTGTTTTGCATATCTTTCACTTCAGACAAGATAGCTTTTACACTAGATACTAATGAAGCTAGTTGGCTATCTGTAAGTGCATATTCACCTTGACCAAACATGTTTATCAAAGCTTCAGCATCCATCTTACCTGTAGCTTGTACCTGGTCTATCATGGTCTGCATAGCTTTATGCACCTGAGTACCATACTCCATCTGTTTGGTGTTATCAGCTTTCCTGTCACCAAATATCTTTCTGTAGTATCTAGCTACTGCATCTGTAACTCGATTACCTAGATATATCTCAGTATAGCCTCCTTGTCCATCTAGCACTGTATAACGCTTTTGGTCATCTCCTACCTTACTAGCATCTACAGTTTGTTGTTTTAACTTTACTGCTTGTGAAGTAAATTCCAAAGCATTGACTACAGCTTCTTGTGATTTTTCACCACCTGTAAGACTTATGAACAACTTATTCTTTACCGCCTCACGTAGCTCCATGAAGGTAGGTGTTTTACAACTCATATAGCACAATCTAGTTCTAGTACTCCTTTGTCAAAGAGACTGGTTAAATAATCGGTTTCTTCAGCAGTGAATCCAGCAGGTAGTTTCTTGTTTGAACTTTGCCATATATCTACTGCAGCTTGTCTATCTTTCTCCATACGTTCTACATAGCTTTCTACCACTACTGTATCTTCTTCTCTATCCGTTATGCTGTCAAAAGCTTCTGGTATAGGTTTAAGATAACCGTCTTCTATGTTGAACAAAGTTATACCTGACTGCCTATGTAAAGCATTTAAGTAAAACCCTATGTTCTTAGACACCTTCATGTTAGCGTCTATAGCTTTGTTGGTATATAAGTAAGATAGAGCGTTATCTAAAGGGTTGTTAAATGGCTTGCAACTCATAGCTTATCTTTAAGTTCATTATCATATAGTCTTAGTTGTACAGGGTCAGTACCAAAGAGGTCTAATCTGTTCTTCATGTCGTGGTATTCCTCTAGTTCATGTATCTGTATAGCTATGTATTTCTGTGCTATGTTAAAAGACTTCATACACATAGCTTTCAAAGCCGCCTTAGCTAAGTCTTCACATTCTTGTGTCACTTCATATTCATGTTGTAAGGTAGTACGTATGACACCATCTAACCCTTCAAATGATTTGTCAGGTACAATGATGTCTCTAGTCTCAGGTTGTATGTCTAAAGCTAACAAGTATTCTCTAGCTATGTCAGCATGTTCTAGTTCTTCTTGTGCAAACTTGTGCCACAACTTAGCTGCATTGAAATAACCAATGTCTTGTAGGTGTACTGACATCTTTAAGTACAGCCTGGAACTAGATTCTTCGTGGTTTATACGAGTGTTGAATAGTTCTAATAAATCTTTATCTAACATCATGTTGTTATGTTTTTACAAAGTTAATCAAAGTTTAGGACAATTATTTTTAACGTTAGTCCAGTTTTTACCTGAGCTAGTTTGTACATATTGTTTGAACTGTTGTATGTCTGAGTTAGAACCTAAGATGTGTATTTGTTCTGAAGTTTTTACAGCATAGTTTTTACCAAATTCAAACTCTTCACCTCCTGGGCCAGCATCTTCAACTTGTTCAAAAATCAAAGAGTCACCTTTAAAAGTATTTAAGTAATCTAACGCATTTTGTCCATCTCCTCTAGTGCTACCAGCAAATCTTAAAGTATCAACACGATCTGGATTTACAGCGTTAATTATAACAGATATAGTATTGGAAGTAGACGGTTTATGAAACTGTTTAGAATAATCAGTAGAAGAAGCTTTCATATATTCTATAGTTTTTTGAACTATAATATCTATTTCATCATCACTAATTTTATATGTTTCTTGAATTATGTTTAGTTTTTCTTCAAACAATTTTACATTTGTTTTAAGATCTGACGCTAAAGACTTTAAATCTACACTATTAAATATAGTAGCTACTTGTTTATTTTCGCCAAACCAGTAACCATACTGATTTGATTTGTTAGTTGTTTTCTTAGAACCCTTATCTAGTGCAAATTTTTCTTTTTTAAACCAAGTACCAACTGTACCGTGATAAACAATATCTTTAACCTTACTATCAGGAAATACAGTATCTAAGTATTGAGAATATTGTTCTTGTGTACCTATACTAGATAACTCTGGAGTTTGTTCAAACACAAACTCTACACCAGGTTTGATAGGTTGTGTTGTATTTAAATCCTGTCTTGTTAAATCTGACTCTACAGTTGTTGTCTGTCTGCTAGGAAACAATAATCCAGTAATGTCATTAACTGTTAAGTTTTCAGGTAATTGGTTTAAATCTTTTTGTGGCAATATTTTTTGAAACACATCTTCATTCTCATCATAATAATCTTCGTCAATAAGTACTACTCTACTTGTAATTAAACTTCTAGGATATTTTTTAGCTGCTTCTTTAAGTGCTGCTACTTTAAAGTTAATTACTGCTTGAGAAATATATTCTTTTTCTTTAATGTTTGTTTTAGGTTTATTACTTTCATATTCTTCTTTTGTAATTTCAATCCACGTGTCACCTTGACTTTTTGAATATTCTTTATTAAAATATCTTATATACCTTATTCCATTTGCATAGTATCCAAATATCCCTGAGCCATCTGAATCTTCTACTTCAGATACTACTAACTGTTTAATGCTCTGAATATCTGTAGTATTATTTCTTGTTTTAATCGGTTTTTTACCTTTTATTATCTCAAACTCAAATTGACTTGCGTTCAATCCTTTAATTGTTTTTTTACCATTACTTATATCGTATAATCTAAGTTCACCTCCTAAATAAGTATTTATGATTTTAAAACTACTGTCTCCGTCGTATGTAGCATTAGCTCCAATAAAATTTATTTTTTCTTCAACTTCAGGTTCAATTAGTTTACCATACTTATCATCTAATATTTTATTAAATTGATTTATTATTTGTTTTACTTCATACGGGACATTTTCTCCGTAACGTATTCTAAAATTATTTTTAGTTAAAGCAATTACAGATTCGTTGTAAGTATAAGTTGTTCTGTAACTATCAATTGTATCTGCAAGATTTGGTTCTATTGTACTTAAATTTCTCAAAGGAACGGATTTAGTTAAAGCTATTCCTGTTGTGATGTTATTCTTATCTGTAAAAGCTTTTTCTAAACCATTTAGTTGCCCAAACGAAGAAGTATGATTATCTGTTTTAGATGCCATTATAATATCTTCTGATTTAGGATAAGCTACAATATAAATAAAAGTTCCTTGTTTTATTCTTTTTGAAACAACTTCAATACCTTGACCTACGTTTCCTTTAGGAGCTGTAGAAAAAGATAACTCTATCTTTGTTCCAGCTTTTTCATAGTCATTTAAAATACTGAGTAAACTTTGAACCCATGATAATGTATCTCTTGCAGAATCATAATAAGCATCTTTAATATGATAAAATTCATGTCCTCTTGAATATACTTCTTCAGGATCATATTGAATATCATTTTCTTTTTTCCATCGTTCTATAATTTCTCTTGACTGTTCATACTCTTTGTTTTTTACTATAAAATCCCTTATAATCTTTATAGAAGCAATTTCTTTTTTTTCTTTATCTGAACTGTCAAACCAAGAAGATATTTTTTTCACAATACCTTCTTCAGATTTATTTTCAAACTTTTCTAATTTTTTCAACTTTGCATTTAGCCACTGAGGAGTTATGTTTTCTAGTTTTACATCAGTATCTAGAGAAGCCAAGCTTTTAATTTCATTATTAACTTCTTCTAGTGTGTCATATTTATTTCCTAGTGGAGTTGAATATTCTATTTTATAATTAGGAAGAATAATCTTATTGTTACCGTAACCCATAATTTCAGCCAGATCATTAAGCGTGGTTGTTATAGGTAATTCATCTATTCTTATTTCATCTTGTAATAAAAGACGTTTTACAAAATCAGATATCTGCTTCCAAAGTTCTTTTAATTTAGAAATAAGAGTAGCGTTTTGTTTAGTATCAAGTTTATCAGCAGCCATAAGACCAAGAAGTTCTACAATAGCTTCTTCTTGTTGTTCTTCTAACGTGTAATTTTTTTGTACGTATTTATCTGTGCGACGGTCATAGACTTGTTTGTTTATATATTTAGACTTAACTTCATTTAATACGTCTTTACCGACACCGTATTCAAGCTCCTTTAGTAAATTATCGTATAATTTTGTATTTGTTTTTTTAATAGCTTTAATAATAGGATGAGCTAATATTTCATGAAAAGGTGTGTCAGGTGTCATATGTGCTATATTAAGCACCGATGTCATACCTTTGTTGTATCCTTTCCAATCAACATTTGGATTATTTTCAAATTCTACTTCACCTCCTATTCTATTAGCAATTTTATAAGATAAATCTTTTAAAGCTGCAATAGACCTGTGTCTGTCAGTAGAAAAAGGAACTAACACTTTAAACAAAGTACTAACAAGTGGTTCACCGTTGTTATCTGTATTAGGTAACTTATCAGCTTTCCAATTACCAAATGAATCTACAAAACTAGCTGTATATGCTTTACTCCATGCAGCTAAAGCTATTTCTTCATTGCTGTTATCTTTAAAGTATTCTGTATCAAGTATTGATGACACATACTTATCTGTTGTAACAACTTGTTTAAATGCAGGATTTACAAGTTTAGACTTCAACGTGTCATACAACATACTAGGTTTACCGTTAGGTGCTAGTACTTCAATTATGTTGTTGGTGTTATCTCTTTTTATCTGACAAGCCATAATTAGTTTATTTAACACTGAGTTTTTAATTCGTTAGGTATGTCTGTTAAAGAAAAAGTTGTTCGTGATCCATCAGTTCTTAGTTGCTCAACTACTTCAGCTAATGCTGTAACGTGTGTTCCTTGACCTCTATTTGCTAACTTACCGGCATATAACAATGTAGCACCGTCTAATTTACCTTGATTAATTTGAGTAAGTATCCATTCTCTTTGTTGTGAGTTTATTTGCATTCCGGTGTCATTATTAAAACCAAACTCTTCTAAAAGTCTTTGTTTTAAATATTGATATGTTTGAGGAGCTTTTTCTTTTAGTTTAGCTAGTCCAGTACCTAACCCATCTTTAGGAAATACTACATTTTTTCCAATAGCTTTTATTTTAGAAATATCGCCATCTATTACAATTTTATTTTTAGCTAAATCTTTATCAGTCATAAAAGCAGACTCTGCATTAGAAGGAGCAAGTTTAGTAGCAATACCCATAGCATTAGGATTATTTCTAATCTGAGCTTGCCCTCCTGTACCAGTTCTTTGAGTATTATCTCCAAAAACATATATTTTATTTAAATTAGTTTTCACATCAGCATTTGTGTATCTGTCAACAATTTCTAAATTTGTAGTAATCCAATTCTTATAAGCCGCCACCGCATCAGCAATTGAATCTACTTTAACAGTATTACCGTAACCAGCTTCACTAAAAGGATTGCCAAAATGTTCATTTGGATTAGCTGCTGTAGTTCTCATAACATTTACACCTTCAGCTGTATAAACAGGTCTTGATTCTAAATCTCCTTTCCATTCTCTAGACAAATCTATTGTAGGTTTTGATACAGATAACATTGTTTTCTCTGAAACTTTCTTAAACATATCAGGTTTAACTTGATTCATAGTTGCTGGAGTATTCCAACGCATAACATAAGGATTAGATAACCTGTCTATAGTCAATGCACCATACTTGTTTTGACCTCTGCTGTATCTAACTCCATTATACACATTGTTAACACCATACTTTACCAGGTTAAACTGTTTAGCTTTATTTCTAAATGCTTCTGGATAATAAGAAGGTACAGCATTGGCATATTCAGCTATCTCATTCACCCCTATATTCATATCGTAAAACCCTACCTCTTTAGCAAAATCATTGAACACTTTGTAATCTATAGCTTCAGATACAGTGAATGGAGAGAAGCCAAACAAAGACTTTACATAAGCGTTGTACATGATAAACTTACGTTGTTCTTCTACACTCAAGTCTTGAAAGTTATCGTACATATCTTTTAAATACAACTCATGTCCACCTCTATTTTTAAGGTATGTTATAGTAACGTTTTTATCTGTAACAGGGTCTTTAGCTACTTCTTTAACTGTCTGCAACTGTTGTAAGAAAGTATTACCATACAATATGTCTCCAGGTAGATTAGCCCTGTTAATCAACTCATCTATCCAGTTTGTCTGCATAATGTTTTCAAAGCTATACACAGGATACTTAGCTAACACTTTCTTTACAAAGAAGTGAGATTTAAAACCATTCACTAAGTCCTTCATAACTTTAAGCTTACCACTACCATAGATGCGTTCACTTACCGCTGGTACAATATCTTTATACAACAACTTAGCATCTCCCTTATATGTAAAATACAAACTAGTCAAGTTTTTGTACAGCTCCCACTGCTTGTAAAACATATTCATAAAACCATCTTCTACACTTTGCTGTATCATACTACTTTGTTGCAACTCTAATATACGTTGGTTTTGGTCTTCTACAGCAGAAGCGTTTTGTGCTGGCTTAGTATCTGGTGTATTAGCTACCCCTACCCTTAGTTGTTCATCAGCTAGTTTCTCAGTATGTATGTAAGCAGCTAACACTTGAATAGCATCTGCTTGATTAGTAAATGATTTAGCTACTTGTTCAGCAGTAACTGTGAGTTCACCTACCTTTGACAACTCATCTCTTATACGATCAGCTACAGCTTTACCAAAAGCATGTTCTAATATCAAGTCTTCTCGTTTACCTTTTAATACACCTTGTAAGTTCTTAGCTTTAACCGTAGTAGATTCAAACAAATCTTTAGCTAACAAATACCTACTCACTAAAGGAGAAGCTACAGCGTTAACCATCAACTCTGAACTTACACCTCTACGTATAGCTAACATCAAAGGGCCAATAGTGTTCTTCTGTATGTTTAACATTACAGCATACGGGTTCTTTACACCATCTACTTGAGAAGTAAGTACAGTACTCACCGACTCTGTAATGTGTCTATAATCACTGTCATACATGCTGTAATAGTTACTTCTATCTCCTTCAAAAGGTATCTTATTAACTAATACACCTTTATCTGTCAATACTCTTGATGTAGCTGTCCAACCATCTATTACAGATACAGGATACTGCTTAGCGTTGTTAGCTACCAGACCTACGTTGATCTTAGATTGAGCCATGTTTACAGCGTTGGGTAACTGCTTAGCTATACTTCCAACATCACTGAACTGAAGTGCAATAGTAACTGATTCAAGGTCGTTCTTGTCATACTTAACTTTCTTAGCATCTAGTACTTGTTTGAATAAATCTTTACTCAACCATGCTTCATTCACTGGTGCCATCAACGTATGAAAGTTCTCAGGTAGTAACAACAACTCTATCTCCGCACCTAACAACCTGTTATATACACTTTCAGCTGACTTACCAGACCTATCTATTTCTGGCATATACACTTGTTGCTTATCAATGTCGAAGTCAGAAGAACTGATAGGTACAATCTCACTAGGTAGCACTATGTAGTTTTGCATAGTAGGTAGAGCAAACTCTTTAACAGCATATACACCGTTGAATGACAGTTGCTGGTTAGGGATACGTAGTGACTTTACTATTATCTTGTTGCTACCTTTATTGTATTTCTGTATAGCCTTAGCTATGTTTGTCTCACCTGTCATAGCTAACAACTTATCAATCATGCTTACAGGTAGAGGTATAATGACTTCAGCAGGTTTCACTACTCCATTCTCTATACGGTAGTTTTGCAACCTGTTAGACCTTTGACCAGGTACATCATCTTGTCCATAACCATACACGCTAAATTGAGCCATCATCTCACCTGGTCTCTTAGTACGTACAGCTTCATTAGATACTAAACTAAACAATACTGGTTCAAGCCTGTTGAAGCTAGCTAACAAGTCTATAGGTGTATCTTTATCTAGCAAGTCTACTGCAGCTAATAAGTTAGGCTGTGACAACTGTGCTTTGATAGATTCTTTCACCCTATCTAAGTTGTTTATGTTGCCTTGCTCATCTATGCCTAACTGTTTCTTTACATTGTCATAGTGCTTGTCTAACACTGCTTTTAACGCATCTCTGTAATTAGCTATAGCGGTATATATCTTACTTGCAGCTTTCTTTTGGTCTTCACTCAACTCATTCCAGGTATCTCTATTGCCAAAGTCTGCAGGTAAATCTTTAGGTATGCCTTCATTGTTATACAAGTTAGACATCATAATAGTTACAGACTGAGTAGCGTTCTTTATCTTACCTTTTTCTTCATTAGACATAGCTACTTGTTCTTTGAGGTAGTCTGCCCTAAGGTAAGAGAATGTATTGTCTTCAACAGAGTACTGTTCTACGTCAATGTTTTCTATGTTAGCAGGTACAGCTTTCTTAGTAGCACTATCTAAAGGCAGTATGTCTGTACCATTCTTTAACATGTATTCGTGCAACTGCTTTAACTTACCTGTACCTAACGCCATACTAGGTGTTATCAGGTGAAATGAAGTCTTCCTAATACCGTTAACAGTTACTTCTTGATGTGTAACTGGACCAGAATAGATAGGTTTCAACATAGTGAATGGAGCTAGAAGTTTCTTTCTCTTCTTGTCCATATCTTTAAATGCACCTGGTCTAGTGTTAGCACTATCTTCTTGATCCATCAACTTAACAGGTTGATACCCTACTTTATTGACAGCACTCACTTTACCATCAGCACTTAGATATACTAACGGGTCTAACGTGTTTTGATTAAGTATAGCTAGTTCAAGCTGAAAAGTGTTCTCTAGCTGCTGAGACCATTGACCTAACCTTGTCTTGTACTCTCTATAAAAAAACATGTTGGTATAGGTAGCACCATCAGCTTCTTCATAATCTTTGAAAGCAATTATCCATTCTTCAGCTCTCTGTTCAGCTATTGTCTCTGGTAACTTGTCGTAGTTGATTAGACCATCTTTAAACACTTGCTTCATCTGTGCTAACTCTTCTTGAGTTAAAGATGTACGTGGTCCAACTAATGTTTTCTCTTTGATGATACCTTGAGACTTGAGTTGTGGATCACCATACGTATAAGTTACACCGTCAATAGTATAAGTGTCTTTCTTATTGCTTTCAACAACTATCCTGTTAGTGTCTTTGTCATTTACTAAAGGAACTCCAGATGAAGATAAACTTTGAATACGCTTAAACAAGTTAGCCATGTTAGGATATTCACCAGCATAACCAGAGAATACTCTTAAATCTTCATGGTAGTGGATGATGTATTTCCTAGCTACCTGTCTCATAGCAGGTTCTACCTTACCTTTCAAACTGTCATATATCTCTTTAGATAAGTATATAGGCACTCCATCTATGGTAGGTATAGTACCAGAAGCATCTGCATATACATCTTTCAAGTATTGCAAGAAATCATCTTCCAACTGTTTGACATAACCTTCTAATGCTGACTTGTATTTATCTGCTAGCTGTCTAGGTGTAAGGGTAACATCTTTGCTTAAATCTTTTATATTTAAGAAAGAAAACAACTTGAGCTGATCACCTCCCATCTTCTTAAATACCTTGTAGTCTTTTCTGTTTGACCATACTCTAAGTTCATCATACAACAAGTTAGCTAGGTAGTTTACAGGGTTTACATTCTCTAAGTAGTCTTGTTTGCTTTCAAAGCTACCTGCAAAGATAGAACCTCTATCACCATGCTTTATACCAAAATACTTTACTTCTGTACCTGTAACTGTTAAAGCAGAACGTATAAGCATAGGTATCATGTCTGGTGCTAACAAGTTCTTAGCATCTACACCATCTGTATAAGTCATCCCTGTGAACAAGTTGATGTTAAACCTGTCACCTAATAACCATTGTTTTAACAATACAGAGTTTGTTCTCCAGTTACCTTCACTGTCTTGATAGAAGTTAAAACTATCTTGTACGTAGAAAGGAAGTAGCTTCTCTAAATATGCTATACGTTGTGATACTATATCTCCTTCTTCATCTACTGGTAGGTTCACTACATAGTTTATAGCGTTTTCAATTTGTTTCTGATAAGTGGTCTTAGTGAATGGAAACACCCTGTCATTGTTATGGTTTAATATAACTCCTTGCTCATTAGGTGCATATCTGTTAGCTACAGTTAATACTTTACGCAAGCTACCTAGTATAGCATAGTCTCTACCTTTAGGGTCTAACATCAGCTTTCTGTCAAACACATTGGCAAAAGATAAGTTAGTACCAGATACATTTTGTACTGTTTGTAAGAAATCCGTTGTAACAGTAACCATGTCTGTTATAACTCTTTTAACAGTGTTGTTGGAACCAGGCAGTACAGTGTTTAATATCTCACTGGTGAGTGTTATACCTGTCAATGCTTTAAAGTTAGCTATGAGGTTTGGATTTTGTAAAGCATCTAACAAGTCACTATTAGATTTATATGCAGATAACAACCGCATCTTCATATCTCTAATCTGTGTCTCAAACCTGGTATTCTCATCTAAAGGTTGTACTTGCAAATTATCTTCAGACCATACCCCTTTATACATCTCATAGTACACGTTGTTGAGACTAGCTAAGAACTGGTTGCGCAACTTAACTTTAGCTTCACTAGCAGGTACTCCAGCTACTGTGCCTAACCTCTCTAACAATACTTTTACCCAGGGTTTCTCATTGATGTTGGCTCTCAATACAGCTTCTACGTTGTTCCAGTTTTGAGGTGTATCTTTAAGCATCTTGTACAACGTATATATAATATCGTTGAATGGTACTAGCTTAGGTAGCTTGTAATGCTTTGTAGGGGTATCACTGATGATAGATACAGCTAACAACTTTACAGCTCTAGTCACATGGTCTAGTGGATCACTCTCCCATGAAGCTTTCATAAAGGCATAGTCATTACCTACACTGTCTTCATCACCTTCATCTTTTTTAGTATCTGGATCAGCATCATCCCCTTCTTCTAACTTAACACTGTCTTTATTTAAGCTTATATTTAATGTGCTTAACCTGGCATTGAGGTCATCTAACAGTTTAGATTCAGGTCTAACCATCAACTTATCATTGACTACTTTTAACATGTCCGCATCTAAAGCGTGAAGTACTCTAGTGTCTTTGTTAGGGTCTTTTTCTAAAGCATCATATACATTTAATATAGCTCTGCCTAAGTAGCGTGTAGGTTCAACATCATCAAATGAACCTTTATCTGCTATATCGTTGAACAAGTTAGACATCATGTCAGCTACAATAGCTTCAACAAGTTCATTCTTCTGGTCAGTGGTAAGCTCTAACACTAATGTATCACCATTAAGCCCATCTGCTTTGTAGTTGAGTTGTATTCTAGCTTCAGCACCTTTGACACTATAAGACTTTACAGGTGCAGCTCTAAACCCTCCTTCACGTATAGTTCTGTATATACCTTCAATGTCTTTTAACCCTAACATCTTACGTATAAAAGCTAACATACGTTGAAAGAAGTTTTGTACAGGCTTAGGTACTACATAGTTACCATCAGCTAACTGATACATCATAAATTCATCTGCTAACAATTCTTCAATCAACGTATCTGTATCTGCTTCTGGGTATAGTTTCTTCTTGTTCTTTAGTGATTCTTTAAACCCTTGTCTCCCTTTATATTCCTGTAACAATGCTTTACGTTGTTCATCAGTAAGCATCATTCTAAATACTCTATGGAAAGCTTCGTGGTATTCATCACCTTGTACAAACATATCTGACAGTAGTATCTTACCATCTTCTTGAAACCTACCTACAGCTTGGTTGTTAATAAGTCCATGTACTAGTTCAATGTCAGACTCTTCCATGTCTAACAAGTTAAGTACATTTTGTTTAGCTTGATTGATGCTACCTAGCTGCACTCTACCTTGTGCAATAGCTTCTAACATCTCATTCTTAGAATAAGTCTTATCTCTGTACGTATATTGACAAGCCATTTATTTACAGTTTGTTTTGTTTATAATACCTCTACTTACAGCTGCTTCTAATATTGATTCTGCATCTCGTCTTAAATCTGCTTTCTTACTAGTTTTAAACTTCACTAAGTCAGCTATTGCATTTACTTTTGTAATGTAAGGATTGTTATACATTGACGTATCTCCTTTCAAAGCTTTCCTAAAATCTTTCCTGTTATTATAACCTAAAGGCAACAACTTAGCGTAGTCTGGTTTCATTGAAGTAGGTATCTCTGTTACATACATGTTTAAAAGTACAGCCATAGTTCCTTGTGCTGCTTTCTCTATGTTTAACAAATCACTAGACTTCTTGATGTTTAACGCTTCTCTAACTTCTGGAGCTATACTTGTAATACGTATCTGAGTAACTCCTACAGAAGGATTCTTATCTATACCAAAACTCTGTAAGTCTAATTGCACAATGTCTGTCAGATAGCCTAACCTACCTCTTACCCTACCATATTCACCAAAGCTACTCTCTCTACCAAAAACACCATAAGCTAACTTAGCTATGTTATCGTATGTAGCTGAAGTTACTGTAGGATACAGCTTAAGCAGTTGTGGTTTCACATTAAACAAGTTGTCTAAGAATTGTTGGCCATGAGGTGTAGTTTGATCTACTTCATAACCTTTAACATCTTTCTGTAAAAACACTCCTACTTTATTATAGTTTGGTCTAGCTATGGCAGATATTAACATCTGACCCCATATACTCTTAACCTTACCCTGTAACACATCTTCAATGTTATCCTGGTGTACTCTACCATGAATGTTGTGTTCTAAAACTAGTTTACCATCACCAGACTTTTTGATGATACCAGCATGTGAAGTATATACGTCTATACCTTCCCTATATGCTTGTTCAGTAAACATAGAACCTTCATAGAACAAACTTACTACATCTCCTTCCCTGAATGAGTTGATATCAATTTCAGATCTAGTAGCATTGATTTGATTCTTTACTGAAGCTGTTATACCTGCTTTGCTTAAACCTTCTTTCTTAACATAGTTTTTAAAAGCATTATATACAAATGTACCACCACCACTTCTAACCATATTACCTGAAGCTGTCCAGGCATGTCCAAATAAACCTATCTCATTGTATCTGTTACCACCTACAGTAGAAGCTATCTGGTTGTTAATAAATTGCTGACACCCTTCAAACTTAACATTACTAAATGTACTGGGTAAGAAACTAGCTTCTACAATGTTTACAGTATTAGGTACAGCTCTTAACGTACCATGAGGTGCTCTGATCTGACCTGTGTTGTAGTACAGCGTTAAAGCTAATCCAGATAAAGTAAGAAACTTTACAATGTCTTTAACTAGCTTACGTAGCTTTTCTCCTAATGTTTTACGTACTTTACCATCATTTTGTAAAGCAGTTCTAACTTCTTGTTCAACTAAAGCTTGTACTTCTTCTTCTTTAACGTTGTTTTCTTCTGCTATCTCTTTCTTTAACTCATCGTCGATACTATCTGCTACAGCATTGGTTATTACTGTATCATTAGTTTGTTGTACAGCTTGTTCTACTGTTGCAGTAGTAACTTCTTCATCTGGATCAACACCTGATGTGTTAAGGTTGTTACTTTCAAGTACTTCTTCTTTTTGCTCTGTAGTTAAAGTATCTATGTTGTCTATAGTGACACTGTTAGGTTCTTCATCTTGTTCTTCAGTTAATTTAACAGATACACCTTTAGACCTTAACGCTGCTATAGCTCCTTGACCTTTATTTGTATTTTTAGCTGGAGCTGGTTGTGTTACGGGTGCAACTGGTTCAAGTGGTGCTGTTTGTATATTTGGTGTTGCAGGTGCAGCTTGTTGTTTTACAGTTTCAGTTTCCTCTGGTGTTACTGTTGTTGTAGCTTCAGGTGCAGTTGCAGTTTCAGGTGCAAATGTTTGAGTTAATGTTTCAAAGATAGAACCTTTCTTTTCAGCAGCAGGTTCAGGTTTTGTTTCTTCCTCTACCTGTGTTTGCACCCCTGTCTTAGCTAATCCTTTATTTATCTTAGCCTTAGCTGCCTCCCAGTTTACACTAGCTCCAGCTTCTGCTAACATCTCTTCAATGACATTAGCTTCTTGCATGAAAGGTATAAACTTACTGTTAGATAGCTTATTGTTTAACTTGTTCTGAAACTCACTAAACGACTTACTCTGGTTCATCAAGTTAATAAACTCTTGTATAGCAGCTAGCTTATCTACACTAGCTGCTGGAGCAGTTGTTGGAGCAGGTGCAGAAGGTTTAGGTTGATAAGGTTGTTTTACCTTTATTTCTTGTTTAAACAATTCAGTGTTAACTACCGCACCACTATCATCAAACTCTAAATGTCTTTGTGCAAACCTGGGTAAACCGTATTTATCTAACACTTCTCTGCTAGGGGACTGTACAAAAGACCTGTCTAACACAGCTTTAACATAGCTATGTCCTACGTTGATAGACTTTAGTTTTTTACTACCATCCTTGTTAGTTATAACTTCCAACTTATAATGTGTACCAGACCTGTTCTGCAACAAGTTGTAGTTAGCATTGAATCTCTTTGTTCTTAGAAAATCAATCAGAGGAGCTAAAGCTGCATAGTCACCTTTCTGATATGCTTCCATGATAGATAGCGTAGTCATAGTTTGGTTTCCAAAATGCAACACCCCCTTAGTAACATAGATGTCATATTTTTTAGGAGGTCTTTTAAAGTCTGTACCCCAGTTCATAATCATGCTCATAAGTGATACAGAACCAGACTTCATGTTTAACACTGGAACATCTTTAAGGTCTACATCTTTACTACCTATACGTGTTGAACCCTCTAACCCATCCTCGTATATGTCTTCTAATTTAGATACTTTACTTATATATCCACCTAGCTTGCTAATCAGATATAGAGCTACCTCAATCTCACTATCTGTAAGGGTTTGTGTTTGTAAAGGTATCATTGAGCCATCATTCAGTTCTATGTACACTCTACCTGACTGTAACCCACTTAGTTTTTCATCTGAGAACGAGCTATCACCTATACCTTTAAAGTTAGCTTTTACTACACCAAACTTACCTTCAGCAGGATTACCTGCTTTATTTAAAGTTAAACCTAGTGATTCAAGCGTAGGAAAAGCCATAGTGTTACCTGCATCATCTACAGCTTTAACAGCTATACCTCTACTTACTCTAACTACTTTCAACACATCTCTAGCATCTACACCTAATGCTTTTTGTTCAACTGCTTTATCTCTTACTCCTTTGATGAAAGCTTCGTACTTCAACTTGTTATATACTATAGCTAGAGGTAGTAACGCACCGTACACCTCTTGCTTAGTCTCTAATCCTTCTAGTGATATGTCATACCCTTTCTCAACCATCTTAGCTTTCAATGCAGCTAACTTGTCTTTGTTGATAGGGTCTGTAGAGGTTATGTCTTTGCTCTTTAAGTCAATAGTCTTTTGTGAACTATCTAACAAGTGGTTTATGAAGTTAGACAGTAAAGCTCTATTGGCTACTTTAACCGTATCACCAAACTTAACTTCTGGAGTCATCAAAGAGTTTATCAAAGGTAAACCTTCATGGATCATCACTTTGTTATCTCTATCTAGTATGACTATATATACAGCACCTTCACGTCTATCTTGTGGTGTACCACTAATAGCTTCTCTTAACTGACTAGCTGTATCTGCATCTGTTATATCACTGAAGTCAGTATCGTTAAATGCTGGTACATAAGGTAGTACTTTAAACTCATCTCCTTGCAATGTATCTAACCATCTAAAGAATGCTTTTTGAAACTCACTAGGATTGACTACAGGTAACTTATACCCTTCTTCAGCATCTAATAATTGGTCTTTACCATTACTGTCTTGTTCTAAGTTACGACCAGAGCTAGTTGCTAAAGCTAATGTCTTATTAGTTGTTTCATCTAAATCTACTTTAGGGAAACCTTCTTCATCACTTAGTGGATCCCAGGGAGGTCTAACTTGCCCACCTGATAGCTTACGTAGCTTCTTATACACTCTGTTGTATAGGTTTTGTAAGGCTTCTCTTTGTTGCTCTACTATAGCTACCCGTTGCTTTAACTTATCTAGATTGTTATATCTAGGTTGTGTATATTCTTTTAATTTCTGTTCTGCATATTGACTAAAAAATATAGGAGACGTTACATCTAGAGGTAGATAAGGTGCTACATCTTTGACAAAGCTATCTAGTACAGATTCATACTCTGTTCCAGCAGCAACATTGTACAAGTATTTAAATACATCGTTGATGTCACCAGAGGCTAAAGCTTCAGCTAGACCAGCCCACTTATCTAGTATCTCTGTAGGTACATCTTTCTTAGTTACACCACTAGCTTCAATCTCATTAAGCAACAAATCAATTAAAGTCTTAGTGTTCTCTAAATCTATCTTTAACTGATTAAACTCTTCTACATCATTTGTTATGTTGCCTATCTGTTCATTTAACTTCAACAGTATCTCATCTATCAACCCTTGTTCAAAGATGTCAATGATGCCTTGTAGTTCAGTAGGAGCTAGTTTAGTTTCTTCTAACACAACAGCATCTTGCAGTACAGCTTCAAAGAAAGCTCTGTCATACAGTTGCATGAACCCTTCTTTAGGTTTAGCTAGCTCTACTAACTTATCTCTGTTTTGTAAAAAGTATAACTGAGTATTCTGTAAAGCATTGACTTGTGCTGTCAACATGTTTACTTCAGCTTCTAAGTTAGTTACTAAAGCTGTGTTAGTACGTATAGTTATCTCTAACTGATTCTTTAACTCCCTTAGCTTATCTGCTTCTTTTTGAAATGCTTTACGTACAGTCTTTTTCTTAGTGAACTTAGCTAGTACTTCTTCTAGTTTTTGCTTAGCTGTCTCTAATACTTTCTTAGTGGAATCTAAGTTTCTTTGTGCCTCACCTAATGTTCTTTTTAGTTCTTCAGACCTACTACCAAAAGCTGTTAACATAGCTTCTACCATAGTGTCTTGCTCAATCTTAGCTAAGTCATCATCTATCTTCTGCTTAGCTATCTTGTATTCAGCTTTAGTAAGTACAGTAAGATTGCTGAACTGCTTTATCTTAAACAACTGCAACCAGTCACTAGGTTTGTTCTTAAACCTTAACCCACTAGTTCTATTTGTTATTACAAATCCATCTGGTTCTTGTATAATCTCATAGATATTGCCTTTCTTGTTCTGTACATAAAAAGGTTCTAATACTATAGGTAGTCCAGTCTCAGGGTCTCTAATTACATTATACCCTTTGCTTAACAACACATTGGCTATGATGTTATATACAGCTACCCTATCTCCTTCAGGTAACTCTATGCCATCAAACCTTATCTTAGAACCTGCTTTAACCAGTTGTCTAGCTTGTCTATCTGCTTCCCATCTCTCTTTCAACCTGGTAGCTGTAGCATTGTCTAACAACCTAGTTTTTAGTTCTGTAGTAGTAGCATTTAACAAAGCTAAGTCAGTCATCTTAGCTTCATAGTTCACTACCCCAGACTTTATATCTGCTATTTGTGCATCTCTTTCTTTTAGTAGATCATCTTTTTGTTCCTTAGTAAGTTCTTCTCCAGCAGCTCCTTTGACTTTATTATTGTATATGTTCTTAGCTTGTTCAATCTTTTTAGTGGCAGCCTCTGTCTCTTGAGTTAGTTTCTCAGCTATCTCTTCTAGGTTAGACATGTATAACATACTATCTACAGCTCTCATGTTAGACTGCAACATGAACTTTTCAAAGTCTAACTTTTCTTCAGGTGCTACTTCAATACCGTATCTAGTGTTTACATTGTAAGTACGAGCTGCTTGATATATGTTTTCAAACTTCTTAGCTCTACCCCTCATGTCTTCAACCAGCTTTTTCTTAGCATCTGGTTTTAGTTTGACACCAGTAGATAGTTCATATCTCTCCTCTAAAGAATCAGCTACATCTTCTATATGTGCATCTAACATTTCAAATCCAGCAGGGTTACTAGCAAACCTACTGAAGTAAGCTATATCTCTATTTAACCTCACTAACTCTAAAGCTGAAGCATTGCTGATAGACTTTAAACCACTTGTTAGTGATTCTGGTATTAACGTATTTATGATTTGCTTAGATTCTTCTGGTGACAGTTTTATGTCTTGTGTGAACAACACATTTAAGTCAGCCATAGCTTTAGTTACATCACCTTCATATTTCTCAATGAGGTCATCAAAGTAATTACCTATAGCAAACTTGTATGTCTCATCTTGTAACTTAGTAGCATCTAACTTACCTTCTACAGATAAGTTCTTCAACTGGTCTTTACCTAGTTTGAGGTTGCTAAAGTTACGGGTCATAACATCAATCAACCCTTCTTGTTTCTCTTTAGCTGTGTAACCTAACATAGTCTTTAACTTACCCATAGGCGTGTCAGCTATTGTAGTAGCTTCTCTACCCATAAGTAAAGCTTTTTGGTCTCTCACATCTGCAATACCACTGATACCACCTACAGCTCCACCTAACAAACCACCTAAGAATACAGACTTACCAAACTCTATGTCTGGATCATCACCAAACAAGCTTTCAAAGTTTTCAGCATATCTTTGTAATGACCTGGCAAAGTCTCCTTCAGCTTGTTGAAATGTAGTTTGTAAACCTTCTTCAATAAAACCTTCAGCTATAGTTCCTGCTGCAAACTTTACCAAACCTTGCTGTATTGGTTTAAAGGCAGGAGTACCACCTTTCAAAGCTGTAGATAGTTGTTTGCCTACACTAGGTAATCTGTTAAACCCATTGAATACATATTTCTCTAACAACGTGTTACTCACAGTAAGTAACGCCATGTTCAACCCCATCACTTTGTTAGCTATGATACTAGCTTCTTCTGGTGTCTTACCTTCCTGTATCATAGTCTCATAGGTGTCCATAGCTTCAGCTGAACTCTCTAAGACAGTGTTTACAGTTACAGCTAAACCAGAATCAATGTTTCTAGCTAACTTACCAAAGTCCATACCTCTGCCAGTAGAACCTAGTGTCTTTACTAAGAACTTACCTAGCTGGTTAGTATCACCTGTAAGCTGTACAAACTTTGAACCATCTACAGCTAAATCACCTAACTTACCTGCCTTAGCTATACCTCTTGCTGCAGCACCTCCTACACCTAATGTCTTTATCCAAGCTCCAGGTATCATAAAAGATAATAAGGTACCTACAGCATCTGCACCTTCTGAAGCAAAGAAGTATGGATTAAATATCTGACCCCACAACCCTTTCTCTTGTACACTAGGAGGTACATATACTTCAGTAAACCTACCTAGTGCAAACTCTTGTAAAGCGTTGAAGTTTTCTAACCACAAGTTATCCATAGCTGTAGTAGAACCCATTGCTGAACCTATAGCACCATAGATGTTACCAGGTGCTTTCAATGTTTCAAACACTACATTCTCTACTATGTTACCTACACCTTTGAGTATAAGCTCACCAGTAGATTGAGATAAAGCTCTAGATTCTTCTAACCCTCTAATGCCACCTGCAACAGAAGCTATGGGATCAGCTCTCTTAAAAGCTTTAGTGTCATACTCAATACCACTAGGTGCTTGTATCTTAGGTGAACCCCCAACTAAAGATTGCATAGTCTTAGGGTCAATCAAATCTCTAAACTTAGCCATTATTCTTCAGGTTCGTTATCTACATCATAAGTATCATCCATAAAACCACTGCCCATTACAGCTTGTAGGAAAGCTTGTTGCTTATCTCCATACTGTCTAGTCAGTTTGGTCATCCTACCTAACTCCATTAAAGTGTTTTGATCACCACTCTGCAACATAGCTTTCATATTTAGTATAGCAGATACAGCTGCGTCATGGCTTACCTCTCCACTGCCTAAACCTTGTGATAATACACCTCTCATATCTGTACCTGTAAGAGGTCTGCCAGAAGCTAAGGTTTCTTCAGCTTGAGCTGTCAAAGGTAACACGTAAGACTTACCTACATTAGTAACATTTAGGTATGGTGTTATGTAACTATCTTTTACACGTACTGGAGGCAACTGATATACACCAGGTTCATTGTACGTATTAGCTTTACGTCTTATAGTGTTTGCATCAAATCCAGTGCTAGGTTGATTATCCATGTCAAACAACTGAGACATAGACCTGTAAAACACTTCTTCATTCTTAGGTGTCATCCTCTCATAGTCAAAAGCTACAGCAGCTTGAGTTACTACATAGTTGCGCACCCACTCTTTATTCTTTAACCCTTCAACAGGTACAGTGACAGGTACAGGTTGTGAGAACCCACCTTTTACAGGTTCTTGTACATATAAGGTAAGCATCTGTTGGTTAGTACCATTACCTGACATATTTGTTATGACAGCATCACTGAGTTTTAAATCTTGTCTGAACTTACCTTTAACTGTTAGCAACTTCCTCTGTTCTTTATCCAACATAGACATATCTATGACTGTGCCTATGTTTTGACCTATAGCTTCAGTTAGTTGTTTGTTGCTCTTAGACATCTCATCATGGTCAACACCATACGTATATACTGAACCCAATACTTTCTTGTGTAATGTTGGATTTTCTAACTTTATTTTGTTCAAATATCTATCTAACTCCTTTAGTGTAGCAGGGTCTTTTTTAGCCAACAAGTCTTTTACTTGAGATACTGTTGTTCTTATACTTCGTGTTTCAGGTTCAGTAGGCCATAAAGGACTTGTCACAGAAGGAACATTTACATAAAGCATAGTACTAAAGTCTGCTAACAGCCTATCATCTTTCAACACCTCATCAGCTACCCTCTCCACTATGTCCACATTAGCTTTATACATAGACCAAGAGTTAGTCAATACATCGTACTGATTATCCAACTTAACTCTACCTGCATCTCCTTCAGCTAAAAACCTATTAGCCATATCACTGTATGACATTTTCTTATTACTAACCCCACTATTCTGTAACGATTGTTCAAAGCCTCTTTTAAACAACTGCTTTTGTTGCTCAGTCATATTAGCCATACTAGTCACTCCAGCATTAGCTAGACCTTTACTTACAGCAGAACTAAACTCACCTACTACCACACCATACCTTTGTCCAGTAGCATCAAATACTTGACTCAAACCACCTAAACCTTGCTTAGCTACCTCTACAGCATTTTTGTAGTTTGTTTTAGACTTGTTCATCATATCTATAGGACTAGGTAGATTTAGCTGAGCTGTATCTTTGACAGTAAGCAATGGCATCTGTGAAGGAGGTTGAAACTCCATCATCAAGTTGCGCATAGCGTTCATCTGTCTTCTTTGTAAAGCTAACCTATCCCATTCTAACTTGCCTGTCTGTTTAGTGTAAGCATACTTATCTAACATTGCATCTTGCATGTCTTGCTGTATCCTCAACTTATAAACACTGGTAGCATCTAAGTCACCATAGTTTATCTTTGACATGTTATCTACTTCAGACCTCAAGTCAGCTAAAGCATCATTAGTCTTATCTCCTATAACTCCATCTGCTTTTACACCTAACTTACGTTGTGCAGATACTATATCTTTGTAGTTACCACTGTTTAAGTCTTTCTCTATCTGACTTAACATGTCTGAAGCTGTCTTTATCCTGTCTTTTTGTTCTTGTTGAAAAGCACCTAGTACAGCTTGTTGTCCTTCAGCTCCAGCCATACCTGCTCTATATTGTGCTTGTATGTTTATAGCATAGTCTATACGTGGGTCTTTCATAAAGGCAGACATAGCTTTACTCAGTTCTGCTTTAGATACTTGTTCAGTTGTACCTACCCAGTAAAACATTTCACCTCTACGTTCAATGCCTGTTCTAGTATCTGCTTTCCAATCTTTTAAAAAGTCATCTGTCTCTTTTAACACATTAACTTCTTTCATCATGTTAGGTGCAGATATAGTCTTTCTACCACCTGTCAATGGATCATAACCAGAACCTTCTTCTGCAGCTTGTCTTACTAGGTTAGTATATACATATTTATATGCAGGGTCAGTATTGTCTTTAGTGAACTCTTTAACTTCTTCCAATGCTTTTTGATAGTCTTGGTAAAACCCTTGTACACTGCCAAATACACCAGTAGGTTTCCACATAGAACTTAGTACACCTTTAGCATCTCTTAGACCTTTCATGGCTTCACTAACTCTACCTGTAGCAAAACCTTCAGATACACCTTTCACAAGGTCATCTACTTCTTTTAAAGCAGCTTGTACTAATGGTTTATCAGCTTCCACATATTGAGGTGAAAGCTCCCTCATCTGTTCATACATATCTTTCTCCTGCTGCATACCTTGTATTTGAGCTTGCATCTGCTCAAATGGTAATTGCAACTTAGGTAACTCAAATGTTACTGGAGAAAGTCTTGTGCCTAACGCTATAGCCATCTCTTATAGTTTTAAAGAATTTAACCAACCACCTTTTTTGTTTTGAGGTAGCTTAGCTAATCTCTCATTGATTTCTTTCACCTTAGCTTCATAGCCAGGTACAGTAGGATTGTTTAACACATATAGGTCATCTACACTGAGTTTAACTCCACCAGATACAGCTTTGTTGATGATGTCTTTAGCACTGGCAAACTTAAAGTCTTTAGAGCCTAGTGTAGCTGCTAATAAGTCTTGTTGTGCTAAGTTAGCTCTATAGTTAGTTATCTCTTGACCAGCTTGACCTACAGAACCTAACATGTCACCAACAAAACTCTGTAGCTGTGCCTTACTAGCTGTAGTCATAGCTCTAGCTTGTTCTCTAGCACCTCTTTGTTCTGAACCTAAACTCTGTAGTCCAGCAGCTCTAGCTTGTCTGTAAGCATTTTCTTGTTGTTGACCAGATAGCATAGCTTCTTGCAACCTACCCATAACTTCACTTTGAGTGTTTTGTAACAGAGATTGACGTACAGCTTCATTCTGTATTCCAGATACACTACCTCTAGCTCTAGCTTGTTCTTGCTGTAGTTTTTGTGTTACTGGAGTTATGTCAAACTGCATCTGTTCTAGCTCTCTTCTAGCTTGTGCTTCGTAAGGATTTAGTATAGGTGAATATCTCTCATAACCACTAGCTGCCATCAAACCTTTACCTAGTGTTTCAATACCTTTACCTATAGCTAGAGGAGTCATCACATTAGATAAGAACCCAGTCTTACTTTCTTTAACTGCTTTAGACTTGTCTATGCTTTGATTGACTAGTGTAGTTAGTCGGTTAGCATCACCTAAGGTAGTAGTCAAAGGTTTACCTAGTGTAAGGGGTTTATCTGTAACAGGTAGAGGAGCCGTAGCTAATGTGTTGTCTGTAGGTAGCACAGATGTTACTTGCCCTACTGTAGGATTAGTCAACCCTGTAGGTAATAACGTAGTACGTGTAGGTGATAAGTTAATGTTAAACTGTTTATTAAACGGATCACCTAATACCCCTGCATTAACATAGTTAGGTAAGTTACCTCCCATAGCTTTTAACAACCTTCTATTCTGTTGCAATGTATCTACAGCAGCTTCTTTAATCCTAGTAACTTCTTGCATCTTTACCAACTCTTCAATCTCAGCTAGAAAAGAACGCTTAGACAAAGGGTTAGTATCTCTGTCTTTGTACTTGTCACTAATCTTCTTAGAAGCTTGTGCAAATGTCTTACCCGTGTATCTTTGACTTATGTGTTTAGTTTTCATATTACTAACTTGTCGCTAAATATATATGTGTCATTCTTACGCTGATACCTGGTTTCATTACCTTCTACTTCAGCTATTGCTTTTTTGGAAGGTGTACCTTTTTGTGATACTAGTATGCCACCATTAGCATGTGACCTACCTTTATAAAAAGACAAATCATCTTTACCTGTCAACATACCACCATACTCCATTTTAGACTTTATCTTACGCTCTTGCTCTAACATCTGCTTAGTAGGTTTTTTACCAGAACCTCTGTTAGCTCTGATGTTATCCCACAAACCAGGTCTGGAGTAACTACCATCTTTACGCTTTATCAAACCACCTTTTTGCATCATAGGTGTAGAAGAATACATCTTGTTAAATGAACTCTTATTAGCTTGCTGTTGCGCTAACATATCTAACACTGTACCACCAACTCCAGATACAGCACTACCTATAATACCACCTATGCCAGGTATCATAGAAGCTAAACCACCTACACCTTTAACTATGTTTGAAGCAGTATTTAATGAACTACCATTTGCATATTTAGGTAGTTTCTTTTTTAATTTACCACCTTTACTGTATGTTTTTAACCTGTCCTTATACTTTAAAGGAGGAGGCCCTACAACAAGTCTAGTTTTCATTTCATTTTAGTTTTATATGTACCCATCAAAGGTAAATATCCACCTTCTTCCCATTTACCTAATCTCTTATGCCAATACAATGGTGAGAACTTATCTGTAGCTTTAGCTGAGTTTTTACCACCCATCCTGTTCCAAAAGTTCTTTCTTCTTTTTTCACTTCCATGTTGACTAAAGTCTTTCATAGAACTGTCACCACCATGTACTACTTTGTACTTATCACCTTTCTTAGCTAGTACCATCCACTTCTTACCTGGTCTAGTACTCTTTTTCTTTTGTCCTACTTTAGTAAAACCTTTGTTCTTGTATCTATCTGGAATAGCCATAGTTATTTGTTTTTAGCCATCTTTCTGAAATTTACTGCGAGCCTATACCTACGTGAACCTGGAGGACATGAAGGCCCACCAAAGTTCTTACCAGTACAAACTCCTTCTGTACCTCTTCTTTTTATTGAAGCTGTAGCTTTTTGTATCCAATTTTTCTTACTATCTTTCATAGTTAACTGGTTGTGTTACAGTTAATAAATAACTTATATTACCTTGTTTGTGGCAAGTTAGTATAATCTGTGATATAAAGCAACATCTTTTCTTTAACAGTTTCAAACCATAACCTCACTTCTATAAACTTATCTCTGAACATAAGTTGTTCGTGTTCTGGTTTAGTATAATCTATATTCACAGGTACTACATCTTGAAACCCTTGCTCTCCATTGTAGTACACAGCTCTATCTGTCCAACTACTAGATAAGATACCACCTCCATTATTTATATCTCTCAATCCAGATATACGGTAGTTTCTATCTGCTTGTACTACAGTCTTAACTAACGTATTCCAACTGATAGAATCTTGTACACCATCACTTAATTTCAACGTAACTAATCCAGAACATTGCTTCCTGGTATTGGCAAAAGCTTTGTTAAACGTCTTATCTAGTACATCTTCCCACTTACCATCTACATATCTCTTCACTGGAGCATAGTACTGTACACTGTGCCACTGTCTTGTTTGACCTCCGCCACTATACACTAACCCTACTTGAAAACTATAAGTCTTACCATAAAACGTACAGAAATTATACATGTCATTATGTAACCACAGTCCTTTATCTACACTGGTGTAAAAAGACCTGTTGAGATAAAACATGTATGAAGGGTTGTACGCATGAAAGCTTAACCAAGATCTACTGACTAGTGAATAAGATACTGTGAAAGATTCTACTTGTTCCCCTACAATCTCTCTCCTATGTATCAACACCCTTTCTAAGTATGGGTCATAAGACAGTTGCACATAAGCTCCAGCAGTACTACCTGACTTGCTAGCAAAGAAGTTATACATGCCGTTTCTAGATAATTCAGTGACTTGACCTGCATAACCAAATACTTTACCTGCACCTTCATCATACCAGAATAAACCACTAGGGGTAACTACACTAGCTAACCTACCTTGTTGACCACCATAACCACTAGCATCTGTAGCCATCTCTTGAGCTGGAACACCTAAGAACTGAGGATTACCTAGATATAAGTTGGCTCCACTCATCTCTATACGTTGTGGATCAGGTTGCAACAAGAATACACCTCTGTTACATCTAACCACTAAAACTCCACCCGTATAGTCAAAAGCAGTTATCTGACCTCTATGTGCAGCTATATCTTGATAGTTTAATGGTGCGTATGACCTCCAAGCATCACTTTGTTGTTCTTGAGAATTGACTTCAGAAAATATCAATCGGTTAGGATAATGACCTAAGCAATCAGAACAATAGTTGAAACTGATAGGTAGATGATACGCTACTTTTTGATTAGATGTAACTCCAATATCTTTGTTTACATCATACCTAACTTCTTGTACACTCTCTAACAACAACCTCTTTACTGTACCCCCTTCATAGTTCTCTTGTGCTATTAACTTATGTAGGAATTTCTTTATAGCTTCTGGTTGTGCCCATGATAGATACACTAACCCAGGTGAAGGTACAGCTCTACCATCAAAGTAATAATCATTATCTATGGTGCTAAAGTCATACGGCGTCTCCATAAACAAGTTCTCTATGAGTTCAAACTCACAATTTACTTGCTTAGTACCTGATAACTCAATAAATGACACGTTGAAGATGTTAACACTACTAATCATTGTATCCCCACTGTATAATGCTACATCACCTTTTACAGGGCTTTGCTGCATAAATCTATATCTGATAGAAGATAAAGACTGAAATACAGAACCATACTTCTTAGCATGTACATACTTTAAATTAGCTGAGTTACTGTTAAACGTAGTAGGTAAAGTATCTACCTCTACTAAGTTCATACCTTGATTCAACGACCTGTTAGAAAACCCTTTGTAACCAGATGTTCTATATGGTACAAATACAGATTCAGTACATTCTAAAAACTCTTTGCCAGCAGTAAACTCACCTGCTTGTTGTACCTTACCATAATGTTGCAATGACTTACCATCTTCAAAAAAATCTTTCTCCAAAGACCTTACTTGAGAATGGTTTACACTCACTTCACCATTCACCTTAAAGTAGCTAGGTCTAATAGCTTTCTTATCTACTAAAGCATAAGGACTGATGAAGTTTTGTTGCAAGCTGTTGTAAGGCTTGTTAAACTTATCATCACTGTTAGGTAACCAATGTATGTACCTACCCCTATGGTTTGCAGGAAAACCAGTCTGTTGCTTATCATTGAAAGGTAATAAGTAACCACTAGCTAAAACAGTATTAGCTGAAGCACTAACATAAAAATGACCTACCACATCTGGTGAAGGATAAGTTAGATTGCTAAACTGTATGCCTATATATCTTTTTTTAGAACCTACATACAAAGGTTCCGTCTCTCTTGAAGGTATCTTGTGGTATCTTATTTTACTATCTTTAAGTGCTACCCCATCTGCATCAACACCCCAGTAGTCAGTACCACAATAGTTTACAGGATCAACATACACTTCATCTGAAGCCCAATACCCTAACTCTTTAGTATCTTTCACTGAAGTATCTTCAATCTTCCACCTTACTATGTTTTCAGTAGCTTCAGGTAGTATAGCTTTTCTAACTACTGTTTCAACTCTATCTTCAGATACATCATCAAAAGTATCTGTCAAAGTTAACGTAGAAGCATATTTAACACCACCTTTGTAGAACTCAATAGAAGTAACAAAGCTACCTGGAGCTAATGTCTTACTAGCATCTGGAACAACTATGTAGTCATTGTTTTGACCACCTAACAGCACCCCTTGAGATAAAGGTTTAGTATAAGTCAACGGGTTAGCTACTACAGTAAGTACTATGTTGTTTATGACTTCAGTAGAGTTGACAATAGCTCTAATAACCCATCCCTTTAACTTCTTACTGTATGCAGCTATAATAGCATAATCAATAAATACTTCTTGACCACTAGCAGGTACAGGATTTTTAACTAATAACGTATCTGTTTGTTTGATAGCTCTACCTGGAATATGAAACACAGGACTTAGTGATCCATTCTTCATAAGGTAAACTACACCATACGCTTTAACTTCATCACCTTGCTCAGTGAATAAGTCTGCTTCGCTTTCTTGTACAACGTAGTTAGTCTTAACCTTAGATGCTGATTTCTGGAACGAACTATAATCATAAGCTTTCTCACTTAAGTTACCTCTTAATAATCTACCATGTACAACTTCCATGTAGCGAGATACATCATACCATACTCCAGTAGATAGTAAAGATTTAAAGTCTATCTCAACTAAACCTCTACCGTTGTATGACCATTCTAACGTATCACCACTTACCTGTATCAGTTCTTCATAAGCATAAGCACTCACGGTAACTCCGTTGTTACTAGTGTAGTGTAAAGCATTGATACGTATGAATGGAGTTGTTACACCACTTATGCTTAAATTGATTTGTTGCCCATCTTCTCTAACTTGAACAGGTTGACTAGGTACAGTCTTTAACAACACATCTTGATTGCTAGCTAATAACTCTAGCACAAATAGATACGTACCTTTCTTTAACTCTCCACCAGGTAATACTTCAGTTTCATATACAGGATAACTAGCAAAAGGTACTAATCTAAAATCATCTGCTTTACTAAATTGCCCTGCATCTAAGTTGTAAAACCTATCTTCATGGTATCCGTCACACCAATACAAAGACCTTTCACAACCGTTGACTACTTTATGCTTACCTTGTATAGGCCACTTTCTATTGAAGTCTAAAGCTGGTATGTCAATCAGCTGTGTCAACGTGTTAGCTTGTTGGTCATACAACATGATATACCCAGGTTCACAAAACAATACTGCTTGTTCACCATCTAAAGGTATAGCACCTACTAAAGCACCAGGTAAGTCACTAACCAACTTGTTAGCTGGCTCTGTACTTAATGCTGCTTCATTAGGTTCTTTAACTGCATTGATAGCCATCCTGTAAGTACCTTCAGGTTGTGCTTCAGGGTTACTATCCATCCATAAACCTTTCATATCAGTTGCGTTTCCAATTTACAAAACGATTACGTCTAAATACAAAGTTGTTGTGTTTCTCAGTATCTATACCTTCAATGACCATAGCACCTTTAAATGCTTCTAAGTAGTTCCTACTCTTTATCCTAGCTGCATCACTTAGTTGATACGCATTTGATTCATGTGCAAATACTTTCTCTCTCCAATAACAAGATTCTACGTAGTACGATAAACCTTGCATGAGGTTAGGTTCATCAGGTATACCATCTATTAAAGTCTTGTACACCACTGCAGCTTCACCGTCTGGATAATCTATAGTCATACAAGTCATGGTCTCATCAATAGAAAAACCATCTGCACATTTCTTGTTATACAGTTGTTCATCTATCAGTGTACCCCTGTGTTGACCTAAGTAACGTAAAGGTCTAGCTTGCCTATACCACGGACTAGCAAAGAATACTTCTTGAGCTATAATCAATCTGTACTCACCATAGTCTCTAATGATTTCTTTAGGTAAGTCTATACCAGGGTTGCTATGCCTAACTTCCATGATACGTACAGCATCATCTGGTATAATTATCCTGTGGTCTTTAACTTCCAATAACTTAACTTCTACTTTCTCTTTGAATGGCAGTCTGTATGTCCTATAAGCAAGATTAGCCCAGGATAGTATCTGAGCTTTATCTGTCTGTTGCTTAATGCTTTCAGGTATATAGTTTAACACTGCTTCTAATGGAACAAACTTCACCATCTCTGTACTTTACTTATAGAGTTAACAAACATGTTATCAGCGTAAGGGTCTTTATACCACTTAAATGCAGCAAAAGGATCATCTTTGACCAGCTTAAACAACTTCATAAAAGTAGGTTTAGCAAACTGCATCATCAATATTTTCTTATTACGTATGGTGCATTTATGGTTTCCCTTATCTTTAAACCAAAACAAACTAGGTAGATATGCAGAGTTGTCTCTACCTTTTATCTTGTCTGTCTTCAACCTCCTGATGACACCTAGCTGTATAGCTCCCATGCCATTAGGTAACATCAACTTTTCTCCAGTTTCCATCAAGTAGTTTAGTATCTCTTCAAAATACACTTTAACTACTTCTTTCCATACCTCATAAGTTAACTGATAAGGATGCTCTATAACTTGATCTCTAGTGATACGCGGATGCTGATTCCTGTACACTGGATAAGAATAAGTTTGATAAAACATTCTATCAGTTAACTTACTTGTTTTCTTTATACTGCTGTGTGTAGGTTTCATCAACTAGTCTCGTTAATTCTATCTGCAGGTATCTGTAACGTCAATCTAAGGTTATCTAAGACCATTTTATAAGCTGGATCAACTAAGTCTCCATCTAAAGGAAAATCATCGTTGTACACGCTGTAACAAGGCTGTGTAGTCAAATTACCGTTAGTATCACATATAGATTTACCTGCCCACTCAGTAATGTCTTCAAAGTAACCGCCAATCAATATAGCTTTAGGTCTCTTCAAATCAGTACCCCACAGTACAATCCTTTGATTCAAAAAGCTATAATGTATCTTACCTTTACGTACAGGGTCATACTGAATACTACTTACTGCATTAGGGTCTATGTAAGGTATCTCATCGTGACCTAGCGTAAGTACCTTGAGGTAAGACCTGTATCTGCCTTGTAAAGGTTTAGGTATATCATAAACTGTTTTTAACACTTTACACCCTGCACCTATACAGTCACAGTCATGGGCGTTACCTTCTTCCATACCTACACAATAGTAACGTATATCCCATACAGGTATAGTGTTGGACTTCTCTCTTTTACGTAGAGACAACATGTTAGCCGCTGACTTAAACAGATGATATAAGAACTCATCTGAATAAGGAGCTTCATCTTCAGCGAATTGGTTTACTAAAGACCTCAGTGCTGATACGTGTTCTGCTATCGTCATTTTTCTTAGTTTGTTTTCTATCCAAAGACTCCATTATCTTCCATACCTCTGACTGCATGTAAGGCACTTCATATACTTTATAGTCTTCTTCAGTAAAATGTACTAACTCCATCTTCCATATAGGTAAGTCGAGTAAGTACCTATACATAGAAAGTTGCAACGTGTACAAAGTAAGTTTGCAATCAGGTAGGTAGTTAAATGGTGCTAGTAGTTTCTTGTTGTATTTACTTTCAACAGTAAACTTATCTACACCGTTAGTCTTCCAATCCTTCAATACATACCTACCATTACGCTTTACTACACAGTCAAAAGTTCCAGCTACTAAGTGATTACCTACTCTTACCTCTGTAGCTACAGCCACATCTTCATTGTAGTCTTGTAAGTACTTGTCTGCTGCAACAAACTTTTCTCTAGTGTTGACTAAGTTAAGTTTGTCCTCCATGTACTTGTGAAACCTAGTACCATAGTTAGCTGCTCTTTGTTTTTTCTCATTCCAGACAGCTTCTAGTTCTTCTTCACTAATACCTTGCTCTGCAGCTTTCTTAGGTAGCCAATAATCTTTGTTAAATGGTTCATGCAAACTTTCAATTACTTTAGTTACACTAACCAGTTTGTTACCGCTAACCTTATGTCTATAGGTATGGGTAGCTTCATCAAATTCAATAAAATCAAAGTTGTTTATCATGGTAATGTTATTTCATCATAAGCGTCTAACCCGTTACACAATGCTGTAACAGAGAAAAGACCAGGTGCAAACACAGTAATGGATTGTGTAGTTTGTTCACCATCATTATGTGTCCACCTATAAGTAGGCGTATTAGGTGCATTACAGTTACTTACTACAGCAGTCAGTTGTGTAGCTGCACAAGTTTTAGATCGTACATAGCTACTTGAAAACAATACAGCGTGTCTCAAGTCTTGCCAGTTAGTTGTTAACACTAAGTTGTCGTAAGTAGTCGTAGAACTAATAATACCTGTTACTACCCCTGTTTGAAGCCTAGCTTGTAGTGTTCCTACGCAGGTGTTTTCAAAAACTTCTTGAACTATAAGTATGTTGTACTTTACATCTACTAGTTTATTAGCAGACATAGTAAACGTGGTAGTCGTCCCTGCTGAATCTACTGTGAAAGAATGTATGCCGTATACAGTATTAGAAGGCGTGTATGGTGCAAAAGAACCTAGCCTTAAAGCATACGTACTGCTTAAACTAACCTCAAAGTTAAAATCTTTAATGTTATCTAATGTCAAACCTTCTAACACAGCTCTATTCTTAAACGCTATCATCAAGTTGTTAGCAAAGTTAGATTCTGTAGTAGTGTTTAAAATCAAATCACTACCTGTAACTGTGCCTGATCCACCAGATAAAGTAGCTGTAGTAGGTGCTACAGGTATAGTCACTAAAGTACCATTAGAACTATTCTGTACCACAATGCTTGTGACAAATGAATTAGTAGGTATTACAGCTAAAGTGTTTACAGCTACAAAAGCTTTAATACCGTTGGCTAGTTCTTGATTGATACCCAGCTTAGCATAGTGACCACACTTATATACTTCCATGTTCATCACTAACTTACCCTCAGTTGCATTTGCAGGTAGCACCAGTGAAGCTTCATTTACAGTGTTGTTAGAAGGATGCTTAAACACTAACTCTGATACACATGTGATACCGTTGGTAGTAGAAGTTATCTTAACCACTAAAGCTGTAGTCATTGTAACTTGTAATACTGCTTCTAATCGGTTACAATCAAAACAAGACTTATCTGTAAAGCCAGCATCTAAATAAGAATACTTAAACTCATATACACCAGCAGCTAACCCAGTCAAATTCAATGTACCTGCACCAGCATTAAAGTTAGCACCAGGACTACCTGATTTAACTGACCACGTACCAGAGCTTGAACTAGGGTCAATGAAGTTTATCAAGTTGATAGTAGCCACTTCAGCTGTACTGAAAGATACAGCTCCATCACCACCTGCATCAACAACCCTGTCTATTACCCTAAGTATAAAATCATAGGTATTGCCAGATAACGTGTACTGAAACTTGTAATACCCTGGAGTTTTACCCGCCGTATCTATAGCAAAGTTATCCCCCCTGTTAGACAAAGAAGTATTGTTTGGTTCAGGTATGACAGGTATAGCTGCTGTAGAAGTGAATGGTCCACCACTACTTGCAGAATAACCTACGTATAACCATGTACCCCCTGCTGGATATTCAGCTAGTTCAGTTCTAATGTTTCTGGCACAACCCATTACTTTCTATTTAATCTACGATAACCTAACAATCTAGTCTTACTAAAAGGTGTAATGTTCACCTGGTTAGATTGGTTTCCACCTAAGATATAGATGTAGTTCTCTGTCTCTCTAATGAAAAAACCTACATGACCTGTGACTGCATCTTTACCACCTCTCCATAACACCACTACATCACCTAATATAGGTTGTTCTACTACTGTACCTTTATGCAACCACATTCTAGCTAGAGCTGATCCATGACCTTTATCAAAGTGTTCAAACCCAGCTTCCATAGCTACACCGTTGACAAAAGCAGAACACCATGCTACTTCATCTGTTTTAGCCCACGGTAACAAATACTGCAACCACTTTACAATAGTAGGACTATTCTTAGCTTCAGTAGCTTGTTCTGTCAACCCATAATACTTTAATGCTGTTTCAATTAACTTGCTCATGGTTTTGTTTTATATTATTAACACTATCTTCTTTCTCAAGTTCAACAATGGTTTTTTTAGTTCTTTTTTTCAACTCATTGTTTTCTTTAATTTGTTTCATCAACTCTTTATTCCAATCTTCAAGACCTTTCACTCTTTGGTTTAAATGATAAAGTATGTATTCCTTATCCATGACAGTACACTTTCAAGAGTGCAAGATACAACTCTATACTCACTTTAACAACTTGATAGTTATCTCGTTGTCATAAGACTTATATAAGAAGGCAGATACTCTAACCAGTTCAATACTAGCTCCAGCTGAAGGCCATGCTAATAAACGTATCAAGTTCTCAGTGTAAGGAACTACTCTAAATCCAACATTACCATATACTAACCTAAGAAAACCTTGTGGATTTTTAAAAATATCTCCAGTTTGCCAGCTACCACCTTTTAGTCTTACACTTACAGGACTAATGTATAAACTCTCATTAGCAGCTTGTGCAACACTAAATAAAGAAGGTAAACCTTTGTCAATACACTGTTGAGACATTTGTGACCACTCTCTAATGTAATCATCAACCGCCATAGCAGCTACTATGTTACCAGCTACAGACTTCATCTTGTTGGTCTGATCTACGTATATAGTCCACATAGCTTGTGCTGAATCACCTAGTTCTTCAGACTTTTGTAAGTACGTAGAATCTTCATACTTAAAATATACGTGTTTGTAATACACTTTGGTTTGTTGTCTGACACCAGTAGTACCTGTAGTGATGTAACCAATATCAGATAGCCAAAAAGAATCAGATACAATGTTCTGACTAAATACAGCAATAGGTAAAAACAAAAAGATTAAAACTCTCATAGTATGGTTTTATTTAGTTAGGAATCCAACTTGAATAATTTTCAAAATACGAGTGTAATTGTATTGACGTTATACTATTAGTAGATACCCATGCAAATTTTATATAGTTGATACCAGAATAAGTCTGATAAGTGACACTGTTGTCAGGTAGTAAAAATGTACTGACATATCCCATGATAGTATAAAACTGAGTATTAGCAGTAGGATTATATAAAGTACTTGTTGTACTAGTTATACCATCATTCACCCCTAAAGATATACTAGTACTATTACGAGATAGAGATAGAGTCCTAGTCAGTGTATTTGAACCTAGAGTACTGCTAGATAACATACTTGACGGTGAGGTGTAATCTGAATGTTTTATACCTCTAAAAAAATTCTCACTACTGAGTTTAGCCAAGTAGGTATGCCTATATTGTAAACTAGTATTTATCAGTTGAACATCAGTATAAACACCGAGGATAGGACCAGTAGACGTAGATAGCATAGAATTAGCATCTATTACTACACCCACAGTTTCATTTGCTTCTACCGTATGATTGATAGTGTAATATTCAAAACCATTGGATTTGTTCCTTATACCTACATTTCTAAGAAATTCTATATCTGAATTTGCACCGATGCCATTATTTTGATATAATCCATTGGTACCAAACTGTGATGGATTCTTTAAATTAATCTTTGAAAATGTAAGACTACCATCATGTTCAAAACAATGTAATACCTTAATGTTAGCCCAGTGTCCAGCAGCTTTTAAATCATTGATCAATCTTTGCAATGAACGTAGTGTATACTCTGTAGGCAGAGCTACATTATTAGCCTTAGCTACAGATACTACAGCATCCATTTCTGTACCATAACTTACAGGTTCAGATGCCCAAAACATAGCTGGAGTCTGAGAATAAGTTACAGTTGAATAAAATAATAAACTACTCACAAACAAAATTCGCACCATCATAGTAGCAAGTTATGATTGTAGGTGTTGTGTACACCCTAGTTCCATAATCAGTTGAATCTGTCAAATCTTTAAACGTACCAGCAGGCCACTGTACAGTTATAGTTACTGTATTACTAGCTTCTGATATATGAAAAGCATATATACCACCTGTAACTACGTTAGATACAGTTACACCAGTAATGGTAGCTGTAGATGTATTGCTTATCCTATACACCCCTGACGATCTATAATTAACATCCCATGTAACTGAGGTAGCACTACTACCTGTATATGTACTAGGAGTTTGTCTGGTATAAGTTGAATTAGCAATAGTAGTATTGTTATTAAATAGCACTAAACCATTTCCGTTTGCTATACCTAAACCAGTACCACCGTTTTCTACAGGTATAGTATTTACTGCACTGTAGGATGATCCGTTTCCTCTTAGATAACCAGTAGCACTAAATACACCTGTACCACCGTTTGCCATAGGTAAAACACCTGTAACTCCAGGTGTAACATCAGCACTACCATTAAAAGATGCAGCAGTAGTTGAAGCTAAGTTAGTTTGTATATTTCTAGCAGTAGTTAGTGTGGCTGCACTACCCGTAGTGTTACTGGCTATTTGTGCTGGAATGTCTGCTGCCTGTATAGCACTCATTGTAACATTTGTGCCATTACCTCTCAAATACTGTCCACTTGTTACAACTCCTCCAGCTAAAGCATTTAAAGCAGCTTGTTGTGTTGTTTGACCTGTACCACCACTAGCTATAGGTACTGTACTTAAACCTATTGTAGGGTTGCCACTAACACCGTCTCCATTTGTTACAGTGATAGGAGATGTGACTGTTATTGTTCTAGCTGCAACTGTACCTGCCCCAGTTCTAGCTACTATGCCGTTTGTAGATAAGTTGTGAAACGCTAAAGCCTGATCTGCTAAAGCAAACGTGTGAACTGATGAACTACTTGAAATAGTCATACCTGCTCCTTGTGTAAATGTTTGACTAGGAGCTATTTGTCCATTTAAACTAGTTAGACCTGATGAGCTACCACCGCCTTCATCAGCTCCAGCGTACCATTTAGTGCCATCCCATTTTAACACTTGATTAACCGTATTACCTACTAAAGAACTTACATTACCTGTAGATGTATTTCTTAATAAAACTTGATTATTAGCACTTTCTATAGCTGGAGGAGCACCACTCAACGTTAAAGTGCCTCCAGGTAATACTGTTTTAGTCGTACTACTAGTTCCAATTGTGGTAGTGTTTGAGCCGTTGCCTATCGCAGAAGTACCTATTACTATTTCATTTGTATTCCCTGATGCAGCTGATGGTCTAGTTGCATAACCTATAAATATTGAATTACTAATGTTAGTAACTGCGCTACTGTTAGATGCTACCTGTCCTGCATAATTACCGATTGCAACATTATTATCACCTGTTGTTTTGTTTTCCAAAGCAAATGCTCCTAGTCCAAAATTATGATGCCCTGTGTTTGCAAAAAGTGCTCTACCGCCTACACCAGCGTTATACGTCCCACTAACATTATTATTTAAAGCTTCACTTCCAATACCAACGTTGTTAAAGCCTCCTGTGTTATTTAACAATGCGTTTGCTCCTAAACCTACATTACCAGTTCCAGTCGTATTTGCTTTTAACGCTTGATACCCAAAAGCTGTTAAATTACTCCCATTGATATTATTTTCTAGAGCTAATGAACCTACTGCAACGTTAAAATATCCACCGTTATTTTTATTAAGCGCATTTATACCGATTGCTATTGAGTTAGCGTCTGATACGTTACTAGCGAGTGTTCCAATTCCTAAAGCAACATTATAATATCCAGAGGTGTTAGATTTTAACGCTTCGCGACCTATAGCAATATTAGCGTAAGGACCTGTGTTTGACATCAATGCGTCAATCCCTATAGCGATACTGTTGCCATTACCATCTCCTCCTTTACTTATTGTCACATCATCTATACGAGCAGACCCAGCTACATGTAGTAAGTTTTGAGGACTTGTTGTACCTATACCCAGTCTTCCGTTATTATTATTCCAGTGAAAATTAGAATTACTACTTAGCTCGGTAGCGGTAGACCAAAAAGCCACTTTGTTAGCTGCACCTGTACCTGTCACAGGATTAGTCAGTGTATTTTGTTTATTGTTAAATGTATTCCAATCCGCAGATGTAAGAAATCCGTTTGAGCTAGTACCTGCTTGATTTATAGTAATTGTATTACCTGTATTTGTCAAAGGAAGAGTAAAAGTTAACGCAGCTTGTTTACTGTTAAACGTATTCCAATCAGTTGACGACAAGAATCCATTTTGACTAGTATTTGCTTGTTGAATTGTAATGTTTGGAGTTGCACCGCCACTTGAAAATAGTGGAGGAGTAGCTGTAACACTACTTACACCAGCAACTATATCTGCCCATGATACATCTGTACCATTTGTTTTTAAATATTTATTTGCGTTACTAGTTTGACTAGGTAACAACCTGTTTAGCGCAGGATAACTAGAGCCATTTATCACTAACTGATCTGTAAGTACTCCTGTAGCTTCTCTAAACAATAATCTTACACCTGACCCAGATGTAACTGTTCCTAAAGTACTTAGTGAAACTGTGTTGTCTGCATTTACTTTTAACGCTGGAGAACCTGCATTACCTATAGGAACTGCGTTAGACCTTAACTCTACAGCACCTTCAGCTAAAACAATACCAGACTCTTCAGTAACACCACCTATAACACTTCTACCTTCAATGCTTAAAGCGTTTACTTCTAAAGATTGATCTGTAGCAGCTGTATTAGAAGGCTTGTCTATTAGAATACTGCCACCATTAAAAGTAGTTTTACCCGTACCTGTATTTTGTTTAAACTCTAATAAGGTTGTATTTCCACCTGGACTATTACCCTCTAACGTGACAGTTCTAGTTGTACTAGCAGGTATTGAACCATTAGAGTTGTATATGTTTGAACTTGTTGCTGTACTGTTTATAGTCAAATTGTTATCAGCTTGACTAAAAGCTATGTTAGTACCTGCTGTAAGTGTAACATCTGTTCCTGTTGAAGAATTTAATGTTACAGGGCTACTTGAACCAGTAAATGTCAAATCAGTAGAACCAGCATACTGAGGTATGTTTAAAGTACCATTTGAAAATGTAGCTGCCCCACTGCTACCTGTTGCAGTCAACGTTACAGACCTTAGCTTTTTATCTGCATCAACATACATCAACGTATTAGCTGTAACTGCATTTAGGGCAAGCGTACCTGTATTATCTAAAGTAATACCCGTGCTAGCTTTCCACAACCCGTTATCATTATCGTAGTACAAGATAGAACCATTTGTTTTATTTGTTGTCAATACGTTATGTAGTTCTTCTAACTCATATCCGTTATCTATCTTTACATATATCTTACCGTTGTTTGCATTTACACTTTCAACCCAACCTACAATAACCGTATGATTTGGAGGTGTTGGTTTTACTTTAGTCAACGCTCCAGGGGTTGTAGCACTCAAGTATAACACGTCTCCTTCATTCCAACTTTCACCTACTAATGTTCCAGTGGTATTTATATTGGTTATCTCACCTGCTACAAGTATAAACCCTTCTTGATTGTTATTTATATCCTCTATTACAACCCCTAATGTACCTGCTGATCCAGCTTCACTGTTAGCTTGAGCTAAGTCAACACTTATTCTACTGCCAGTAGCACCTAACAACTTTACTACTTTGTATTCAGACTTCAAAAGATTAACATTATTAGTAGTTTTGTTTACCACTCTCTTAACTAATTGTTGTCCCACTTTAAGCTGTATATTGCCTCCTAACAAACCTAAAGAAGCTGTACCTGTAGTCGCATCCCAACTTAACATGCCTACGCTCAAAGTCACTGGAGGGGTGTCTAAATCAAAATATAAAGCAGATACAGAATCTAATTTAGTGTTATTATATGCACCATATACTTGACCGCTTAGTGTATCTGATGTTCTTCTATATACTGTACCGTTATCTATGATCCACTTGCTTGTAACTGCATCATATATCAACATGGAGTTTTGTATCTTACCTGTAGTGTTTACATCTGTAAGACTAGATAAATCTGATACAGAAGGATACATCTTAGCCCATACCCCAACAGGTTGATTGTTTACCGTATCTTTATCTAAGTACATCCATATCTGTCTAGTAACTGTATCTACATACATGAACGTGCCATACTTCTCTAAAGGGATATGACTAGGACTGTGACTGCCTCTAAAGAACAAACCTTCAGGAGTAGTTTGATACCCTATAATTACATTGCGTAAGTTTACAGGATAACCAGGTTGCGCTATACAAACTACAGCACTACCCAACAAAAATAATATCCAAACTATCTTTTTCATCCATACATGATTATGTTGTAATAAATACCAGCTATAGGAACAGTTATGTTTATTGTGGACTGACCTGGAGCTGTATTTCTAGCAATAGTATATTCTGTACCAAATTCCTTACGTACACCGTTGGCAAATACATCTAAGTATAAAGCTGGATAGTCAGGTAATACACCATTGTTTACGTCCCAAATAAGTACCCCCGTACCATTTGTATCTGTAACATTCTTGATAAACCTAACCGCTGAGCCAGTTAGTTGCTGAGTACAATCTGTATATACTGTAGATACAATCGTAGGCATTAACAATACATTTTTAAGTTGATGTAAAACTTACCTTGCTTTATAGAAGCTACTCTAAACCTCAACGTGTAAGACTGAGATGCAGCTACATCAAATGTAACAGATAGTTGCTTACCGTCTTTGTTTGAAGCTACACTGGTCACTTCTACATCTGAAGCACAGCTAGAGTTAGATACATTCTTCTTTAACTGCAATGCAAACCCTTCAGCAGCATCTTCAGTAAATCCAGTGCTATCTAACGCTATTGTAATGATATATGGAAAAGACCTGTTAGGAAATACAAACTTATACCATAGATCACCAGAATAAGTACCTTGATTCCATGCAGCAGGATAATCTGTTGGATTAGGTATATTAGGTGCTTTTACTACAGGACAGTTATCTAAGTTGTCATCTTCTACAATAACTTCAAACCCCTTTGTAGTGTTAGCTGTACCCCCTATCTCAAAAGCTGTAGCACAAGTGTCATTTACTCTATCAGGTGCCACCCCTTGCCATATCACCGTTACATCAGAAGTAGCTGTAACACTGTTTACTGTAACCGTATAACGATATACATAACTACCTGAAGCAAATAAAGTAGGTGTAGCAAAGTCTATACTACCGTTGTAAGTGTTAGGTGCAGCAGGGCCAGTAGCAGATACTCTTGACCAAGTACCTCCTGTAGTTGCATTACCTAACAGATTAAACAAAGTAACACTACTCATTAGTTACATAAGGTTATGCTGACATTACTACCAGCGTTTACAATAGTTACAGTTACTGTAGCTGTATTGCTTTCATTACCTGATAAATCTTTAAACTTGTATTTGAACGTATGGTTACCTGTAACATTAGATGCTGCTGTAACATTTATACTACCATCAGCTAACACAGCTAAAGACAAAGCTGCAGCTACATCAGACACTACTACAGTTTTAGGGTCTAACTTTACTGCTCCCGTATCGTTACCTAACACCACTAAATTCTTAGTAGTACCAGCAGTCATAGATAAAGTGTCATTATTAGCTACAGGTGCTATAGAACATCTGTAAAAAGAATACACTACAGGTAAAGCCCATATACCTTTGCTGTCTTTTACAGTCCATGAAAATGTATCTGTATTTAGATTAGCTGGTATTGTATATTGCAATGTACGTTTACCATTCAACTCTCCTACTTTAATACTAGGAGACACACTTAATGGATGCTGTAGTGTGAAGGTTGACCAGTCAATAGTTACACCAGTGCTAGTAACATATTTAGTTGCATCAAGCTCAAAGTTAAACACTGTACCTGCAGCTAGTGAAGTAGGTACACACGCTTGTTGCGGTATAAGTGTAACGTCATATAACGTAGTAGTAGATATAACGTTAAAAGTGATAGGTGCGCTATTGGTTATGTTACCGTACGCATCTTTGAGAACATAAGAACCTAACTGCACTGAAGTAGAATCAGCTGTAGTGAATACCCATTGTAAAGGGTCAGGTGTAATAGGGTTTTGTTGTTTTAACATACCACTAGGTAAAGTAATTTCTACCGTAGTAGTTGCTGTATCCATGCCTGTAGGTATCTTAAAAAAGAAATTATACAGCGGTGAAAAATATGCTTTAGTGACTGAATCTTGATACATAAATATCTGTATGCCACTAACAGGAAGAATAGTAGAAGCATAAGAATAAGATACAGATTTGCTGCAACCTTTACAGTTAGACACCGTAGCTTGTACTGGAGTAGAACTATTAGACCATGACTTAGGTGTAAGTACTAACGAAGCATCATAAGAACTAGTTGACCTAGATACTTCAGTCCAGAAATTAGTATCGTAATCCCAAACCACATCTACCTTATCACAACCAGATGCACTAGCAGATACACTAAACACTTTGTTTTTACCCTCATTCTTAAACGTTATAGGGTTAACTATAAAGCTGTTGCAAGGGTTAGCTATATTGATAGTGAACTGTTGTGTATTACCACAGTTGCTAGTGATAGTTAAAGTAGCTGTGGTAGCGTTACAAGCATCATTGGCAAATATAATGTCAGTGTTAATAACGCTACCATTGATAGTACCTGTAGCTTGTGAGAAACTAAGGCAAGCATTACCACTAGTCCAAGCATAGTTAAATGGTGCTTCACCTCCAGTTATCTGTATCTTCTTGTTTAATCGTATAGACATAGCCTAAAGTTCTGTTATTGTTATGCTAGCACAACTCAATATGCTTAAATCTGTAACCGACATAGTGCAGTCCTTAACCACTGTTGTAGTACCTGATGATCCATAACAACCACTGTCAGGTAGCACTTTATATAATTCGTCAAGCTTGTCAGACATAGCTTGATAATTAGTGCAAGTGTTATCTAAACTATATGCAAACAGGTGAGACACTTTTTTACAAAGCAACTCACCTCTTACACAGTCCACCATGTAGCCATAGTTGTTAGCTATCTCTACAGCGTGTTTAAACACTTCTTCAAACAATGCGTTTTTAGCAGCCACAGTCAACTACATTTTCTAGTATCTCAGACATAGTATTGTACAACTTACAAGCACCTATGTAACTTGATTCGTTGCAATACTTCAAGTCTTTCAATACGTAATGAAAGCCAAAAGCCCAAAACAAAAAGTTTTCTTCACAAGGTTTATCTAAACAATCTAGATGCGTAGAAGCGTGATCTACTAACTTACAAGCTATACCCGTATCTACATAGACTAATCCCGTATCTATTTGTGCAGTGTTAGCTTTATAAGTCAACCTCACCTTATATACACCTGATTGAAAAGTACCTGTTTGATTGACATTGGCTGGTACTAGCACTACGTTACCATTAGCAATATACGTACCTTGATTAGCATTGGTTATATTGATAACCACTGGAGTACCACAGTTGAATGTCACTTGTACTTCTAACGTTATGCTTGTATTAGCTAAAAACGAAGCTACAGTAGTACTGCTTAACGTCATTGTAGTGCTAGTCCATACCGTTGTCATATCTTACTTTTTTTGAATGCCGTCAAATGCTTTGTCCAAAATACTGATGATGTAGTTCACCGTTTCAGTGTCTTTAATCTTTTTCTCAAGCAGTGGTTTAAACACATTGTTCAACACCAGTACTTCAGTTTGTGGATCTTGCAACACTCCTTGAAACAAGTTCTTCATCTGCACGTTGTTTTGCAAATCATCATCTGAATATACCTTTAGTACACCCAACACAATACCTTTGCAGAAGAACAACAACTTCTCTACATTCTCATCATCGTGTTTCTCAATCAAGTCAGTGAAGATGTCGTCTAGATAGTCAGACAAAGGTTGATTTACCCAGTCTAAAGCTACCTTAGATACTTGCTCTTTGTTTTCAGCAATGTCATCATTCAATACTTTGATAGAGTTCTCAATAGGAATGAACGCTACCTGAACACCTTTATATGCTTTCTCATTACCTTCTAACCTCTTTAGTACTTGTGTTTTGAAAAAGGTAAGACTGGCAGTAAGCACAGTTTTCATTACATCTCCAATAGGTTTGACTTTCATTATTACTGTTTTATTAGTTCTACAATAGCGAATCCTTTCTCTAATGGTATAAATGAATGTAATTGTAAAGGAGGTATCACTTGCTTGTTGCCCTCATTGTACACCACATTGTTTACACCATCTTTATAACTACCTTGTAAGCATCTCAAAGTTTCTTGTACTTCATGTGTATGTGCTGGGAATCCTTCTCCCTGGTCAAACTTTACAGCTAGTACTACGTTTTCATCAAAGTCTATGGTAGCTATCAACTGCTTAGCACAAACTTCTTCTTCAAACAGTATATCTTCATTATCTACTAACTGCCTCACATGTATGTTGTAACGTAACTCCACGTACCTGTCATGTGGTATCTCTAAAACTGAAGATTGAGCAGCACCCTCATAAGCTAAAGAGATAGCTTCTAACTTGTCTACTATATCTTCTAATGCCTGTAACTCGCTAGACTTGCGATATTTCACCAGGTTAGTTAGTTTACTTTTCATCTTCAAGTGATTTACGTATTGCTTCTAACAAACCTTTTAACTCTTTAATGTCAGATACGTGGGCTATCAACGAGTCAAGCTTCAAGGTAAACTCCACAAATTTGTCCTGGTTTTTACGTTGGTCTTCTAACCTTAAATGCACTGTAGCTAATAACTCAGTAGCTTTAAGACTTTTCTCTGCCCAAGCTGCATTTGCTTTACGTTCATTCTTATACATCATGTAAAAGATGATACATACAAACATCAACAAGAGTAGTATCAACGAATACACCACTTCAGACCCAGGAGTAGCCCTTGAAGCTTGCTCTATGATATTTCCAGGTAACTGCTCCACTAGCTAAATACAGTTGTAGAGTCAGCTAAACCTTTGTACTCAACATTTGCATTACTACGTAGCCATGCCCCAATAGTCTCTTCAAGGTTGGTTACAGTAGCAGTAGTTATAGTAGGACCAGTGCCAGCTGCAGCATTAGAAGTAGTTACAGGTACACAGATGTAAACAAACCCAACACTGTCAGAGTCACTCACTAGCTTGTTATCTGAATCCCAGTACTCAATTACCGTAACTTGATAGTTAGTAGCAGGATCAAGGTAACTCTCTGGAACGGGGTAAGGCTTACCGTTTACAGGCCAGTTTTGTAGGTTGAAAATCTGTTGTGCAGCTCTATCTTTGTACTTGAGGTCTAGCTGTCTACCACCATTAGTACCTTCAAAAGGCTTACATACATGGCTTAGCGTGTAAGTAGGTTGAGTAGCACCAAATTCACAACCAAAGTTTACATCTAGACGAATGCTTTGTTCTTTAACATCATCGTAAGCTGCAATCGTATCTTCTCTGAAAGCTACAATAAGCAGACCATCAATAGTTGCAGCACTACCTGGAGTCACTGAACCTAGTTCTACAAACTTAGCTGTACCAAAAGCAGCTACTGAACCAATAGCTTTGTTCAAGCTGTTTACAAAGACTGCATCTGGTGTATACGTACAAGTATGGGTAGTACCTGCCACAGTGTACCGAGCAAAAGCATTGCTAGCTAGTGAAGCAGCCGTGATACCTCCACCTACAGTGATGTCGTTAATATCATCTGCATCATTGGTACCGTTAGCTTTTACACCTAGAGCTAGAATAGGTTTAGTACCAGCAAAACCAGTGTTTGGATTTACAAACTTACTTAGCTTATTGATGCTAAGACCTAAGTTCTGTAGTACAAAGTCAGCAGCATCTGTAGGTGCAGAAGTAGGAGTTTTTACTACCTCACGGATAACCTCTCTGTTCATACCATGCGTAGTGTCAATACGCTCACCTTCCATAGTGATGTTGACATAGTAACGCTGATTAGTAGTAATACCACTTACACTACGAAGATACCACATGCTGAACTGTGGAAACTCATACTTATAAGTAGCAATACTACGAATCTTGTCTTTACGGATAACACCAGACCTTACAATAGCCTTATGACCAATACCAAAAGCATTTACAGCTGATAGATTAGTTGAGTTAGGTGTACCTTGAATAATCTCTACAGCTTTAACATTAGTGGCCGTATCACCTGCAGTTAGCATAATACCAGGTCTGCAAGAACTAGCATCTGAGTGAACTCCGTTAGGGTCAACACTTACAATACCAAGTTGTCTAGTGGTGATTGGAAGAGCATTACCTGCTTGACCTAAGTCACCTGTAGCAATAGTACTACCAGAAGCTGCAACCACAAAGGTTTCATTAGCTGCGGCTTGATTTTTATTTGATTTAGATAACATAATCTTAAAGTTAGTTAATTACTGAATCTAGTTTGTTAATACCTAAAGAGATGTCCTCTCTTGATAAAACTCTTTGTGCTTCTATAACTGCTGCATCAACTACTCTAGCGTGGTAAGCTTCGTGAAGTTCACAGTCTTGTGCAGGACTAGCCTTAGACAAAAACTGACCACAGTTACTACCCTTAGCTGTTTGACACTGTATGTATTCTAATGTGTCATATCCCCCATAGAAGATAGGCTTTGGATATTTATAGTAATGCAAAGTTATGGTATTTACTACTCCCTCGCTGTAAATTCTTATTCCACCATTCTCAAATACAGCTATGACTCTACGCCACTTGTTTGAAGGTCTTTGAAAAGCATCTGTCAACAAGTCACCTAACCTACCTTGACCTTCTACAATAGCTTTTACAGGTATCGTAGTACTGTCACAGGACAAGTTAGCTGTAATACGTTTAGCGTAAAAGTAAGGTTGCACCAACTGTTTAAGGTCAAAGAAACCATCTGTACCAGTAAGTGTTTCACTCACTAGCAATGGATTCATCATGTCAAAGAATAACTGTTTGTCTTCCCTGTCAGAATGTTTTTGCAGTAGCGTTTCTACACCATCGTTTAGAAACTGATCTATCTGCATGGGAGAATAGTCAGGGTAAAAGTTAGAAGAGTTACGGTTAAACCTCTCCTTAAACAGCCAGTGCATCTTACTTACTATCATAGCTTTATTCCTCTGGTTTCAAGCTCTTTTACAAGCTCAGCATATTGATTGGTTGTAGCATCTTTATTACCTCCCTTACGTGGAGCATAACGCTGGTATTCCTCTTCTAAGAAACCTACCAGTGCTTCAGTAGTAGCCCAACGATACAACGTAGCTTGATCTACTTTACTCTTCCAGTACAAGTAACCGTTTTCAAAACTCATCAAGTTAACGTTGATAGCTTGTGTAACAGCATACGTAACATTGAACCTAGCTTCTTGCTCTTTAAACAACATCACTGCTGCCATGAACTTCTTAATACGCTGCTTCTTGTCATCTGACTTAGACTTGATAAACCTGTTCAACATATCTTTGATAACTAATGGAGACATCTCCCCCTTAGCTAAGTTAAGTATCACAGCTAGCTTATACAATCTATCTTCAGGTGCATTCTTTTGAATACTAGTAAGTTCAAACAAAGCATCATTCTCTAGGTCATCTACTTCCACTCTTGATAGTTCTTCTTCATCTTCTAAAGCAATATACCAGTTGTGAGAAGTAGAGTTGTACATGTCTTTATTCACAGCTACTACAGGATGATTTTTCAACAGTTGTATAGCCATCCTAGACCTGGAGTGATCCCACAAGAAAACATTAGCACCATCCACCAAAGTAATGTTAAACATCTCAATGAATGTTCTAGGTTGTTTTTCCTCATTAGTTACTCGCATTGGTCCAATAAGCTGTACATTTTTACCCATCGCTGGAGTATAGTAGTTAGGCTCTGTACCGTCTAATATCTCGTACCAGGTTTGTCTTGAAATCTCATCTTGTGTAATAACAGATTCTAACTGATTATCCCAAGCATCAGATAACAAAAACTTACCTTTCAACGCTAATACTGTACTACCTTTAAATGGATTAGGAACCATCTCCTCTAACCCCGTGTTATACCTACCTTTAGCCAAATTAGGAACAAACTGTAGTACCTCTACAGCACCTCTAGCTTTAGTTTGTCCTGTAACTTGACCTGTCTCAATCATAGCCTTGCGTTCAGGATCCCATATCTTAACTGGGTTTAAGTGCCTTCTTTGCACTGACTCTCTGTTCACAGGCTTAACAATCATTCTAAAACCTTGCATTTCTAAGCTTCTTTTAAGGTTATTGGTTTGGTTAAGCAGATAGGTAAGGCATTGATAGAATACGAGAAGTATCCCAAACAGCTAGCGCACAAGATGATTCACGGTAGATACCAGCTTCTTTGTCAAGTACAGCTACCGTTTCACCAGACTTCTTAGCACCACTCATAATATCATACACGTTAGATACCATGAAGTATGACTCGTAAGCATCTTCATAGACCATAGCAATGTTACTACGAGTTCTAGCACCACTAGGAGCAGCATCCGTATTACCTAGATCAAGTACATCAAACGTAAATGACTCATAAGAGTAGTTTGTTCCAGGTACTTTCTCAGGGTAGTAACGTGGGTTATCCTTAGTTGGGTCATACATCACTTTAAGCGTAATACCGTTAGGCATCAAGATTTCAGTGAACTGAGCACCAAACTTCAGTGCATTAGGGGTAATTTCACTTTGGGTTCTACTTACAAAGTAGCTGTCAAGTAACGTGAATGGAGATAGACCAGCTTCATCTTTGACTAGCTTAGAAAACCATTCAATACCACCTTTACCTGTACGAAGGACTACAGTAGGTTCACCAACACCATAACGAGTAGTGAAAATAGTTTGAATACGGTCATAGATGTCATACAGAGTAAGTGAACCGTTGTGTGGTTTGAAGTGACCATCTTTACGAACTTGTCTCCAACCAGGTGCTACCTTCATGGGTCTCTTATTCACTGGATGATAGCTAACTTCATTTTGACCAAACTCCATCATAAAGTTCTTGTCTTCGCTAAGTCTTTCAGCTAGACGAGCTTCAGCCATAGAGATAAAGCTACCTTTTTGTAACACCTTAGAAGTAGTCTTATCTTCTAGACCAGGTTGATACAAGTAACCAGTACTGATAGCTTTACCATCTTTGTACGTACCACCATTACCAGAGATACCATAGCTCATGTTAGCAGCTTTACCATCCATCTCTAGACGGATAAACTTGTCTGTAACTTCTACCTTACGAGCTACATAACCAATGTGACTCATAAGTTCAAAGACACTACCAAAGTAGTCACCGCCATACTCGTAGTTCAACTCATCTACAATGGAAGTACCACCATCAATAACCCTTCTGTTAGGCTCTAGATACTTAGGATCAAGCCACGCATTAGGATCACCTGACTGTAGCTGTACAATATACTCCCATTCAGTAGCACTGATTTGAGTAGGATGACCAAGAATACGTAACAGAGGTGCATCTGCTGAATCAGTCTTTAATAGTACTGGAGCATGAAACCAACCTCTATCAAGGTAAATCTTGAACTGAGTATTGCCTTTACCTGGATAAGTAGGTAGAGATGAATCTACTCTAGTTACACGCGCATCAGTTTGTACATCTTCAGCTAGCCTCCAACAAAAATCAGTATGACCTGGTTCTGTAGTCATGGCATTACCTTGCGCCATAGTTAGCCACACCCAGGGCTTGTTGATGATGTTAGAGTCAATTTCTGAACTAAAAAGTTGTGCATCCACCATACCAAAGTAGGTAGGACCATAGCTACGAAAAAGTTGTGCATGGGTAAAAGAGTCAGCATAAGTGCCACCCCATCCAGTACGTACTACTTTTTCTAACGCTGTTCTACGTCTTAACATAATGTGTTAGTTTACAGGTTTAAAAGAAGACCAGAAAGATTCACTGCTTCCTTGCTGGCCAGGTTTAAGTTTAGATAGATGTGAAGACACCCTATCATTTTGTATCTTTTCTTTTTGTCCTTCCAACTTTTTTGACAACTTACGTATGCCAAATTCGCTAAAGTCAAACTCTCCTTTACTCTCATCAAAGTACGTGTAAATATCAGCCAACTGAACTACAGCCTTTGGTGATTGCATTATAAGTGCGTTTTTGCGCTGTACTTCCTCTGGTCTTAAATTGTTTAATACAGAGTTTTTGCGCTGGTCTTCCCACTCAAGGGATTGTACAGTGTCGTAAAGCTCGCTGTAGTAAGCTACTTGTTGCTCCTTAGCTTGCTCTTTAGCTAGTCGTACTTGTTCAAGCTGCTCTTGCATCTCTTGCTGTCTTAGTTGCTCTTGTTCAGCGTACAACTCTTTAGCTTTGTCTAACAACAAACCCTCATCCAATAACTCATCTAGATACTTAGTTACCTTAGCTTCACTTGCAAACAACTTGTTTTCCATCAAGATAGGCTTCAGATAAGCATAAGCATCGTCATCAGTTACTGGTTCTTCAATTGATGTAGGTTCAATATAAACATTAAAAAAACCTGCCAAGTCATCTACTGTAGCTTCTGGATTGTTAAACCCATACTCTACTAAAGCTTGTACATGTTCTGGTAATGCTGATACTGCCTTCATAAAGAAGTGTTCAGGTAGTTGTTCTACTAGCTCTTCAAATGACTCTACAGTAGGTACAAAACCTTCTACTTTATCAATTGTACCTGTATCTACTAAGATGTCATACAGTACATTGACTCTCTCATCTACCTCTACTTCTTCTTCTCCTTCAGAAGGTGGTGTAGGATCAGTGTCAGGTGTAGTGTCAACTGGTGTTTCATCAACAGTATCTTCTAAAACCTTTACTGGTTCATCTACACTGATAAGGTCGTCAAACAATGATTTACTCATGGTGCAAAAATAATTTAATTATCAATAACAAACCCTATTGCCTATTTTCCTTTAGGGCTACTTTCTTTAAGCTGTACTAACTTTAATTGGTGTTGTCTATCTAGCTCTTTTTGTTCAGCTTCAAACACCTGTCTTTCTCTATCTCGCTGTATCAAATCGTTTTCTTTATCCTTGTCAATGTCATATTGATTAGCTAAAGACTGTGCTTGTATCTCAGCTTGCTCCTTGTTGCTAATTCTTTGTTCTTTTATTTTAGCTAACTCAGATTCAAGCTTTAGTTCAGCTCTAAACCGCTCCATCTCCATAGCTGCTTGCTTCTGCATCTCAGCTAACTGTTGTGCTTGTTGCTGCTGTTGTTGTTGTCTTTCTTCCATAGCTTTAGCTTCCATAGCTATCACTTTGTGCATCTCTTCTACACCTTGAGCTGAAGTCAATGCTTTAAGTACTGATGATACTTGCTCAACACCTTGACCAGCATTTTGTGCAAAGCTAAATACACTCTGTAACATGTATTGAAAGTATAGTTGCTCCCTACCACTGTCAAACAAGTATAGACCTAAGTCCTCTAGCTTAGACAACTGAGTAGGCTGCACCTGGAAAAACTCTTTAGTACCATCAGGTAAAATGTACTCCATGTCAAACCCTTTCAAATTCTTGTTAACAATCAGGTAATTATCTATGTACGTCTTCATGTTCATCAAGTGTTCATTTAACGCTCTAGACCAAACCCTATCTATGGTGAAGAATAAAGTCTGTGTAGCTAAACCAGACTGCATCAAAGCTTGTCTGTTGTCTGTAACATTGGTATTAGGTAAGGTCATAGCTTCTCGCTGTGGTGATATACCCATTCTCATACCTGTCTCCACATCTAACAACTGACAGAATTGTTGCAAGTTTAAAAAAGCAGGTGATGTATCTACTGTAGCATATGTTACACCAGCTGTTCTAGTAGGCGGTGCAGGTAAACCATTAGAACTTCTACTACCTGAGTAGAACCTTGAACCAGTCTTTCTAGCTATAATATCTGCTCTAAGTACAGGGTCTATATCTGATTCTAAACTTCTGTCATGGTCAGCTCCAATCATGTCTGGTATCTGATCTACATCAATGATACGTTCTTGACCTACATATTTAGCCATCTCCCTATCCTGTAACCTCTTAGCTGCCATATACTGAAAAGCACTAGGCATAGCTCTCTGTACTAAACTCAACCACTTAGCGTTTCTGTTGTATAGAATAGTACCTTTATAAGACAGTTCAAACCTACTAAAAGGATTATCACCATAGTCAGGTTGATGTGGTACTTCTCTAAAATCAACTAATACATCTGTACCTAACCTGGTAACTTCATAACGTCTAGGTATCTTTACTATTTCAGCCTCCATCTCCATACCTTGTTCATCTACCCATACGTATTTTTCACTTTCTTCAAACCATCTGTTGGTAAATTTAACCTTAGAAGCTTCAGCAGGTATAATGTCAGCATCAGACTTTAGTGTAAGTTGAGTGTTGTACTCATCTTTTACAGTTACAAACATAACTTCTTGAAAAGCTCTAAACTCCAGATGCACCCTTTGCATGGTCTGCCTCAAGTTGTAGTTGGTAAGCTGTGTACCCTGGTGTGTACCTATGCCTTTACGTCTAAACTCACCTAGAGAATCTAACAAGCTGTAGTACTTAGCATGGTCAAATACTGGTTTTTTAACATGTGCTTCTGTCATAGGGTTCATGGAATACCCATAGTCTAACACTTTTTGTATCTCTTCATCACTTAATCTGTTTTGATACTCTTGTAAAGCATCTGCTACAGTGATTTCATCCCAGTAAAATACAAAGTCTCCTTTCTCTATATCTGCTACTTCTGGATTCTTGTTAAATCCTACATGCAACGGGTTTAACACTTTAATATGTGGCTTACCATTCTTCCAACCTACATGTAGAAATATCCTACTTACTGTAACTAAATCTTCTAAGGTCTCAGCTTTTTTTAACCTTACATCTTGATCTATCAAAGCATATTGCAGTAACTTGTTGTAGATAATCTCTGACTCTGATGAAAAGTTCTTTACCTGTATGTCTTTAGGTTGCAGTGAAGTCCTCATCTGTTCAATCATCTGATTAGCTTCTTCTTCAGACATACCTTCCATGACAGCTTTTTGTTGCTGTACAAACAAAGCTAGTTCCTCATTTACAGAAGCACTTACAGCTTGTAACAGTTGCTCATTCTTGTCTCTAACTGCTTTAGCTGTCAACAAGACTACTTTGTGGTTTATACCTCTAGATAGCAAATCACCTTTAAGTACTTCTATCTTGTTAGGTATAGGGTTGTATGGAACTAGTGTTTCTTCAGTAGCTCCATACTCTTCTAGCGAACCACAGTAATACGCTATGTCATCTCTAAACTTTGTCAAGTCATTGTTTACAAATTCATACAAACGTTTCATCTCCTCATAGTCTTCAACTATAGGTATCACTGTATGGGGTACATATCTATCTAGTTGATACTTGTACCACTCCCTGTCTTTCTTTTCTTCATTTAGTTTTATAGTGTCTCTCATGTTGTTTAAATATTTTCTGGTTAGTTAAGTAATACGTTAATACCCTATTTTCTTGACGTATAGCTTCTCGTCTAGTGTCAGAAGATAACTTTGTTTCATACTCTCTCAAACCTAGTATAGCTCCTCTAAATCCATCAAAAGCATCAAAGTTACCGTCTAAGTTGTAAGCTAACATTTGACGTATCAAAAACAAACAAGGTATTCTTTCAAAGTTCTTCTTAACCCCATCGTAAAAACTTACACCACAGTTGATTTCTGTTTCTTCTAACAACCAGTCTCTTATCATCTTGGCTAACCTCAACTTAGTAACCCTATTACCTACTACATATCCAAAGCTCTGTATATGTTTTTGCATAGAGTTAGAACCTTCTTGATACTGAGGTGTTAAAGACAATAAGTAGCCTTTATGTTTTTTGATGTAGTGCGCTCTACAATCTTGTCCTCTGTTCTTTTCAAACCAAAGACCTTGTACAGGATTACCATAAAAAGCTAATAACTTCTCCTGGTTCTCATAGTATTCTTCCAATCCATTCAACGGTTTATCAATGTAACTGGCTACAATGACATTACCTGCATAACCTTGAGGTATATAAGCTGGATTCATAAGCACGTAAGTACTACCTACTGATCCACCTCTGTTAAAGTCTTCTTCTACATAAGGGTCATGTCCAACAAAAGCATACATGTCATTGGGTATAACCCCGTTGATAGTTTTAGGAAAATCATATATCACTATACAACCTCTAGGGTCTTTTCTCTTGTTTAGGTTCAATGGCCACTCAATGTATGGTTCAAGGTCTCTATCTATCTTATAATCTACTCCGTTTAACTTCTCACTGTTCCATGATAGTTTGACGCTAGTGTATAACGTTTGATACATGTTAAACGACATCAACTTCTTTTCTTGCTGTTGTAGTTCTTCTACAGGCATAAGTTCTTCTTCAGAACCCATCCACATCTCATCTACAAAACAAGGCCTGTTGATTTTTTCATTACGCAATACGTTAGGGTCATTAGATTTACCAAAGTCTGTACGTCTTGCATTGATTTTAGCACAAACCATAGTGTAGTCTGTATTGCCGTCTTTATCTTTACAATCTCTATACACCATGTAGTTAGGTAAGAAAAAACCAATCTTACCATCTGTACCTTCAGTACCATGCTTGTTGTCTCTTGAAACTATACCGTAGTCCTGTGGAGATAAAAACATTTTCTTAGCACCTACAACCCTACTTAAGTTACCAGATGTACCTAAGTATATCTCTGTACCAAACTTACCATCCCTGGATAAAGTAGCTTCATTAGCTGCATGTATATCTAATATGTTAGGCACTAGACCTACTTCTTCCACAGCAGATAATAAGTATCTACCCCCTACAGCAGCTTGTGAGCCATCTCCTTTGTTCAAAGAATAGTTTACGTGAAACATAGTAGAGTCTGTACCTTTCTTCACCCAGCCTGAACCAGAGCTTACTTTATACTCATGTCTATATGGATTGTTTTTGTTAGGAGGTTCTAAGCTACCTGTCATATCTTTGTAAAATGGACAAGGGGTGAAACTGTCATCTCCAGGTTTACCCCATACACCAAATCGCTTACCTACAATAGGATCAGCTTTAGCAGATATACTCTTCTTTACTTTATTAGCTAAGTCAGAACTTTTCTCTACAACAGATGAACCTAACACCGTCTTAGCTGTAAGTTCACCATTGATAAATGCTTGGTCATACTCTATAGCACCGTCAAATATCAACCTGTATTCAAACAACCCTGCAACAATGTAAGACTTACCACCACCACGAGTACCAAACAAGATAGCGTTCTTAGCTTCATTTTCATACAACGCTCTACCCATTGGTTTGTCAAACAACTGTTTCAAATACTTTTCAGCAGGTAGGTATTGTTTCAAAGTACCATCAGGCTTTAACACTGAAGGGTACATCTCTTTGAGGTAGTCTATATCTAACTCTTCTGTCAAAGCTCTATGGCAACAGTAGTTACTGTCTTGTTCAAAACCACTAAAACCAAATGCTTCCATAAAGTAATACGCTATCTCCCACTCTATATCATCTATCTTAGGTACTTCATACTTAGTAACTTTTTTCTTAGTAGTAGTCTCTAATACAAAAAAGTTACCATAGTAATATAAAAACCCAGGACAATACCTCCAACCATCAAACATTTTACCCCATAGACCTTCAATGCTACGTCTAAACTGCTTAGACCAAAACTCAATGTATTCTGGTGAGTCTGGATGCAGCATAGGTACATCTATTAAAAACTGGTCTCTACTCTCTAACTTCAAATAACCAGTCTCAATAGGTCTGTCTCCAATAAACCAGTTATTCATAGTCTTCTTTTACAATCACTAAACCACCCTTTTCTCGTATTGTTTCTTTCCTACCACCAAATACTTTAGGGTCTTTCACTTCTATCTCAAACAATTTCTTCACCTCATCGTATTGCTTATACACCTTTAACGTATCAGCTCTCATCTTGTCTATCCTAGCTAACAAAGTTTGTACATCTTTTTCAGCTAACACCATAGGGTTATCTTGACTTATCCTAGACAACTCATCTTGAACCCTCCTAATCATATTAGACCTATGTATCAAACTTTCTTCTTCTTCTTTGAAAGCTCTAGCTGCAGCAGATAGACAATGTGTTAGATACGCATCTATTAAGTTCTTGTGTTCTTCAAGGTTGAAACCAGGGCAATACCTATGTATAGCTTGTAACTTTATGTCAGGCATCAAACGGTATAACTTGTTCTCAGGGTCAGGGTCACACCATAACCATACAGCCCACATAAGTTTATCATCAGTTACCTTATCAAAAGGTTCAATGTACTTGTGTTGTGGGTTTAACTCAAAAAAGTTATCCTTATCAATGTCTCCTGGTCTTACAAACATTTACTTCTTCTTTAATACAGCTTTAATCGTCAGTGTCTTTTCTAAACCATCAGCAGTCTTGACTTTGACAGTTTTAACATCTACTGTCTCTTTAATACCTAAAACAGCTAGGTGATCAGGAAAAGCAGGGGCTTTGTATTTTACTGTAACTCCTTTGTTAGTATGACTTGCTACTGAACAAGAACAACTTGTTTCTACAGATTGGATATTGCTACCCCCTAAATAAGTAAAAGCTGCATAGTACTCACTACCAGCAGCTGCATCATCAAATACAAATTCTTCTTTATCCCACATCATTTTTTACATTTCATAGATGACATAAACACAGGTCCAACAGCACAACCGCAGTGAACACAAAATCCTGACTTGTAACAAGGTTCACATTCTATAGACTTTTTTAAAAACTTTATGATAGCTTTCTTATGTAAGTACCATAGAATATGACCTTGCACAAACCAAAATGCTCTACCTGGTTGTTTAACAAATAGCTTCAACCACCTCATAGTAATACCTTAATCCGGTTGTATGGAATCAAAGCATATCCAAAGTGTCTAGATGAAGTGTCTTTAGGTAACTCACCTAGTTTGTAATCTGGATGCGCATAACCATTCTCATAGTGTACAACTTGATCTACTACTACTTCAGGTCTAGGTCTAACTACCTGAACCTTATCTCCAGGAACTAGTTTTTTTTCAAACTCAGGTACAGCTACAACAACTGCTACAGAATCAAAATCATAAGGGTTACGGATAGCTTCACCTGGAGTATGTGAACCAGGTCTAATGCTTTGTGCCATATCTGGTGCTAACACCAATAATCCAGTAGAACTCTCCATGTACTCCCTTACACATAACCTTACAATATACCCGTCTAAAGGTTTTAAACCAGCATATAAAGGGTCAATGTCAGTAATAGTGTCGTTGTACCACTTACGTTTCTCAGCATCTGTAGTGAAAGCTTTTACAATAGCTTCTTTTTGTGCCCAGTCATAAGCTTTACTGTCACCGTCCTTAGCTGTTACATAACTCACTGATACAGGTTTGTCTCTCTTAGAATCTACAAACTGCTCAAGTGTTTCTTCTTTCAATTTCTCTTTACCTTGATGAATGTTCATAATTCGTTTTTATTTATTCCAAATTTCTTTTCATACAGTTCTTCTAACCGTTGTGGTGTCTTAGAACCTTTACGGTTGTATTTGTATTGCTCTATATGACTACTTAATACTTTGTAGTAAGACGCTAACTGTCTAAACTTGGGAAACTCATGGTCAGCATATTGATAAGATAACCTCTTAACCATCTTATACCTAACTGCTAGCTTTAACACGTTACCCAACACAATACAAGATAACATCTCATGTGGTCTGTAAGTGTATCTTTTTACATCTCGCCACAAATCATGTACCACCTTGTTAACTACTTCAACAGGTACTCCAGTACGATCACTGACCTTTTTAACTATTTCCTCCATACCACAAAGATACTGTCATTGAAGCTACACCTTTGTTCACATTGTCTTGTAACAACTGTAGCTTGTTGTCTAACAAACCATCTTCATCCAACCAACCTTTAGCTTTTAACCTTTTGATATGACCACTCAAAGACTGAGATGAACACTTTAACTTGCTACATATAGTTTTTCTAGATGAACCTTCTAACACTCCAGGTACAGCTAACATGTGTAACACAATGTCTTCTTCAGTGTTTGTCAACCTAAAATCAGGTTCTAACAAACCACTTAACACCCTTACACACGGTCTGTAGAACAATAACTTATCAACGTAATTTTTTTCAATCTTCATACTATTTCTTGTATTCTGTCACAAAAATAGTTAACTTGCATGAATAAAACAACACATTATGATAAACGTTTCAGGAGCTGTTATTAAATCTATCAAAACTATGGCAGATAAATCTGTAGTAGTAACTATTGACTTTGGTGAACTAGTAAAACTAGGTAGCTTTGACGGATTACTTCAAATGCCACTGACAGTTGTAGTAGCCACTGAAGAAACAATGGACGAAGTAGCACAGCTAAACGAAGATTAACTTACTGCTTGTTTTATGAGATCCGCTTTCAAGGGAGGTTATAACTAGCCTCCCTTACTTTTTTTCAACTAAATACTTTATACCAATGAGCAGAGTACGTAATTACTACAAGTACAAAAGTTCAAATCCACCAGATGACATTTGGACTCACAAAGGTCTATCTCTACAGGCTAAAGGCTTGTTTACCTACATGTGGACAAAACCAGACAACTGGATATTCTATCAAGACTTTATAGCTAAAGAACTTGAAATATCAGTTGACATGGTTAGAAAGTACATACAAGAACTACTAAAAAGTGGTTGGGTTAGTAGAGAAAGACAAAGGTCAAACAAAGGTAAATACGGTAGTTTTGACTATGTACTACACATTTCACCATGTAGGGATTTAACCAACATGGATGACAACCAAGTTGGTCCAAACCGTACTTATATACATAAAACAAATACTATAAAAGAAAAAAATAAATTTTCTGAAAACAAGGATTATGAACTAAACTACAATCCTAACTTTTTGTAGCATATCCTTGCATATCTCAAAAGTTATATCTACCTTAGCTGTGTATTGTGAATGAAACGTATTTGTAGAACCTGTCACTAAACCTGGCAGGTTCTTCTTTCACAACTAACTATACCCCACTTGTTATACCCCTGTAAAACAATCCCCCCCCAGTCTAGTTCTTTGACATAGTGGAAAACTAAACAAAGTCCATCAGTGTAATCTGATTCATACAAATAGTTTGACATGGAGAACCCAGGGATGATCGAGTTATGTCTATCGTATAACTCCACGTGATATGATTTATATAAATCAGTTATCTACGTTCATATAATGTAATACACGTTTGTCAAATAAGTAACATACGTTTGAGTTTCCCCAACCCCACCCCTCCTTGTGCATGGGGTGATATTGCCCCCGTTACTAAAACTATAGCTATGATAAGTGATATGATTAAAGGGGTAGCGATACCAGCTACTCTAACTGTCAAGGGGTATGACTCCGAGACAGATTGTATAGTCTTAAACGATGGCAGCCAAAACTGGTTGCTGTCTAAAAGACACCTAGATGAGCTAGAATCTCTAGGTAAAGTAACGTACAACAGTGAAACAAAGACTTTGACTGCTAACTGGCGTAAAGCTGGTGAAAGGTCTAAATTCTTAAGAGGTGATTTACCTCAAGTTACCCAAAAGGTAACTGTAGAGGATATTGCCAAAAGACTGGGGATCTGACCCCAGTCCTTTTTTACAACACTAAACTAAAGCCACACTTAGTTTAGTTATACCTTGTTGTGTGGCAGTTTGGCTCCATAGCTCAGTTGGATAGAGCAACTGACTTCTAATCAGTAGGTCACAGGTTCAAATCCTGTTGGAGTCACAAGGTAAGGTTAGTTTTATTCATTGGAATCAGGTGTACAGTGTAACAGCTGTATGCCTGATCTTTTTAGTTATACGTCACTTTTACCAGTGATTGTGTAGCTAAATACACCAGCTATGTAAAAGTCGCTTAGAAGCCGTTTAAATGGCCTCTACAACGATTTTTATACAGGCTGAAAAGTGTCTGAAATATATGAAAAAAGATGATATTTGATTTAAGGGGTCTAGCTTGCCCTACAATCAACTTTATCTTTTGAGTAGTATATTGTGTTGAATAGCTCTAAAAGTGGGGCTACATTCAACGTGAGGGCACTTTACAATAGTTTTAATGCACCGTTCTCACTTCCCAAGGGTGAGCAGTTGTTAGATAGCATCCTATTGTTTAAATTTAAACAATAGGATCGAAGGATGAAATGTAAGACTATTTAATAACTGAGTGCAGAGGGGAACTACAGTGTATTTAGTTGTAATAGCGTATAACCAAGGTATGGGTTGTGTATATACCGCAGGTTACGTTAACAATTAGTTGAAGAGTAGCTGACACACCAGTGACACAAGCTTCAACTTATGTATTACAACTAAATGCAAAGTAAAACTAAGTGTATGATTGAGTTGCAATCTCCTTATCTGGAGTTAAATAGGGGATTTAAGAACCAGTTGCAGCTTAATCTACACTACACGGTATATCTAGTTTCAGATGAAAGGGCAGTTACACCTGAGTATTTGAGCTGATGAAACTTGCTAGACAAGTACTAGATATACTACAACGTTCCAGCCTATTGGAAGATACCATGCGAGTGGTAGAGTGTAAACTACATAGCAGTATGTAGGAATAGGATAAATTGTATACAGGTACAATGATTGTTATAGCTAATGTGGTTGATAACAACGTGTCGCAATCCTGTATAAACTGGTTAACGGTACAGTAGTTAACTGGGGTTACTTTTTAGTAACTAGGCTCGTAAAACGTAAGAGCCTTACTTTTGTAATCACTTAATTATCAAATACAACATGAGCGTGACGTACTCATGTAAATAAATCCTCTAAAATCGTTGAGGTAATAGTCTATGGCTAAAAGATATGCCAATTACACGTGTTTAAATTTTATTTACAACGGGGAGTTTCATCCAGAAGGTTACAATTTTAGTGACTTAGAAGAAGTCACAAATTTAAACTTAAACTGCCTTGAAAAGGCGTTTAGGTTTAAAGGAACACTAGGGAAACATTGTTTCATCCTTACCCCTGTTGAAGAGGGGTACAGGGTAACAGGTGTTGACACAGGGGGTAAAGAAACAGGATCTACCATAGTTACTGAACGTCATACTTTAGGGTATGACTGTGGTGAGATATGGAGAATCTTACAACCAGAGTATATTAAAAACCCTCTTAAAAAGGTTTTAGCCCAATTTAAGCTGGGTAAAAACCGTATTAACTGGGTTGAAAAAGATTTCATTTGGTTGTGGAACATGGACTACACCAGGATAGAACAACCTGGTTATGTATCATTTTCATCTGGTGAAAAACCAGAGAAGTACTGTGAATTTGGGTTTTCAACTATTCATCATATATTTGATGGTGGTATAGGACAACGATACAAGATGGGTGATTTCTATTTTATTAAGGGAACACCCAAGGATAAAGTCATACAGTTCATTACTGCTGTTATGAACTGTGACCACGAGAATAAAATATTTACAGAAAGAGCACAATGTAAAATAAACACCAAATGTGCTTTTACGCATCACTATGATCCTTCTACAGGGATACGTGAAACTTCTGAATACTAGAACTGAGACCTAAGCATGTCTATAAACTGCTACTCTAACAAAACAATACAAGTAACTACAGACAGAAGTTCTCTACAAAGGGGGTAGAGCTAAGTAAGTGGGCTGCACTTAGCTTCTGTCATACAAATAAACATATTCAAGCGTAGAGTTAAGCTTGTTATGTTGATAGAGAGATACTCTTATGTTCCGGATAGAGAACATATTAAAGTAACAGTGTAAACCTACTGTTGCGAATATTCTATGGCTATATACCAGTTTGATTCTGGTACTATCAAGACGTTGATAGCTAGAATGTATAGCTGTAGTTTCCACGTTATAAAAATGTGGTGTTTATACCTTAAAAAAAGGTTAGTCAAGTGGTAAACTGTATCTTAGCGGATCAAAGGTGACACTTGATGAAAAAGGCTTAGTGCTTGTTGAAATACAAGACCAGGGATTGTAACTTTACAGTTACAGCAGTAAGTTCGAATCTTACCTAAGCTCACTAACCCTTTGCACAGTGATTGGTTGGAGCAACTATTAGTTGAAACCAGTTCACACCATTGATAAGAGCTTGTTTATAACAATTGCTTTTTAAATTGGTATCAATCACTTGTGCAAAGATTTTTGTTTTGATTATTCACCTAAATAAATATAAAATGGAATTTATTGTAAAAACATCAACGGGGAGATTTAATCCCTTTGTTGAAGAAATAGAATATAAAAAAGTAGTTGTTGCCGATGATGGCACAGCTACTACAGAAATATTGTATTCCAACTACCACAACTACACAGATGATGTAACTGAGGTAGAAGGGATTGAGCCTGATCACCATGACATTTATGTTCGTGATGCTAATGGCATCAAGGACTATCAAGGTGAGGAATTTCTTGTTGACCTGTACTTGAAACTGTACAAGGTTAAGAGCTAATAAACAACGTAGAGTTTGCAGCTATACCTATGCCGCGACTTAATAAAGATAGGAACTTATCTACGTTATTGTTTAACTTAAAAATATTGTTTGTTATGAACATAGACACTATTAATGCGTTGATGGAGTTTATTGACGTTGTAGATTTTGCAAATAGCGCAGTAAAATGTGCTACTGTACACTATATTTCAAACTCCAGTAGAAAAGGAGAAAAAACCTGCAATTTAAAAGTAGGCTACACTCAAGAAGAATTTGAAGAGTTTAAAAGCTCTTTAGATTTTATGTATGACTCTGGCTTTGGAGGCCAAGAGATATTTGGTACTATATGGTTTGAAGATGGTACCTGGTGTACAAGAGGTAAATACGATGGTTCAGAATGGTGGGAACACCATTGCTTACCAGATATACCTGATGAACTAAAAAAATAAAAAAAACACAACAACATGAAAAATGTCTTTATTATCTGGTTTGATAACCAGGAAGAATATATTGAGAACAGAGAGGTAAAAATTGTAAAAGTATTCAGCACTAGAAAAAAAGCTGAGTCTTTTATAAAACAAGTTTGTTCTCAAGAATACAAACCTTCTATGACTTTGGAGCAATTCAAACAAATAGAAGATTCGTTTTTGTATGTAGAAAAGTACTACCGTGAGTTTTGTGAGAGGGAAAAGAAAAGGTTTTTGTCTGACAAAGACATAACCAAGTACTTTATTGAGGAGGTAGAGGTAAATTAAGACATGTTGGTCAGGTGGCGGAATTGGTTAGACGCGGTTGAAATAAACTGGGAGGAACACCGAGAGGAAGTAATGGCTCAGAATCCCATGCAGGTTCGAATCCTGTTCTGACCACTAAAACTAAGTATATGAAGGAACAAATTATTTGGATAATTGAGTATGAAGTTTACCGTTCTAGAAGAAATGGTACACTGAAAGTTGACCACTACAAAATTGGGTGGGAACCTCAAGAAGATCAAAGAGGGTATAACACAGCCATGGTAAAAGCCTGGTTTCAGCGTAATAACCCTAATACTAAGGTTATCAGTGTTCAAATCATAATGGACTGAAAAACAATAACCTGGTGTATACAAGATATACCGCTTGGTGTGGAGATGAAAATCTAAGAAGCGTCAAGTGGTGCATACAGTTACTTTACATTACTAGTTTATACCTTAACTATGTCAATGTAAATGTCGCAATGCTGTATGAACTGATTATGTAGCTACTACATAGTTGGGGGTTTGTTCTAAAGAATAAACTTAGCCTGTACAACGTAAGGGCTTTATTTTGTAACTAATTAAATCAATCATATGCAAACAACAGACCTTTTGGATAACCTTCAGATTCTTAAAGAATTTGAAGAGAAATACTGGACTACTAAGGATAATCAAAAAATCAAAATAAAAGATTTAAGTGTTTCCCATTTAGGGAACATTTACAAAAATCTTAAAAGAAAATTTGATTCCTTAGAAAACCCTGTAAATTACTATCCTTCTTTTATGGAAGGGGATATGGCTCAAACCTATGCCACATATCAATGGCAAGGTGATATGGACTACTACAAACAATTAGAAACAACTGTACAATTGTTTGAAGTATATTACAAACTAAAAAATCTTAACTAAATGAATCCAGAAAATCCAAAGCTCAAGGCATATCTAGCAATGAAGTTGGAGATATGTCAAATGACGCCTAAAGAACTTACTGAATTTAATGATGAAGTTCTTAAAAACTCCACATTTAGTGACGAGTCTAAAGTTAGGAACTTAATTGAAAAACATCTTCCAGATGAATCTTTTGTTCTTTCTTTAGTTGCTTTAACAAGTATTTTGTTAGATGTAACTAATCAAAGGCTAATTCAGTGGGCACCTTAATAATTCAAAACTACAACAACTATGACTACAGACTCAAGCTTAATAAAAGCCTTACAAGCAATAAAAGCTGATATACAACAACTAAGCGTTGAAGAACTTATTGGGTTGAATGGTGAAGTTTTAACAAATTACACATTCAATGAAGCTTCAAAGGTCAGAAAGTTGATTCAAAAGCACCTTCCAGCTGAACCTGTTACTATAGCTTCAGCTGCTGTATCAACTATATTGTTAGATGTAACAACTCAAAAGCTAATGGGTTATATTATTCAACCTGCACCTTTGGAGTGGAAACCTTAATGATTCAAAAC